CTGAGACGCAGTTAATTTACGCACGAGATATGTCTGAGACGCAGTTAATTTACGCACGAGATATGTCTGAGACGCAGTTAATTTACGCACGAGATATGTCTGAGACGCAGTTAATTTACGCACTAGACACGTTTATGATTTATGATGTATGTGAATTAAGATGTTGTGATTGGCAATTACAATGAAATTCCCAAAATGAATCGCTTATCATCTTCTATTTTCATTTTGAATTGGTTACAAAAGGAAAGAAAATCGAGAAGGGGAATATCTTGCTTTAGTGTTTCTTTCATTTTTTCTAAAAGGATATATGATTCGCACATGCATTGTTCACCCCAGTCGCAATTGTTAATAATAAATTTAGTCATATCTTCTTGAATTGAGATTGTCTTCTGTTCATTATTATTATTATTATTATTATTATTATTATTTAAAATGGATAGAGATGGAGGAAAAGCGAGAGAGCATTGTGCTTTTGGTTCTTCTTGTTGTTGTTTCATTTTCTTGTTAAAACTCATTTTTTTGTTTCTAAAATACAATTTAATTGTATTGATGTCACAGTCTTCCATTCCGCTCATAATACAAGTCCTCAACAAAAGACTTTCCTGTTCAGTAGTTGGATGGGTAACATCCGATATGCCAAGTTGGACAGAGAGTTTGGATATTTTTTTTGTACTCTGGTTTTTTTTAGATTGGATGCTTTGTCCAAGTGACTGTTGATTTGCACGACATTTCCTCAATGAGAATTGTTTCTTGATTTTTGCAACAGTACAGTCTTTGAAGCCTGCTTCGTTGCAAGTTTTCAAAATAAGTTGGATTTGTTCTTCTGTAGGATCAAGTAAATATCGAAATCCAAGAACATTTGTATAATAAGCAAACCATCTTGAATAAGTTTTAAAATTTAATACTTGTTCTTGTTTTTGACAAGATGTGTCTATGTCTTTGTCGATGCCAACGTCAACGCTCATTTTGATATAATAAATATGAACAGAATAGAGAGATAAAAATGAAATGTACCAATGGCGATGATGATGACGGTGTACCTCGGATATGAACTTGCCGCGAGACACAATATGTGGATTGAGAGTGTCAGTTTGGAATTGTGCTTGGTTATTTTTTTCTTTTTCTTTTTTTTTTTCGTTTCTCATGCTTTTCAAAGTGCGAAAATAATGGAATATAGACATTGAGACATTTTTTTTCTTGGAGCGCTCACAATTCAACCGCAAATTACCGATTTCAGAGGACCCTTCGTTTTTTTTCCCCACCCTTTTTCACCTTGTTGCCATTCATCCACAAATTCATCCGTCCACAAATCCATCCATCCATCGTCCACCCACCCACGCCCACGCCAATTTTTTTTCTTCCTTTTTCTTCTCACTTTTTCATCTATCTTTCATCCTTTCTCTCAACACACTTACACTTTTACTGTACCTTTCGACATCTTTTTTCCCCTTCATTTCATCTTGCAACGCCTCATCTTGATAACTTGATACAGACATTCTATCATGAGTGGTATCTTCGCCAATCATTTGGAGGACGACGACGGAATCGACAGCGGAGACTTTTGTTTCGCCCAGCCAGATCTCCTTCCCAGCGACGACGAGTTTCTGGACACCTTTGAGTCGTTCGTACCTCCTGTTTCTCTTTCTCTTCCTTCTAAAATGCCTCAGTCTTCCCGAGGCGTCGAAGTTCCCTGGCGCCAGACAAAGAAGCGCAAAAGAGAAGTTATCGAAATTGACGGCGATGGTGACCACGGAGACGATGACGACGGAGACGATGACGATATTGCGATAATATCAAAACCGGCACCTAAAGTCCTCAAGGTGTCCGAAAGTCACGATACCAAACTCGAACTCGAAGCTACCAAAGACGAAACCGAAGCTGTCGTGCACAAGGATCTGGGTTCTGAGTCGCGAGAGGAGATCAACGCTACTCAACTTTTCGCACTTCTTTCTGAATCGCAGCATGGAATGTTGCTGTCTTGTCCCAAGGAGAACGAGGAGATGCAGCTGCGACTTGAACTTTCGCAAGAAGAAGCGCTCGAGGAAGCGCCTTATTCGCTAAGCCTCGCGCTTTCGGATGATGAATGATGACTTGTAGTTGTATTGTACCAAGTCTTTTTTTAGTTTACAACACAAAAGTATCGACATCTTTTGCCAAATTTTTCTATATCAGTTTGAAATATTGCAATATTGGGTTGAACTTTTAAAATTTGCTACTTGCTTTTCAAATGACACAAAGGGTTAAATCTTTAAACTATTATGCAAATAAAAAATGCATATAAAATCGTCTAATTGACTTGGTGGTGCAGTTGGTTAGCACGTTGTCCTAACACGGCAAAGGTCCGGAGTTCAATTCTCCGTCGAGTTACATTTGTCTTTTTGTCTATCGCAAATGTTTTTATTTTTGATTGTTTTGATTGTTTTGGTTATTTGAAAAAGAGTTTCAACTACTATGCAATATATGTTGAGGCATATCATCCAATTGACTTGGTGGTGCAGTTGGTTAGCACGTTGTCTTTACACGGCAAAGGTCCGGAGTTCGATCCTCCGTCGAGTTACATTTGTTTTTTTTTGATCTGTCGCAAGTAAGTTTTTATTTTTGATTGTTTTGATTTGTTTAAAAAATAAAGAGTTTTAACTACTATGCAATAATATGTTGAGACATATCATCCAATTGGCTTGGTGGTGCAGTTGGTTAGCACGTTGTCTTTACACGGCAAAGGTCCGGAGTTCGATCCTCCGTCGAGTCAAAATATTTATTTTTACTTTTTACTTGTTGTCAAAACAAAATCGTCTTGGACGATAACGCTTTATCAATTTATCAATACTATCAAAAGTACGCTCAATATGCAATAAGGTATCAAAGAAAAACAAAATAAATTGAAATTTTATCCTTTGTATGTTATAGATGATCTAAAAAATTGCAATGTAACATTATTATTACTACTGACAATTGTCTTTGTCATTTTTAATCTTTTTTGAAAGGACATCGCGATGTGATACATGATCTGCAAAAATACATTTGCCTCCTTCGAGCAAATATCGCAAAAATTTTTCGACAAGAGGTATCACGCTCATATCAAAAGGTTTGTAATGACCAGAATCGTTGTTAAGTTCAACAATTTTATTTTCTTTAAAAACTATTTTACCAGCAGCATAGACTGAATCTCCAGATGCCAGCTGTGAATGTGTAATACGTTGGCCGTCGACAGGATTTCTTGCTACACGAATTATACCTCTTGTGGTTATAGCAAATATTAATTGACTACATGATTCGTCAATAAGATTTAAAACTTTTTCTGTTTTTGAAAGTGAATCAGACTGACCATAGGTCAAATCCAAAAAACAAGACGGATCTACATTCCAATTTATTTCTTCGATTACGTCATTCATAACTACCTCAATTGGCATGTGATAAAGTTTTATTTTCATTTTCCTCATGATAAGTTTGCAAGGGTCGGAGTACGTTTCGCCATATTCAACTTTGCATTTCCTAATTTTTCGGGAACCCTTGATTCTTTCAATACATTCTCTTGATACTTCAACCCATTTATCTTCGTCGATAAGACTATCATTTGCTATTTTAAATAACATTTCCGTCGTGTCTAAAGATGAAAGGATGACCGATTCTGTGGTTACATTATTATTATTATTATCCTTTGGCAAGGCATGGAAAGTCGGGGGAGAATTAGATGTAGGTGTAGATTGTTGATTGTCGTGAAAATGAGGGTCTTCATTATTATTAGGATGTTGAAACATAGATGCTGACTTGCCTCGATTTAGAGGAGGTCTTTGTAGATCATACTCCACCAAAGGATAACCACACATACAAGTTGAATGGACATTAGTTGTATAAGGATCTCCCAAGCAATTTTTACCAAGTGGTGTATAACCGTTATGATAAGGCTGAGGTAGACGAAACCAAAATATACCATGCGGACGAACAATATCCAAATGATGTGTATACAATATCATAGACATTCTTGTTTATTTTGTTTGTTTCGGTTTCTTTTGTTTGTTTGATTGATTGATTGTTCCACCAAACTTATAGACAAAATATGTTTATGAGAAATTGAAAAGAATGAATACAAATAAAAAATGGTTTTGGAATTTTCTTAACATTTTGTGTGAGTATCTCTGTGTCTATGAAGAGATTTCTATGACGCTTTCAATAGGAACAACTGTTTTAACACAAGAAATGTCCCATATTACAAGCGTCTCAACATCAAATCCATTCAAAAAACAGTTTATTGATGGTATCGTGCGTCTGTCAAATTCAAAAATGCATCCGCAATAACCGTCTTTTCTGACAAGATCCCAATTTACAGAATTGTAAGACACAACATAAGATTTTTCGAATTCTTGAAGCTTTTGCAAGGTATCAATGATATAAATTTTAGAAAGGTCAATATCTTTTGATGTGATCGCATATAAGTCACCCGGAGCGTAAAGATTGTTTCTATCGTAAGAGGGGCAATTATCTTCGCATGTCGTATCTATGTAGCTGTCAAAAATCCAGCTTCCGTGAGAAAACCATAAACATCCTGTGGGTTTTTTCATTGTGTTGAGAGTGGTGGTAATGTTGCGAAAAGGTTTTGCTTGATAATATATTTCTCGATTTTTAAAAACATCACAACTTGAAACTTTGGGCAAATGATTTATATTTGATTCGTCAGTTGAAATATTAATACTCAAGTTTGATTTTTGAATTGGAATTTGTTTATCAAATGTTTGGCACATATGAATCCAAACCCCTTGCTTTCTTAAGCTTTTCACCGTGATACAAAAGTTGCACTCGTGGCGCTCCATTTTGTTTGTCTTTCTGTTGAAACAAGTTGTAAAATAATTATTGTCGGGTTGAAGACCCGACAAGATGGTATACTATGATAGTATGAAGGGAGTGGTATGGCAGAATAAATCAAGACGTCTAATGAAATTTCGTAATTTTCGAAGGGAAAAAAAAATAAATCACTTTCAGCTTTCTTTGTTAAACACAGACACGCGCCCAAGAACAAGAAAAAAAAACGGCAATCAAGAAAGAAAGCAAAAAACTCCAAACAGTTCATTTTGCATTTGCACAAGTCAAAACAATATGCATTCTTCATTGTCTTTCTCTCTATTAGAGGGGCCTTTGCGAATGGGAGAATTTTTTCACAACAAATATATTGAAGACATTTTAGGGTATGATGGACGCCATTCACTCAAAACTAGCGATGACCAGAATAATCATTTTTTGACGAGACAAAGCAAAAACAAAACAAATATTAATATTTTTAAACTGTGGATGAGTACACCTTTTGGAAATGAAATTATGACAAATATTATACGCCCTGTTTTGGATACATTTTATCGTATGAAACCACTTGCCATTCTTCAACAAATATTTATGGATCTCAATTCTCAACATGAAAATAAACATACAATTTCTAATAATTTCCCTTGTCGCTCTTGTAAGCTTTGTGGCCATCCAGATCTGAAAGGATACGTAAAGTATATGGATAACAATAGTACTAGTCCTTTTAAAAATTTAAATGTTGGAATCTCTTGTCTGCAGAAAATACATTTTCTTGTTTACATTATTCGGCATCTGCGAAGACTCTATGAAGATCAAGACAGAGATTTGATAATCGAATACCAAGCATTTTGCAAACTTTCTTACGATACATTTATTTCTTTGCAGACTGATGATGCTGATGCTAAAGAAGAAGAAAAAGAAAAAGAAGAAAACAGTATGCAGAATTTGAATAATAATAATAATAATAATAATAATAATAATAATTCTATAGAAAAAAACGATCAAGTAAAAGTTGAAAAAGAAGACATGCTTGATAAGAACCAAGAACAAGATAAGCAACTTGATGAACAAGACCAGCTTGTTTGTCAAAAAAACTCAAAAGAGGAAACAACAGTAAAACACGTAGATGGTGTTGATTGCAATCTTTATATCAAAAACAATACTTTTTCCAGCCATCAAAATCAACAGTTGAATAATTCGCATATTTTAAATGATGATGATAAAGATGAAGATGAAGACGAAGACGAAGATCATATCACTTTAACTGATAAAATCCAAAATGAAAATCAGAATGGGGATACTACAGATACGGATACAGAGTCCGAGTCTGAATATGGAGAAAGAAACGCTACTAAAAATATTGAAAAACCAAAATTCAAACATCTATACAACTGGTTCGCCTTTTTTACTAAAAAGCTTGGACTTGAAAAAACGACACACCCGAGTGATGAAGAGATTCAATTAATTTTGAAGACTTGCATTGATGGAGGAATATCAGAGTGCAATGAAAAAATTATTCAAAAACATTTCAGTGCTCGAAGGTATCGTTTTTTGAAAAAGAATCCAAAAGGTTTTGAAGAGCGACTCATGTCTAAACAAATTTTAGGAATTGCTAAAATTATGAAGTTACAGGACATTTCAACGCCCACAAAAGAACAAGAAAAAATACTTTTAGATGCGTGTCAACTGAATGGATTAAAAGATTGCACAGATGAAACAATAAGCAAATTCTTTTATAGCAGAAGGCAAATGTTTTGCCAAAAAAGAAAAAGAAAAAGAAAACTGCAAGAAGTAACAGATATTTCTCAACAAGTCCAAGTCGAAGAAACCAAAAAAATCAAAACGGAATCTTTGATTAAAGATGATATGACAGAATTTACAATCAATAAATGCAAGTGGGGTAAAGAAGAATCATGCGAATTGTATTCTTTAAAGAAAAGAATGCAAGAAGAATTGAATCGTGACATATACCTTCCTGAATTCTTTTCTTTTTGTAGCCAATTTGAAACCAAGATGAATAATAGTAAAAAATACATTTTGGGATTTTCGCTTGAAAACAACAACATCCACACAACATCCACATAGCATTCAATCATTCATTAAAGCAGGATAAAACTTCATTAACTTTATTTTTGATTCGTATTCAAGATTTTGTGAGACTCTTTATTCTTGTCGGTGAGGACAAGGATTAAACTCATTTAAAACTCATAAAATGCAAAGTTGATAGTATTAGAAATAATATAATAATATTATTTCAAGAAAAAAACTAATTGATTTTGTAGAATATTATTTTTTTTGTGCATATTTCCTTGCTAGATACTACATATAAAAAAAGCACACAAAACTATCAATCACCACTGCAACATAATAATTTTTTCCCCCAAATTTACGACATCCTTTTTGATAACTTGAACAAATAATAATAATCATGTCTTCTGTTTCCCAGACACATTCTGATTTTTTAAATGAATTTACCTCTATACCCAGCCATATAACAAGCGATTTTAGTCATTTAGAAAAGGCTTTCTTTTATGAAATAACTTCATCTGAATGGACATCATGGCTTGATAAACAAGAAGGTCGGAAAAAACTTTCCAAACTAGTTTCTTTTGCAAACAAGACTCATAATCAATATATATTTTCAAGGATGGAATATATCAAATATTGTATTTTAGAACTGTCAAAACGAGATTTTTCAAGATTGACGGATACTTTTTGGGCATCTGTTTCAAAACATGCTAAACAAACTGTTCAAAGCGTAATGACGTTGCCCTATCCTGTTTGTATACCGAGACAAGAAGAAGAAGAAGATGAGGATAAATCTTATAATAAGTATTATCTTGAAATTTTAGATGTATGCATACCGTCAAGTCACAAAGAGATTTCTGTTGTGCTCAGGGATACTCTTCATATATTACAAATCCTTGGAAATAAAATCACGCGTTCCGGGCAGATACTCTACTTTCTTGACATAGTAATCGAATTTATAATATATGAAATGCTTATAAATAATCGAGTTGCAATCAATTCAGCTACAGAATTTGATGTAAGAAACATTTTCTTTATATTGATAGATCCTGAATATCACGGTTTTATATTCAAACTAGATGACTTTTTAGATTTTATGGTTGATCATTCAAGACAATCATTGAATACTGATTTTGAACGAGATACCGAATATATTTATTTAGGTATATTGGCAAAAAATTGCGCGGCTTACCTTGAAGCAAAAAAGAATATCAAATATTTTCCAGGGTTAGTCCAACTACGGGATGAAAATGAATTCTTCCGTCAAATTGTCAAACGCATTTTTATATATCCCTTCAAAAACTATGATGCAACTGAAATGAATAACATTTTAGAATCAAATACTCGTTTTATGGATAAACTTTTAGAATGTGCTGAAGTTTTTTCTGTAGACGATGCTATATACATGTGGAAGAGAATAAATTCAGAAACGGATATCGCAACATTAGGAATATTCAAAGATTCTACAACAGGCGGGAAACTGGCAAGACTTCTTTACAAGGTAATAGGAACTCCTTGTTTAGATATAATTCAATCAGACAGGTATGTCCACAGTTTATCTGTTACTGATAAAGAAATTCTGGCTATTTGGACGCATGCTTGCAGTTTATTCCAACATCAACCTACAATTGAATCTTTTGCAACCGAACAAGAAAGTAAAGAAATACCTGACATTGAAAGAAGAAAATGGCTCCGAAATCGTCTTCATCAAATTTTCTTACAATCTCCAAAATCCAAAAATGATGTCATATTTTATAGAGGATTGCCAATTAAATGTGGCGATGTGGAAAAAGTATCAACAGAACCAATGGCGGTTTCATTTAATAAGCGAGTAGCAGCTGATTTTGCAATGCCAACTACTAAAAGTGTAGGATGTTTGTTGGATATTTTTGTTCCTAAAAATTCTCATTATCTTGCAATTGATAGAGTAAGTGTTTATGATGGGGATGAAAATGAAATTTTATTAATGCCAAATAGCAAATTAATAAGATTGCCAAAAAGAAAATCGCATGGTGATGATGATGATGACGAGGAGAAAGATGAATATGACAAAGACGAAGACGAAGATCAATATTACCTAGACAAGGAAGAAGCTTTAGTTAAACTTGTCATTGATGAAGAAGCAAATAAAAAAATTGCACCCCTTCCTCAACCAGCTTTTGTACCTAAACAAATGACTGATGAAGAATTTGGATTTTTGTTACTCAAGACAGGACTCGTCAGGTCTAACTGGGGTGATCATGCAACAACAACGGATTATATTAATATGATAGATGACATTTTAAGTTATGCTGATCATTCATCGCTTGAAAGTATCACAGACATACTGTTTAAGTCAATAAGAATTTGGGAAATCCTTTATTGCGGGTTTGGTGACGTACATCTGGCTATTGAAGAGTTTTGGAGAAAGGCAAGCTATATATATTCAAGTAGTCCAAATTTGAATAAATTATTTGCTTTGAAAGACCAATGTGATATTGCAATGTCTTCTAAAACATCTATTTTAAGTGACAATAAATCTTCACTTGTTTTTGATAGATTACAAGATTTTGTTCGACCATTTGTGCAAGAGCAAGAATCTACCTCGTCTGTTAGTGGATCTCGCAATAGCAAATCAAAGGAAATGAAAGTGTCTAAAAAGAAACCTTTATCAAGAGGATAAAAAAGATAAAAAAAATTGCAGTACTTTATATATAATTTTTGTTTGTTCGTTTTGTTATATAGAAAAAACCATAAATTTAGTGTTCAACACTTGATATTCATACTCATTTATACTAGTTTTTTGAAAGTCGTCATGTCGTCCATTCAATTTTTAAATGATTTTTGTTCAACTTTAAGTGAAAATATTCAAACGGATGATTTCGGTTTGAGACAACAAAAAGACTTGGACTCTTTACAAGCATCAGATTGGATTAATTGGCTTGAAAATCAAGACGGTCGACAAAAACTTAAAATTTTGATAGATTCCGCAAATCAGTCTAATAACAGACATATCATTGCTAGAATGGTGAAAATTGCACAACATGTAATAAGCATATCAAATGAACAGTCGACATTGACAGATCCACTCTGGGAGTCCATTAAACCCAAAATTAAACAGGAATTAAGTCCTTTCATGACTTTACCGTATCCTTATGTTACATTTATGAATCATGACGCAAATAATAATGATAAAGAAACTTGGACTTTGGAGTTTATATATGCTTATATGTCTGAGCATGAAAATATCAATGCGTTATTTAAAGACTTAGTAAAACTTATTGATTGCGCGGACTACATTTTAAGAAAAGTTACTTTTAAAATAGAACAATCTGTACAAATGACTAAATTTGTTTCTTTTGTATTGCAATCCATACTCACAACCAATTTCGCTGTATTTTCATCCAAAAGAAAACGCATCTTTAGCAAAGCATGTACATCTTTATTTTTTATTTTATTCAATCCTACTTATTATGGTAAAATTGAAGGGTTGAAAACGTTTATTTATTACATGACAGATATTACAAATAATAAGATTATTGATTTGGATTCGTTTACAACTGACAAGGATGAATTATTAATACAATTAAACACATTTGCAAAGAGTGCAAACGCATATCTTAATATTGCATCATTTCAAAAGGAAAATCTATTACCAGAAAGACGTCAAGCAAAATCAACAACACCAAAAAATATAAAATTATTGTCATCACATTCACGTTATCAAATTGAAATTCCAAATGAAGAAAAATGGTGGGATTTTGTTTTACAATTTTCAATCATTGAGATTTTTCGTCATAAAGACAATACAACATTGGAATTTGTCAATCAAATATTGAGAGAACAAGAATTTTTTAAGGACAAATTATTAGAATGTGCACAAAATAATAAAAAATCGCTTGAGCATTCTATAAGAATATGGGATGATAAAGCCGTTGAAGAAAAACGAGAAGAGGAAGAAAACGGAGAAGATATTGATTTCAAAGAGTATTACATTTCCAAAAATTTAAATGATTTTGATCATGTTGCTCAAATTCTGTATGAAAATATTGGTGTGCCGTGTTTGGATATTTTGAAATCAGACGAATATGTTAATTCCTTACCAGACACAGATAAAGAAATAATAGCAATTTGGTCTTCTTCGTCATCTTTTTTTAGAAATACTATTTCGGGACCTTCCATATCATTTTGGGAAGAAATTGGTTCGATAAAAAATAAAAAGTGGTTTTTTCAAAGATTACGTCAAATACTTTTACAAGCACCCAAAACCAGTGCAGATCTCGTGTTTTATAAAAATTCTAAACTTGCAAACCATGAAAGAAACGCCATGGAGGTCGCTTTATATGAAATACCTCCGCATCTGCAACAATTTCAACAAAAAATTTTGGTTCCTAAGAATTCCAATATATTAGTTACTACTTCGGTTCTTCAAAGTAATGTAAACAAGGTTTTATTAATGCCAACGAGTGAATTGGTAAAAATGAAGATTGTAGAAAATGGGAAAAAAAGACCAGCAGAGGTTGGACATAACTATAATAGCATGTACATGTTACAACAACCACAAAAATTAGATGAACAGTTTGAAATAACATCTGAACTGCCTTTTGTTTATAAAAGCATGTCAGTTGATGAATTTTGTCAAATATTTGAAATAACCGGAAGACTAGAATTCCTCCTCCACCTACAACTTCATCCAGTCTCTATCATGGATAACTTGCTTGATAAAAACAATCTTGTTAGCATGTTGAAGCTTTCATATGATTTAATAAGGTCAATACGAATATGGCAAATTTTAAACTGTGGATTTGGAGATTTGCAACTAGCTATCAATGATTTTTTCAAGGTGGCTTTCTACCATTATTCTAAAAGTCCAAGGATTGAATCTTTGACAACACTAAAACAACTTTTTGATGATATTATTTCCAAGAAAACAGACAACAAGTATTGGTTTTCCTTTCACGAGGCAAAGTATTCATATACATACACCCCTTTACGTAATTTTATTAAGAGATTTGGTTCAGAATTGCAAACAAAAAGGAGATTGGTTTTTTCGTCATCCTCTTCTTCATACTCGTTTAATCAGAGGAAATATAAAAATGAAGATGATATGAACCGCTTGTTTTCAGAATTAGACATGGCAAATTCAGCCATGATATAAATTGCATTAGATTAGATTGTTCCGTAGTCAATAATAATAATAAATATTATAAACAGCATACTATAAAAAAATTTCATAATCCAAAACTTATATAGATAAAAAATCCTACGTTCCGTTGATTTTATACAAATCTTTTGCTTATAATAATAATAATAATAATGGCATCATCATTATTACAGTCTAAAACTCATGTTGAATTTTTAAATGATTTGTGCAATAAAGAGGAACCTATAAATACAAATTTTAGTGAGTTGGAGCAAAACTTTTTGTCTGAAATGACTGCAGCTGATTGGCTTTCTTGGCTTGATACACAAAATGGCCGAGAAAAATTGACAAAATTCGTAAATAATAAAAATGGAAAAACTAAGTGTATTATATCACGAATTAAAGATATTGAATATTACGTTTTACAATTATCAATAAATGATTTTTCAAGACTAACAGATCCAGAATGGACCCATATTTCTAAACATGATAAAACTATTGTACAAAGTGTCTTAACTTTACCTTATCCTCATTTAACAAAAAAATGGAAAGAAGAGGAAGAAGAAGAAGAATTAATATTACAATTTTTAAATGTCAATCTTCCAACTGGAAATTACTCTTTATCAAATTCTATACAAGTAGCGACAAATATACTGGAAAAAATTGGTCTTGATATGTATAATTCAAATCAAATGACAAAATTTTTAAATGTATTCATACAAGCAATTAATAATTTGATTTTACATCAAGACGAAAATAAAAATAAAATCATTTTGACAAAGCTCAATACAGACTTGATAAGCTTATTTGTTCTTTTATTTCATCCTGTCCATCAAAACAAGATTCAAGACGTAAGAATTTTTATAAAATTTGTGGTTAATTTCGGGCTAAGTGGTATGTTCACCAATTATAATGACAATATATTTTATAGCGATTTAAAAATATTTGCCAAGAGTGCTGAAAAATATTTTGAATACACAAATCAAACAGAAAAAGAAAACCAAGATAGTATTGTAAAAACAAATCAGACATGGTGGAACTTTGTATGTAACGAAGTCTTCATTGAATATTTCAAATATGTTTCTCAGCCTGATTACCGTGTTTCAATGTTAAATGATATATTGCAAACCAATCCGTCGTTTATGAGTCAAATGTTGACATGTACATCAAGTATCAGAAAAAAACCAGGAAAATCCATGATAATGTGGAAAAGATTAGCCCCTAAAATAGCTCAATATGATCTTTTCAAAAATTCAGAAATTGGGGGACATATTGCAACTCTTTTATATCACACAATTGGTATTCCGTGTTTAGATATATTAGAATCAGACAAATATGTCAATTCATTGTCTGAAGATGATAAAGAATTATTGACTCTTTGGACACATGCGTGCAATTTATTTCAACATCACCCAACATCTACAGAAACTATTGCTACTAAAAAAGAAAGTGATGAAATTACAGATTTAGATAGAAAATCGTATCTTCGTAATAGATTACATCAAATATTCATGCAAGCTCCTAAAACAAATATAGATTTAGTATTTTACAGAGGATTAAAAACAAAATGTACTACTTTAAAAAGACAATCAAACAATCCAATGGCAGTTTCTTTTGATAAAAGAATTGCAAATGGGTTTGCAGAGCATGGTCGCGGCTGTCTATTAAAAATTATAGTACCAAAATATTCAAATATACTGGCTATTGATCGAGCGAGTATTTATGGCGGAGATGAAAGTGAAATTTTATTAATGCCAAATAGCTCTTTAGTGGATATTCCAATAAACGAAGACGAAGAAGAAGAAAGGAATGTGTCTGAATTTTATAAAGAATCTAATGCCATTGTGAAATTTGAAATAGATGAAAATGAAACTAGTCAAATTATTCCTTTATCAAAACCATCCTTTGTACATAAACAAATGACGCCTAAAGAATTTGGTTATATATTGATCAAATCTGGCCTTGTTAGTAAAACTTCAGATGTAACCGATTTATCACAAATGTTGGACGAAATTACAAACTATGATCCCAGTGGATATAAAACGATGTGTGATTCATTGTTTGAATCTATTAGAACTGCACAAATTTTATACTGTGGATTTGGAGATGTTGATTTAGTTATTGCAGAGTTTTGGACACAAGCGTTCTATGCATATCTTAAAAGTCCAAATTTTCTTAAATTAAGACTACTTAAAAATTATTGTGATGTAGCGTGGACTCCGCGAAAAACACTTATGGATAGTCATAATAAAATATCTGTTGTATTGGATGCGTTACAAGACTTTGTCAAGTCATTTGCACTTGAATAAAATTGATAGTTGTTGTAATAATAATAATAATTAGAATTAGAATTATATCTTGTCTTGTTAATGATTTTATATAAAAAAAGTACAAATTCTTTGGCACAAAAACTCATTTTTTATTAGAAATCTGTTTGTTGTATTAATGATGACGTCAGTTCAAAACAACCTCCACTTGTTGAATGAATTGTGTGAAAGTGACCAGACCATTACTTCTGTATTTGATGATTCAAATATACAATTTATGAACAATATAACATCCACAGAATGGATTTCTTGGCTTAATAATTATGATGGTCGAAATAAACTTGCCAAATTTGTTAAAAAAAATAAAAATAAAAATGAATATCTTCCTTCATGGATTAATTACATTAAAAACTATATAATTCATTTATCAGTCAGTGATGGCTCAAGGTTAACCGACGAGATTTGGTCTTCTGTAAAAGATTATGACAAAAAGATTGTATTAGGTGTGATGACACTCCCATATCCAGATTTAAATGATAAACATATATTGAGATTTCATAATGTCAAAATCCAACACGACAATAATACTTTCAGATGCCTGAATGTTGCATTGAAGCTTTTGAGATCATTTGGATTCGACGTATACAAATCTGAACAAATGACGAGATATTTAAATTTAATTCTCCAATTTATTAATAATATGATATTGAACAAAGAGATAACCAAATTTAAATTTTTGAAACATTATTTAAACAAATTATTTTTCATATTGTTTCATCCCAAACATCATCATAATAACAAGATAACAGGATTGGATATTTTTATAAATTATATGGTTTCTGATGGAAAATGTGATTTGTTTGTTAATGATGATGCTATCTACATTGAAGAATTCTATTATAAGGATTTAAAAATATTTGGTAACAGTGCCGATCATTATTTAGAAGAAGCACGCGCAAACATAAATGATAAAAAGAATCATAACCATTTTATTAAATTAAATAAACATATAGAAGAGGATTGGTGGAAATTTGTATGTAATACATTAATCTTTTGTAAAAATTTCAAGTATCATGATCAAGCTGATGGTCATGTTTCTAAAATAAACAATATTTCAAAAGAAAATCCTCTTTTCATGAATAAAATGATAGAATGTGCGAAATTGTTAAGAAAAATGCCATCCGAAGCTATAGTTATATTAAAAAATGAAGTATCGGAGTTTGTAAAATATAAAATATTTAAGGATTCGAAAGAAGGTGGATGTATTGCTGCCCTTATTTATGAAGCTATTGGGGTTCCATGTCTAGATATTCTGGCATCAGATTCTTACGTCAACTCATTATCCGACGATGATAAAGAAATATTAACTTTATGGACTCATGCATGTAATTTGTTACAACATCGACCACAACACAGTGAAGAAATAGAAGATTTGACAAGAAAACCATTTCTTCGTAGTAGATTATATCAAATATTCATTCAAGCTCAAAAAACAAAAAACTCTATTGTTTTATACAGAGGTTTATCTAAAGCATGTACTCGATTAGAAAGAATTTCCAAAAATCCAATTGCTGTATCATTTGATTCTAAAGTGGCGATCGGATTTACAAATGAGGGCAAAGGTTGTTTATTAAAAATTGAAGTACCACCCAATTCAAACATTTTAGCCATCGACAGAGTTAGTATATACAATGGAGAAGAAAGTGAAATTTTATTAATGCCAAATAATGAATTAATTGATATTGATACACAAGGCGACGATATAGAAAATATAGACACAGAGATGGCAAAAAATGAAGATGAATCTGAAAATGAAAATGAAATTCAAAAAGAAAAAGAAACCATTTCAGTCAAATTTCGAGTGAAGGATGACATTAATAATGCAATAGTTCCCGTTTTGAAACCTTCTTTCATCCACAGAGCAATGACACAGGATGAATTGGACGTCATTTTAATAAAATCAGAGCTTTCCTTAGACCCCATCACAATTTTATTTAATATTGAACATGACAGCTTTTCTTATAAAACAAAAGCCCAATCTCTCTTTGAATCGATAAGAACTTACCAACTTATTTATTGTGGATTTGGTGATGTAAAACTGGCAATTGCAGAATTTTGGAAACTATTAAAAATTTTGTATCGCAATAGTCCCAATTTTTCGATATTGGAAAGATTTCAAACATATTGCGATACCGCTTGGCTATCTAGAAAATCGCTGGTGACTCAGAATGAAATAGCAATCACGTTAGATGCAATACAGGATTTTGTGAGGCCATTTGTTGTAGTATAAATATAGAATTGTGTCGAATAAAAAAAATGTCTTTGTTTTTGAATACAAATATGCATTTTATAGTAAAGAATACTAGCAATACATCCACCATCTTTTGAATCCTTGCTCGTTTGCTTGTTGATATAATACAATAAATAACAACAACAAAAATGTCAAAATAAAAATAAAATGTATTGTATATAAGAAAATAACATTGTCATGTTCTAATCATCTATCAAACAAGTTTCTCCCTCGGCCGTCAATACATTGGCAGAAGGTAGAACCCAAATGTCTGTTCCGCTTGCCATTTTGTAGTGACCATATTTGAGCTTTATCTGGATTCTTTTTTGAATTGTGACGGTTCGATTAAGATCAATACCCGGAAGCTTTTTCTGTTTGAGATCATCGTATATCTTTTGACAAATTGCCAAATAATCTGAAGATTGTTTTTTAGATATAAAAACTTCACCAATTTCTCTGATAGTATAGTCATGAAGAGAGTTATCAATAGTAATAGATTTTTCCAATTCTTCAAGGCGGCTGCTAACATTATTAAAAGCCTCTTGTGCTTTATTAAATTCCACTTCAGCCTTTTGCAATGCGTCTTTATGTTTGTTTTCGTTAGATGCAAGCTCGACTCTATGTTCGAAGTCAGCACATTTAAATGAAAAAGGATTTCCGGTAAAAAGAACTCCGGATCCGTCATGCAATAGCTCGGTTGCTACATATGGAGTGTCATCAAATATAATAGTATCTCCAATGTCTTCTTTGGTCCGGCAATTCATGATAATACACAATTGACCTTTCATGTCGTCACATTTCTGTGAGTTTGCAACAGACAAAGATGGTTGAACTTGGATTAGAGAATTTGAAACAATATTTTTTATTCCATACTCTTTATTGATAATGTCCAAAACATTTTTAGATAACTTGGCAGGAGGTGGCTCGTTGGACACTTTGACTGTGTCGTAATTAGTCTCGGAAAGATAATCCAATAGACCACTTGTTCTAATTGTGAGATTCTTGGAACTATTGTAATTGTGCCATATATGACCGAAAGAAATACATATTGTACCTAGTGGAATCGAATAAAATCCACCCACGTGTTGAAGCAATGTTGTCATACTAAATTTGGAATTTTGAAACTTTAAAGTTTTGACATCCGATTGAAAATTGAAATGGATAGTGAGAGACATTGTGTCAGAGGTCAGAGGAAAGAAATGCGTGTTCTATTTATTCTGTTCACCTTTTGTTTTTTATTTGTTATACGTGTTGCTATTTGTCAATTTGCTTTATTTGTTTTGAAGAGACGATATCAAGTTCTTGATGAAATTGTGAAAAGGAGCAAAAAAAAGAAAATCTTACTCATACCCACAAAAAAATTCTGAAATTTCAAATTTATTTATTGACTTAGACATCTTAGAATCTTAGATTGAGGACCATCCTATTATTGTCATATGTTAAAACATACAAACAATTAATAAAGTTGTTCAAAAACAACGGGGAAAGCGCGATCAAAGGATAGGGGCGCTTTGCGTAAATTGGAGGAAAGGCAAAAAGTGTGCTCGTTCACGTGCACGATTTCTGCGCGGACAAATTAACTGGACGGGACGAAAAGAAATGTGAAAATGAATTCTTTTCGGAGGAGAGAGAAATCGTAGGTATTTGCTTAGAGAAGCGTCGCAAATGCATCGGACGATCTCCCGAAATCCACAGGCCAATAAATACCCATCCAATGTTTCGAGCCGCACTGAAGTCCCGATTCCAAAACCGTCCACAGTGGGTACACTGTTTGAGGCCATGTATGGGAGCTGAGAGCGGATCGAATTTGCGACGAGAGGGTCCGGGATCACCTGGATCTGGAGGATCATTTTTATTAATATTATGACGTTTATTTTCGAGGTGTGTGCGACAAATGCGCTTTTTACGCATAGCAGTAGGTTCGACGGTACGACGAAAGGATGACATGGAGCATGTTGGATGGTTTACGTGATGAGCCTTAATAGACATCTTAAACGATCGAAAAATAAGATTGCTAGTAGAACGTAAAGAATACGAATGACTTGGTATAGAAGAGGTTGAAGATGATTTAGTATACATTTTTGAATGTCGATTTCCAATTCCAGATAGATTGCAACCTGAACACATTTGAGTTGTAAAATACTCACCCACTAACACAATTCGTCGTACTTTTGCTAATTCTTTAATAATACGACCAATGGGTGTCGCTTGGGTGCCTTTCATAGAGGTAGCAAAAGTAGCATCACCCAATACAATTATAGTATCTTTCTTTTCGCTTTCAGGCGCCAATTTTTCGATAATGTTGGCTATTAGACGCTGTTTTTTCTGCATCGATCGAAAACGATCACGCGCTGCATTTCGACTTCCATAAAAGGCAAACATATCATCCCAACATGAACTCACATAAAGCAGATGTTTAAGGCATTCAGTTGGATCACTTGTTTTCGGTGAATGTTTTGATAGATGGTCCATATGTGATGCAACTTTTTGACCGAGGGCTTCATACTTCATACGATTTTCTGTCCGACGTCTTTTATGCTGTTGTCCCTGTTCACGATAAAATGTCTTCTTTGTAAGATTGAATCCCTTTTCCCAATCTTGTCTCATGTGATTCCAATTAGCTGTACAGATAACATTTGTATGTCCAGGATCGATAGCCTTAATATGTTTGAATGGAAGGTCAGAAATACTTAAAGGTCTCTCTTTTTGTTGTGCATGTTCTCGACTTGCAAGTATAGAGGAAGTCTGAAAAATTCCGTAATCATGATCTTCCAAACGATCTGTTTTTTTCCAATATCGGGTCTCCTCGGACGAAAGAATTGGAATCTTCTTTTTCAATGTTCGACCATCAGTTTTTCCATTGACAGTTTTTTTAGGAGTGTTTATCTTCTCTTTTGGTTTAGCTTCGTATATAGCTTGATTTTTTGAGTTTGATGGACAAGATATCTTTACAATCTTTTGCCATGCCAAATGTAATTGGACTCCGTCAGTAGTAAAAGTAGGAGCGAGTGTGATATTTCTTTTTCCTTTTGCCGAAAGATGAATTTCTTTTGCTTTAAAAATCTCACTCGTCGATTCGATAACTATTTTATTTCCCTTATTTTGAGCGCTTGATTGCTTCGTATATATTTGGTGTTTGAGAAGCATGTTCAACGCCCTCGTATCGAAACGTATGAACCGCCGACTCCACTTACAAATGGGCGCAAGAGCAAACTGTTTTGCATCCTGTGTATCTTGTGTGGTGAGTGGGTTTTTTGTTGAATTGTGTGCGGCATTGATAGAGACAAGTTCCTGAAGGATTGAATGGTGGAGGCGAACAACTTGCAGAAGTTGATCATGTGGTTTAAGGATAGATAGACACTCGATCAAACGTTTCTCCTGTATTTTGGACTCCGAATCGCTGAATATTAAGCGTCCATCCCCATTTACCGATGTGAGTACATTTAATCCTCCTGTGTCATTATCGTCGATATCCATTTCAATATTTTCAAAATCAGACTCCATGTTGATGTCGCCCACTGTTTCAAATTCGGAGGAATCTTCTTGGTCAATTAGTGTCTTTGGAAAGTTATTTTCCAGCCATACGCGCACATCTTTCTTTGAAAGATGATACTTGGCCAACAGAAGCCATCCAAAATGTGCACGTAGACCGGATGATTGATACTGTACAAATGCAGTTTGATACGTAATAGATTCATATTTGATACATTGATCGATTTGTAGGCATGAAGGTAACAGATTGGCCAAAACCGGATGTTTTAAAATACTATGTACAAGAGAAATATTATTGGATTTAATAATGATTGCTCCAGATAACGATTTGCTTTTTTTGATGTTTACAACATTCTCTCTGTCTACATCATCGTCATCATCATCCCATAGTCGTTTTTTTCCTGCCTTCTTTTTATCCTGTTTGGTACATTCTTGGGATTGAACTTCCTCCCATAGTTGTTTTTCATCTAAAGGATCCAGATCCGTCACTTTACCACCTTCGGGCGAGACGAGGAGAGCGTGTAACCATACACATCGTACAAATTGTAGCGTGGGTTCAAACGTGATGATAGTATCATGTGTGACAGCCTTGAATATGTGTTCAAAAAATTCCTTTTGAAATATTTTATCAGATGGGGGCATCGGTAAAGCAAGCATATTCTTATCTGTCGAGAATATACGTGAGATGTAAAAGTTCAAAAATCTTGATGTTAATATGCTGATATGACTCATGCGTGTGACCACTTCATCTAATACTTTTAACCATGGTTCCTTGATAACTCTAGCAATGCCCATCGGTATGATTTGTAGTTTTTTAAAGTCAACGTCCACTCGCTTAGTGATTATGTTATCATTATCATCATTATCTAGCTTCTTTTTATTTATGGAACGAGCCTTCTTTCTGGGAGTCTCGTCCTCATCATCTGTATCTTCCATTCGATTAAAGATATGAATGAGATTTATAATTGATTGTGTTGTGAGAAACGAATCGACCAGAGGAAAGAAGCAAGTGTAAATTGAAATTTCACTGCGCGATTTTGAAATTTTTACAAGAGTCTGAGAATGTGAACTCATCTTTCCCAACTGAAAATCGAGCGAATAATACCCTTAATAGTATATAAAATATATTAGAAACTATTGAAAATATACACTTTAAACATTTAAATTCAATCTACAATGCTACAGATGCACAGGCCCTGTTATTTGCAATCGATCATTTTTTCCCTTTGTTTGTTTCTTTTTTATATGTTTAATAGTTTGATTACAATTTGATCACCTATTAGGACCTCTGCGTCCGCGTGAAGCGAAATGTGAATTTTGACAGCTTGATTTTGTGAAATAATATCAAATACAATTTTTTCTTTTCAAAAAAAGAAAAAGCAAAAAAATTGTAAATGTTCCCCGTACGGGGTTCGAACCCGTGTCAACGCCTTGAAAGGGCGCTATACTAACCAACTATACTAACAAGGAATTACATGTTAGGAAACATAATAAAATTCAATCTTATGATTAAATCATAAAATATAAATAAAATCATGCTTCACATGTCACTCAATCATTTAATTTATTACATATCATTCAATCAACTATACTTAAATATTTAAAAGAAAAGAAAACAAGGAACGCAAATTATGAATTACATAAACATCCAAATGATTATGTATTAGAATTATTATAATTACTCAATCGCAAACGGTTTGACAAATTCTTGTAATGCGTCCAAAAATGTTGCCGCTTTATTATGCATTAACAACGATTTTCGTGTAGACCAAGCAGCGTCGCAATACCGGTGCAAATCTCGTAATAAAAGTATTTTGTAACTTTTTGCATAAATGTCAAATGCTAATTTCCAAAACTCTTTTATGGCTAAATTAACGTCTCCAAATCCACAATACAAAATTTGATGTGTCCTAATGGCTTTAAATAAAGCGTCGCTTATTGTGTTATATTTACGATTTCCATTAACCAACTCATCCAACATTTTTATATGATCCATTGCATCTGTTGTACTGAAAATAAGGCCTGATTTCAGCAATATGTATCCAAATTCTTCCAAACTTGGCTTTCTATGAATAAATGATGGTTTAGGTAAACCAACAAATTTACTTTTTTTATTCCCGTTGACGCTATATTTTACTTGAAGTTGTTGGAATCCTGTACTTGTAAAATTACTTGAATCGTCAATCAAATCACTCTCTGGCATAAGCAAAATTTCACTTTCATCTCCGTCAAATATACTGACCCTATCTATGGCTAAAATATTCGATTTTTTAGGTATTGTAATATATAATATGCATCCGTTATTTTCACCATGTTCATCAGTCGCAAATCCTTTCGCGACACTGTAATCAAAAGACACAGCCATGGGATTGATAGACATTTTGTTTACACGATTGCAATTTATGTTTAAACCTCTGTACAAAACATGCTCTTCGTCTGTTTCTGGAGCTTGAATAAAAATTTGATATAATCGATTACGAAGCCATTCCTTTCTTGTCGAGTCTGGTATATTTTTACTTTCTTTCTGTGTAGCAATAGATTCAACAGAAGGAGTTTTTTGTTGAAACAAGTTACAAGCATGTGTCCATAGAGTTAATAATTCCTTATCATCATCAGATAATGAATTAACGTACATATCAGAAACAAGGATATCCAAACAAGGAATACCTATAACTTGATAAAGCAAAATGGCGAGCAAACCTCCGGTTTCTGAATGTTTAAATATATGATGTTTTGTTAATTCTTTGGCCAAGCCCAAACGTTTCCACGTAGACATACAACGTGCGCTACCCCATGCGATTTCTGGTGCACACTTTAACATTTTGTTCATAAATAATGGATTTTCTTTTAATATATTGTTTAATACATCTACATATTTGGAAATATCATTGCTTAGATCAAAGTAATTGATAAAAACGTCATTACATATCGAACCCCACCATGCATTCTCTTCTTCTTGTCTTGATTTTATTATTTTCTTTTTCAAGTAACCTTCGGCACTGTTGACGAAAATTTTTAAATCTTTGTAGTATTCGTCATCGTCATAAGTAATAAAAATATCATTTGATACCTTAGATGTCATATAATCAATAAAAGTTTCAGTGTAAAGTCTATCTCGATGATCAGGATGAAACAATATAAAATACAATTTTCTTAATCTTTTGTGGTGCAAAGGAACAAGAGTTTTCTCCAAATCTATGTCATCTAAAATCAAATTGTTTATGTATTCAATAATTAACTTGATATATTTCAGCATCTGCGGTGATTCGTACACATCCAATCCAAGTGTCGATAATACAAATGTTGCTGTTTCAATGAACGATGATAAAGACTTTTGTATAGCTTCCAAATTAATATCTTTAAATTGCAATTGTTTATTATAATTGTTTATTTCTGGAAATGGCATCGTCATTACTCTTTGCGCCACTTGTTTGATATTTTTTGGAATAGATGACCATTGCACATCGGTCAGCCTTGAATAATCATGTGATGATATTTCAATCACACAAACTTTGATATAATGTATGGGATATGAAGAGTTTTTATTTCTAGCATGTTTTACAAATTTTGAAAATTTATTTCTTCCATCTTGTTTGTCAAGCCAGGACATCCAGTCAGCTGCAGTCATCTTGCCCAAAAAATCTTTTTCTAAATAATCGAACTCTGTTTGGTCTGGATAGTCATCAAGTTCACATAATTGATTTAAAAAATCAGAATGTGTTCCGGAAATAGACAATTTCATATCGTACAAGTATTTATTAAAGAACAGTGTTGTTGTTTGTATCGAAATAGAAATAAATGTTGAATTTTTTAGAATATGACTGTGACAAAAAATATCGTGGCATTTGACATTTGGCAGCAAAATCGAAAGGCATAGTCACATACAGAAAAAAGAAATAAAAATTGAATACCCTAAAAACTCAGAGTTGTGTTATAATTTTAATTACAGTAGAACATCATGCTTCTTTGTGTGTGCTGTCTGTCTGCACGTGACGCTGCGAAAAAGAAATTAAGGAAAAGCATAATTTGATGTTTTTCAAAAAAAAAAAGAAGAGAAAAAATTGTAAATGTTCCCCGTACGGGGTTCGAACCCGTGTCAACGCCTTGAAAGGGCGCTATACTAACCAACTATACTAACAAGGAATTACATGTTAGGAAACATAAGTAAAATTCAATATGATTGTATGATTGATAAGAATAACAAATATAATATAATATATTATATCATATTATATCATTTCATATCATATCAATTCAACATAAACAAAATCTGGTCCCACACTAGAACAAATAGTAAATAGTATACATAATTTCTGTCAGTAAATAATGTTAACGAAAATATTTATTAACATTACAATTCAACTAAAAATGGCCTTACAAACTGTTGCAATACGTCTAAAAATTTTGATGCCTTGTTGTGTCTCAACAAGGATTTTTGTGTAGACCAAGCAGCTTCGCAATATGTACGCAATTGTTGTAGTAAATGGATCTTGTTATTGTTCGCATAAACATCAAACGCTAATTTCCAAAACTCCTCTATAGCTAACTTGACGTCTCCAAATCCACAATACAAAATTTGATATGTCCTAATGGCTTTAAATAACGCATCGCTTATTCTTTTATAGTCCCGGTGCGAATAATCAGCCAGTTCATCAAGTATTTTTATTGAAGCCATTTTATCCATTGTGTTGTAAATTAAATTGGTTTTTAAAATCAAATATCCAAATTCTTCCAATCTCATTTTCCTTTGGGTAAATAATGGTTTAGGCAAACCAACAAATTTATTTTTTTCATCCACAACAACACTATAAGTTGCATGAAGTTCATTGAACTCGTCACTGTATTTAGTCCGTTTTTTGATGTCAATTAAATTACTATTCGGCATTAGCAAAATTTCACTTTCATCTCCAGCATATATGCTAACCCTATCTATGGCTAAAATATTTGAATATTTGGGTACTGTAATATGCAACATACATCCTGGTTCACTTTCTTCCTCGTTCCCAATTTGAGTGAATTCGTTTGCAACATTGTAATCAAAAGAAACGGCAACAGGATTAATAGACTCTGATATTAAATTACTGCAATGTGTGGCTATACCTCTGTAAAAAATATGTTCAGATTTAGTTTTTGGAGATTCGATAAAAATTTGATGCAATCGATTGCGAAGCCATTCCTTTCTCGTGCCATCTGGAATGTTTTTACTTTCTTTTTCTGTAACAATAGACTCGACCGTTGGGATTGGTTGTTGAAACAAATTACATGCATGTGTCCAAAGAGTTAATAACTCCTTATCATCGTCAGATAAACTGTTAACATACACATCTGACGCAAGAATATCCAAACAAGGAACACCTATGACTTGAAAAATTAGCGTAGCCATATGACCTCCAATTTCAGAGTCCTTGAAGATGTTATAATTTATTAATTCATTTGCCAATTTTTTCCACGTAACCATAGAAGATGCAGTTTCTCGTCTAATTATTGACGTAGATTTCAACATCTTATCCATAAACAATGGATTATCTCTCAAAAGACTGTTTAATAAACTGACATACTTTGAAGCATCATGACTTGAACTAAAATAATTTATAAAAACGTTGTCACACACTACATTCCACAACAAATCTTCTTGTTTTATTGTCTTTCGTGGTTTCTTTTTCAAATAACTTTCGGCGCTATTGACGAAAATTTTAAAATCTTCATAATAGATATAATCGTTATACGTATTAGGAATGCGATGCCATGCATCAGATGTCATATAATCAATAAAAGTTTCAACTTTAAAGTTATTCCAATGATCTGGATGAATCAGTATAAAATACAATCGTCTTAATACTTCGTTGTGCAAAGGAACAAGTGTTTTTTCCAAATCTATGTCATCTAAAATCAAATTGGTTATGAATTCAAGAATTAAATTAATATATTGCAACATCTGTGGTGATTCGTGCACGCCAAATCCGAGTGTTGACAACAAAAGCGTTGCTGTTTCGATGTGCGACGATAAAGATGTTCGTATAACTTCCAAATTAATATCTTTAAATTCCAATTCTTTATTATCGTGTACTTCTGGAAATGGCATCGTCATTACTAATTGCACAACTTTTTTATTTTTTTTTGGAATTGAAGACCACTGTGCATCAGTCAACCTTGAATAATCATTCGATGATAATTCAATCACACAAACTTTGATGTAATGTATGGGGTATGAAGAATTTTTATTTCTAGCATGTTTTACAAATTTTGAAAGTTTATTTCTCCCATCTTGTTTGTCTAGCCAGGACATCCAATCAGCTGCAGTCATCTTGCTCAAAAAATCTTTTTCTAAATAACCGAAGTCTGGATCATCTGGGTAATCGTCAAGTTCGCACAATTGGTTTAAAAAATCAGAATGTGTACCTGAAATAGACAATGGCATATTGTACAAGTATAACTGTATAAGTTAGTTTTTGATTGAACAAAAATCTATATGTATCTTTGTTTTTTCAAAGTACTGTCCATAATTAAACTGGATTTCCCTATAATAATGTCAAAGAGAAAAGAAAAAAAAGGATATAAACCAATCTACACATATTGTACAACATACAACGTTCTGTTCACTGTTCAATAATTAATTAATCAACCAAAGTCAAAACTAATAGAAAGGGTCATGTGCTCCAAGTATATAAATTTGACGGGTTGTTAAGAAAAAAGAAATAAAAAATCTCAACCCACTTGTTTCAAACTCCACAAAATAAAATAAATAATAATAAATTCCATTTTGCAAGCAAAACAAAAATGGAAAGGCAAACTTTTACTGGTGCTGAGTTTTTAAACGCATTGTGCGAAAGGACAGACTTTACTTATAATCAAAAATTGAGCGATAATGACAACCAAAATATGTCTACATTGACAGCAGCCGATTGGTTATCTTGGCTTGATAAGCAAGACGGTCGAAGTAAACTTGCTAATTTTGTAAGAAAAACAAGCAATACACAGATAATAAGTGAAATTGGCGATCACATAATAAAATTATCCTCCAATGACTTTTCTAGACTTACAGATCCATTGTGGTCTTCCATTTCCAAGGAGGATAAAAGAATAGTGCAAAGCGTCTTAACATTACCACGCCCTATCAATCACGGCAAAAATAAATTAACGTTTTCGGAAATTCATATTCCGACCACGTACCAGGATTTGGGGCAATCTATAGACGCTGCAATCAATATATTAAAAGCAGTTCAGTTTGATATGTTTTCATCGCCACAGATGTTGACATTTTTGGACTTGATAATTAAAGCAATAAACAAAAATATTTTGAAAAAAGATATGATAAGTTATCAAATTACTTTGAATATATTGAGATCGAAATTGTTGGTTTTATTTTTTATTCTTTTACATCCCGAGTATCATGATAAGATTAAAGGATTGAGTGTGTTTATAAATTTTATGATCTCAGTTAACCCAAAAGATGAGTTTGATCTGTACAGAAATAATCGTTTTTACGAAAACTTGAAAACCCTTGCAAACAGTGCTGATATCTATTTCAAGCAAAAACTCAATAAAGATGAAAATATTATCCAAATACAAAATGAAGCAGAAGAGCAAGAATGGTGGAATAAAATCTGTAGTTATGGGTTTACTGACGAGTTTCAAAATACACGCTATAATACGAATATGTTGAACGCCATTTTAAAGGATAATCCATTTTTTATGGATGAAATGACAATATGTGCACAAAATATTAGTTTAACATCCGCAGAAGCTTTAATTCTGTGGCAAAAAATATCTGATAAATTTGTAGAAAGAGGTATTTGTAAGGATTCAAAAGAAACCGGACATATTGCTACTCTTTTTTATCAATTAATTGGAGTCCCATGTTTAGATATATTAGAATCAGATAAATATGTCAATGAATTATCAGACGATGATAAAGAATTATTAACTTTATGGACTCATGCATGTAATTTACTTCAAAAGAAAACTCCAACAGCTGAATCTATTGCTACAAAAGCAGAAATGGATGAAGTTCCAGATATCACAAGAAAAGGTTGGCTTCGCTATAGATTACATCAAATATTTTTACAATCACCAAAGACAAAAAGCGATTTTGTATTATATAGAGGACTTGATTTAAGTTGTAATCGTGTCAATAGATTTTCACACAATCCGATAGCCGCTTCTTACGACAAAAAGGTAGCAGAGGGCTTTGCATACGATCCTGATGAAAATGGTTGTATATTAAGAATAACAGTCCCAAAACAATCTAACATTTTGGCTATAGATAGGGTTAGTATTTATAAAGGAGAAGAGAAGGAAATTTTATTAATGCCCAATAGCAATTTAATTGATTCGTCTGAAAAAATAACGGAAGAAATAACGGGGGCAAAGCCAATATCAGTAAAATTAACATTAAACAAGGAAGCAAATAATCAAATTCAACCTTTATCTAAACCACACTTTGTACACAGAGAGATGTCTTTGGATGAATACTCTAATATATTAATTACATCAAAAACGTTCCCTGTTTTTGTACCAACAAATATGACCCAACTTGAAATGTTGGATAAACTCACAGTATATTTTCAACTCGAAGATCCTTCATTTTTGCAAAATAAATATGATATCTCAAGCGATTTATTATTCAAAGCAATCAGGACATGGGCTCTTTTGTACTGTGGATTTGGAGATGTCCAGTTGGCTATTTCAGAGTTTTGGAAAGTGTCGTTTTCAATTTATATAGATAGTCCTAAAATCGACATTTTGAATAGAATAAAATTATTTTGCGATTGTGCGTGGGCTTCTAAAAAGTCACTTGTAACACACAACAAAGCAGCAGCATCCTTTGATATATTTCAAGAATTTGTAAGGCCATTTATCTTGTAGTAACATTATTCTTTAGAATTATTATTATTAATATATTTTTCATTATAGAAAAAATTAGCAATCATTTGAAAAGAAAACAGGTTATAGTTGTTTGAAAATAAAAAAAAATAACTCTTTGAATGGAATTGTCTCAAATTACACATTCTGATTTTTTAAATCAATTTTGTCAAGGAAACGAATCAAGATATCCACATTTTAATGACCAAGAAAAAATATTTTTAAGTCAAATAACAGCAGCGGAATGGATTTCTTGGCTAAATAAACAGAATGGACGTAATAAGCTTGTTAATCTTGTGAATAATAATACTAAAAAAAAATTCTTTGCAGCACGCTCTCATCAAATAAGTTATATCAAAACATATATTTTACAACTGTCTGTTAATGACTATTCAAGATTGACCGATTCTCTTTGGTCTTCAATTCCGATGGATGATAAAAAAATAGTACAAAGTGTTTTGACATTGCCATATCCTTTTATAAATGATGACAATTTGCAGCTTGAGTTTTCAGATATTAATATTCCAATTTGGTATAAAGAGTTACAACCGGCTATTAATACAGCAGTTCATATATTATTAATTTTAGAATTTGATGTACACAAGTCTTTACAAATAATGCGTTTTATAGAGTTAGTTATTAAAGCAATTAATGATCAAATTTTAAATGAGCGTGGGGATGTTATTCTTTTTGAACTTTATGATAAAATGGACACTCTTTTTGCTATTTTATTGCATCCAGACCACCACGACAAAATTAAAGGATTAAATATATTTTTGAAGTACATGACGGACGCGTTCAAAAAATATATGTTTTTCACTGATGAACAATATCGTTTTACTTCAATAAGAATATTTGTAAATAGTTCCGAGTCTTATTTAAAAGAATTGAGTACTAAAAATCAGATACATCGCAAAGGCTTTATTAAAATACACGATAAAGAAGAAGAAGAAGAAGAAATATGGTGGGGTAAAATATGTGAAGATATTTTTATTTCACCGCTTAAATATAATTACGCAGCTTCAATTTTGAACAAAATTTTAGTCGAGAATCCAATATTTATGGATAAAATGATGCAATGTACAAAAAAAATTAGATGGAATTACAATGAATCCATGTCTTTATGGGTAATTGCGTCAAATAAATTAACAGAACAAGATATTTTTGACGGTTCGTTTAAAGCAGGATTAGTAGCTAAATTATTATATGAAGTAATTGGAATTCCATGTTTAGATGCATTATCATCAGATTCTTATGTAAATTCACTTTCTGATGACGATAAAGAATTATTAACTTTATGGACTCATGCATGTAGTTTGTTTCAGAATAAGCGAAAGAAACAAGAACAGGAAGAACAAGAAAATGATGACAAAGAAACAGAAAATGATGAAATACAAGACTTGAGTAAAATACCATGGCTTCGTAATCGTTTACATTACATTTTTATGCAAGCTCCTAAAACAAAAGCACCTCTGTTTCTTTTTAGAGGAATTAACGTCAAATGTAACCGTTTAATAAAAAAGTCAAGTAACCCACTAGCTGTCACATTTGACAAAAATATTGCACGAGGGTTTTCAAGTGAAGGTCGAGGTTGTTTTTTAAAAGTAACAGTTCCAGAAAATACTAATATATTAGCTATTGATAGAGTCAGTGTTTATGAACAAGGAGAAGGAGAAATTTTACTTATGCCAAATAGTACACTTTACATTCAAGGTGATAGTAACAGTAATACCAATGAAGATGAAAATGAAATTGTTGTAATTTATAAAACAGAATCGAATGAAAAGAGTAACATAGTTCCCCTTCCAAAACCATCTTTTCAACATAGAGAAATGACTTGGAAAGAGTTTGAAACTTTATTGATTAAAAGCAATATTTTATATAATACACAACAACCATTAGACATCTCATCCATTTTGATACAACTTTACACAGTTGATTCAAGAGATTACATTCAGGTGAGCGATTTATTGTTTAATTCAATTCGAACCTGGCAAATCATATATTGTGGTTTCGGAGATATTAAATTAGCTATAAGTGAGTTTTGGAAGTTGTATCTACAAACAGACGTTTGTTTACTTCCTCTAAGTAATGAAACTCGATATTCCTTACAACAATTAAAAATTTATTGCGATATTGCTTGGACTTCTCGAAAATCACTAGCAAGACAAAGCAAAATAGCTATGACTCTTGATACTTTACAAAAATTCGTCAGACCATTTGTACAAAAATCAACATAGTATATAATATAATATATATAATGCAGATTGTGTAAAGTATAAAATATAATTCTATACCTTTTTTTATAAGAAAAAAGTTTGACAAACAAAACAAAGCAAGTGCAATTTGAAGTTTTTTAAACTAGTAAAAGTATAAAATGGAATCTGTTAACCCTGCTGACATTTTAAATGCACTTTGCGAAAGAGTAGATGTCACTGATAAACAAGGATTGGATGATCATGACTACGAAGTTATATCTTCGATGACAGCAGCCGATTGGTTATCCTGGCTTGATAAACAAGATGGTCGAAACAAGCTTATTAACTTTTTAAAAAGAACAAACAATAAACATATTATCTTTCAAATGGAATATCATATTCTAGCATTATCCTCAAATGATTTTTCTAGACTTACAGATCCACTTTGGTCTTCTGTGACCAAGGAGGATAAAAGAACAGTGCAAAGCATTTTAACATTACCATATCCTGTTGTCCATGGTAAAAATAATTTAACGTTTTCGGAAATTCATATCCCGATTATATTATATGAGTTGATGAAATCAGTAGAAACAGCAATCAATATATTAAAAGAAATTAGATTTGATATTTTTACATCTCCACAGATGTTGACATTTTTTGATTCAACTATTCAAGGAATAAATATAAATATTTTGAAAAAACATATACCGATTCATTCAAGTGATTTGCACAGACTGCGTGATAAATTGACGACTTTACTTTTTATTGTTTTACATCCAGAGTATCATGGTAAGATTAAAGGATTAGATGTATTTATAAATTATATGATATCTGTCGGAACAAAAGACCACTTTAATACATGTTTAGATGATCAATATTACATAAACTTAAAGATACTTGGAAATAGCGCGGATAACTATTTAAAGAAAAAACTCTATAAAGATGCAAATTTTATTAAAATACAAAATAAAGCAGAAGAGAGAGAATGGTGGAATCAAATTTGTAAGGGTGTTTTTATCGACTCTATTAAATATGATTATAGTAATATAATTTTATTAAACACTATTTTAAAGGATAATTCATTTTTTTTGTTTAAAATGACAACACGTGCGCAAAATATTAGTTTAACATCCTCGGAGGCTTTGATGATGTGGAAACAAATGTCTGTTAAGTTTGCAGAAAGGCGTATTTGTAAGGATTCAAACGAAACCGGATACATCGCTATCCTTTTTTATCAAATAATTGGCGTCCCATGTCTAGATATATTAGCATCAGACAGATATGTCAATGAATTATCAGACGATGATAAGGAACTATTAACCTTATGGACTCATGCATGTAATTTACTTCAAAAGAAAACTCCAACAGCCGAATCTATTGCTACAAAATCAGAAATGGAAGAACTTCCAGATATCACAAGAAAAAGTTGGCTTCGTAATAGATTACATCAAATATTTTTACAGTCTCCGAAAACAAAGCAAGATATAGTATTGTATAGAGGAATTAATGTCCATTGTGATAAAGTGAACAAATTTTCACATAATCCTGTCGCCGTTTCTTATGATAAAAAAGTAGCACAGGAATTCGCTGGTGATGGTTGTGTATTAGAAATAACAATTCCAAAACAGTCTAATATCTTAGCTATAGACAGAGTAAGTATTTATGAAGGAGACGAAAGTGAAGTTTTACTTATGCCAAATGGCAATTTAACAATTACATCTGAAGAAAATCAAAAGCCTGAAAAAGGAAAATCAATTTCGGTAATATCAAAGGTAAATGAAGATGCAAATAAAAATGTCATTCCTTTGTCTAAACCATCTTTTGTGCATAAAGAAATGACATTAGATGAATATAAATACATTTTAATTAAATCGGGAGTTGTTTCTAATTATACAGTTTATACGACTCATGTCGAAATTTTGGATGTACTTACAGGATATATGCGATATGACTATTCAAAAATAAGCGATTTTCTATTCAAAGCTATACGAACATGGGTACTTATTTATTGTGGATTTGGAGATGTCCAATTGGCTATTTCAGAGTTTTGGAAAGTATCGTTTTCGATTTATAAAGACAGTTCAAAAATGGACACTTTGAATGAATTAAAATTATTTTGTGATTTTGCATGGGCTACTAAAAAGTCACTTGTAACACACAATAAAGCAGCAACTTCCCTTGATACATTGCAGGAATTTGTAAAGCCATTTCTTTTGTAAAAATTAAACATCCATACATTACATTACATAAAAAAAAAGTATACTTTTATCTGACCAACTTGATAATATATATTGTTTGTGTGGGAAAAAAATGAACTTGTCTCAAATTACTCACTCTGAATTTTTGAATAAATTTTGTGAAAATGGAGGAAATAGAAAACCATTGATGACTGATACAGAAAAACTATTTTTAAGTCAAATAACAGCAGCGGAATGGATTTCTTGGCTTGAACAACAAGATGGTCGCAAGAAACTTTCTGATTTGGTCAATGATACTAGACCGGAATATATGGAAGCGCTTGCAAAACAAATTGGATATATTAAAGACTGTATTTTGAACCTATCAACGAATGATTATTCGAGACTGACTGATTCTCTTTGGTCTTCAATTCCGATGGATGATAAAAAAGTCGTACAAAGTGTTCTTACATTACCATATCCTTTTATAAATGATGACAACTTACAACTTGAGTTTTTAGATATTAATATTCCAGTAACTTATGACGAAATACAATCGACTATCCATACAGCGGTTCATATATTATTTTTTTTAGGATTTAATGTTCACAAGTCTCCACAAATCATGCGTTTTATTGAGTCGGTGGTCACAGCAATTAAAGATAGAATTAGAATTTTATATGAACATGAAGATATTATTCTTTTTGAAGTGTATGATAACTTAAACATGCTCTTTTTTATTTTATTTCATCCGGATCATCATGACAAGATAAAAGATTTAGATGTATTCATAAAGTACATGACCGATCCGTCCAAAAAATCTATGTTTTTCATGAATGAAGAAGAAGAAGACCCGTTATATCATTATACTTATATAAAAATATTTATAAATAGTTCCGAATCTTATTTAAAAGAATTGAGCAACAAGACACATAGTGAAGGCTTTATTAAAATACACAAAGATGATGACGAAGAAGAAGAAGAAGAAACGTGGTGGGGTAAAATATGTGAAGATATTTTGATTTCGCCATTCAAACATGTCTTTTACGAAGCGACCATTTTGAATGAAATTTTAGTTGAGAATCCAATATTTATGGATAAAATGTTGCAATGTACAAAAAAAATTAGATGGGGTTATAACGAATCCATGTCTTTGTTGAAAACAACGGCAAATAAATTAACCGATCAAGATATTTTTGATGGTTCGCCCAAAGCAGGATTAGTAGCTAAATTATTATATGAAGTAATTGGAATTTCATGTTTAGATGCATTATCATCAGACTCTTATGTAAATTCTTTATCTGACGATGATAAAGAATTATTAACTTTATGGACTCATGCATGTAGTTTGTTTCAGAATAAACGAAAAAGGTTGCAAGACAAACAAAAACAAGAAAATGATGAAATAAAAGATTTAACTAAAATACCGTGGCTTCGTAATCGTTTACATCATATATTTATGCAATCTCCCAAAACAAAAACAGCTCTATTGTTTTATAGAGGCATCAGTGTAAAGTGCAGTCATTTAAAAGCAAAAACAACCAATCCAATAGCTGTAACATTTGATAAAGATGTTGCAAAAGGATTTGCGGGCGACGATCAAGGTTGTTTTTTGAGAATTATAGTTCCAGAGAGTTCCAATATATTGGCCATTGATAGAGTAAGTATTTATGAAGGAGATGAGAGTGAAATTCTGCTTATGTCCAACAGTACGCTACGCAAAGTTCAATCATTTGACAATAATCAAGAAAATGAAGTTTTTGTAGAGTTTGAAACAGATACAGATGCCAATAGTAAAATTGTTCCTCTTCCTAAACCATCTTTTCACCATAAAGAAATGTCTTGGGAAGAATTTGGAATTTTGTTACTGAAAAGCAATCTTTTTCGTAATACAAACAATTCTTTGGATGTTCTTATAATGTTGAATGAACTTTACACGTACGATTCAAAAGAGTATGAGTTTGTAAGTGATTCCTTGTTTAACTCCATTCGAACGTGGCAAATTATACATTGTGGGTTTGGAGATGTTAAATTAGCTATAGGCGAGTTTTGGAGATTATATCTTCGACTAGATTTATTTGAATCAAGTTCTCTGCCTTTAAACGATCAAAGTCGACATTCGTTACAACAATTAAAAAAATATTGTGATATTGCTTGGACGTCTCGAAAATCACTAGCAAGACAAAACAAGATTGAAACTATTCTTGATACATTACAAAAATTCGTTCGACCTTTTGTACAGGAAAATCAAAACATGGAAATGTAAAAAACATTGCAAGCCCATTGTGCTTTGTGTTGTTCTGTAATAAAGAATGAAATGACATGCAGAATCTAGACTGGTACTAATATTTATATATAAAACTGTTGTAATTTATGTTTTGTTGATCATATTATAAAAGCAAAATCATTTCTTTTAGTAGTTTTTTGTTTTGTCTGTTACGCTGCAACTTTTTTTTTTACTTGCACAATATAAAAAATACACATAATGACACATTCTGATTTTTTAAACAAGTTATGTAATACCACTTCTAACTTTGATGACTCAGAAATGACATATTTGTTCAAAATATCATCGGTAGATTGGCTTTCTTGGCTTGATGAACAAAATGGACGAAAAAAACTTGTTGATTTTGTGAACAAAACAAAACGTCATTATAATTATGTTGTATCAAAAATTGGATATTTAAAAGATGTTATATTGAATCTGTCTGCTAGAGATTCATCAAGATTTACTGATCCTCTTTGGTCTTCCATTTCCCAATATGACAAAAATTTAATATCATCAATAATGACATTACCGTATCCCGATTTAAACATAAATTTCGAACTTATATTTAAAGATGTCAAGCTTCCAACTGATTTTCATGCTTTAACAAAAGCTATAGATACATCTCTACGAATTTTAATACCTGTCGGATTTTCCATACATGAATTTCCACAATTATTAAAATATTTTACTTTAGTTGTACAAGCAATCAATTATAATATTGCAAACATGAAGAAAGACAAAATAAATCATATTTTAATTGCACGACAGGATATGTTGGACAGGTTATTTTTTATATTCATACATCCATATTATCATAAATATATTGAAAGTGTGGATATCTTTATAAACTACATGGTGCGTCAGGGACCAATTGACACATTCAAAAATTATGATAGTCCATTGTATAGTGTAGATTTACAAATATTTGCAAATAGTGTCGAAGCGTACTTGGTAGAAGAAAAGCAAAAAGGAAATGATTACAACAATTTAATCAAGATCGAAATGACCAAGTTGTGGTGGAAAAATGTATGTAAAAATATATTTATTAATCATTTCAAGCATGATACATATGAAACAGTTTTGTTGAATCAAATTTTAAAAAACAATCCATTTTTCATGGATAAAATGCTTGAATGTGCACAACTCATTAGACGATCTCCTACAATTACTATGTTAACATGGAAAAAATTAGCAATTAAGCTACCAGAGCGCAAAATTTTTAAGAATTCAGAAGATGGAGGATTTCTTGCACAATTGTTATACCAAGTAATCGGTGTTCCATGTTTAGATATTCTTACATCAGATTCGTATGTTAATTCGTTATCTGATGACGATAAAGAATTATTAACGTTATGGACACATGCATGTAATTTATTTCAACAAAAATCTCGAGATGTTACACATCATCAACAACAACAACAAGAACAAGAACAACAAAACAGTAAACAAACAGAATTAGAAATAAAAGATTTGACAAGAAAACCTTGGCTTCAAAATCGTTTGCATCAAATATTTATGCAATGTCCAAAAACAAAAGAAAGCATGATGTTGTATAGAGGCCTTCTCAATGAATGTAACGTCTTCAATAAATTTTCAAAAAACCCAATAGCAGTTTCTTTTGACAAAAAAGTTGCAACTAGTTTTGCAAATAAAGGTCAAGGTTGTATATTATATATTATGCTGCCAAAAAATTCAAACATTTTATTCATTGATAGGGTAAGTATATATATGGGAGAGGAAAGTGAAATTTTGCTCATGTCAAATAGTACATTAACAGACGCGGATGATGAGAATAAGACAGCAATGACACCATCATTACAATCAAATGAGAAATTCGTAGAGTTCAATGTTGATGAAATTCACAACAAAACAATTGTTCCTATTCCCAAACCGTCTTTTCTGCATAGAGATATGACACTAGAGGAATTGGGAATTTTGTTAATTAAATCAAAACTTATAAACAATATTTCAAGTGCTATGGATTGTAATTCTATGTTAGAACAGCTTGCAGATTATGACCCCTTAGATTATAATCAGGTTAGTGAATTTTTGTTTAATGCGATAAGAACATTTCAAATTGTACATTGTGGATTTGGTGATGTGCAATTGGCTATTGCCGATTTTTGGAGATTATCTTTTGCAATATTTTCACAAAATCAAAAATTGCCAAACTTGATAAATTTACGCGAATATTGCAATTTAGCATGGGTTACAAGAAAGTCATTGTTAATTCAAAATAAAGTAGCAACAGCTTTAGATGCATTGCAAGACTTTGTTAGACCTTTTGTCACCGAAACCGATCAAAATGAGATGCTATAAAAAAAACTATTATTATTATTATTATTATTATTATTATTATTATGATGACAGGATAATTGAAACGCAAGATCTCAATGTCTCAATGCACTAAACAATGTCTGAAGGTTCAATAAAATTAATTGTAGGATCAAACAAAGAGCGAGCAATGCTAAGAAACGGGGCATCTAAATAAAAGTTGGTTTTTGAATCTATACTATAAAATGTCAAATTATGTTTGCGGGGAAATTGAATATCTTCTACGTTAACTTGTCTATTAATCGTTATACAAACGATCAATAAAGTTGTCCGAAAACAACTGGGAAAGCGCGATCAAAAAATAGGGTGCGCTTTGCGTAAATGGGAGGGGAGATTCAAAAAGTGTGCTTACTCACATACACGATTCTTTTGCGGACAAAATAACTGGACGGGACGAAAAGAAATGTGAAAATGAATTATTTTCGGAAGAAAGAGGAATCGTAGATATTTTCTTATAGAAACGTCTTAAATGCATCGGTCGATCTCCCGAAATCCACAGACTAATAAACACCCATCCAATGTTTCGAGCCGCATTGAAGTCCCGATTCCAAAACCGTCTACAGTGGGTGCACTGTTTGAGGCCATGTATCGAAGCTGAAAGTGGATCGAATTTGCGACACGAAGGCCCTGTGTCCCCTGGGTCTGGAGGGTCATTTTTATTATTATAAGGTGAGATTGCACGTTTATTTTCGCAACGAATGCGCTTTTCACGCATAGAAATAGGTTCGACGGTTCGACGAAAGGATGACATGGAGCATGTGGGGTGATTTGCACGATGAGCCTTGGTAGATAATTTGGATGATCGAAGAATAAGGTTGCTGGTAGATCGTAACGAATACGAATGACTTGGCTTATAATCGGATGACGATTTATCATACATTTTTGAATGTCGATTTCCAATTCCAGATAAATTACATCCAGAACACATTTGAGTTGTAAAATACTCGCCCACCAACACAATGCGCCGAACTTTTGCCAACTCTTTGATGATACGACCGATAGGCGTCGCTTGAGAACCTTTCATAGAGGTAGCAAAAGTAGAATCACCCAATACAATTATAGTATCTTTCTTTTCACTTTCAGGCGCCAATTTCTCAATTATATTAGCCATCAAACGTTGTTTCTTTTGTGTCGATCTAAAACGATCACGTGCTGAATTTCGACTACCGTAAAAGGCAAACATATCATCCAAGCATGAACTCACATACAGTAGATGTTGAAGGCATTCACTTGGATCACTTGTCTTTGGTGAATGTTTCGATAAATGGTCCATGTGCGAAGCCACTTTTTGACCAAGGGATTCAAATTTCATACGATTTTCTGTCCGGCGTCTTTTATGTTGTTGTCCCTGTTCGCGATAAAATGTTTTCTTAGTAAGATTGAATCCCTTTTCCCAATCTTGTTTCAAATGATTCCAATTAGATGTACAGATAACATTTGTATGTCCTGGATCGATAGCCTTAATATGTTTGAATGGAAGATCAGAAATACTAAAAGGTCTACCTTCCTTTTGAGCATGTTCTCGACTTGCAAGAATAGAGGATGATTGAAAAATACCATAATCATGATCTTCCAAACGATCTGTCTTTTTCCAATATTGGGGCCCCTCGGGTGGAAGAATTGGGATCTTCTTTTTCAATGTTCGTCCATCAGTTTTTCCACTGGAAGTTTTTTTAGCAGTATTTAACTTCTCTTTTTGCTTGGCTTCGTATAGAGCTTGATTTTTCGGGTTTGATGGACAAGATATCTTTACAATCTTTTGCCATGCCAAATGTAATTGGACTCCGTCAGTGGTAAAAGTAGGAGCTAGCGTAATATTTTTCTTTCCTTTTGCCGAAAGGAGAATTTCTTTTGATTTAAAAATCTCGCTCGTCGATTCGATAACCATTTTACTTTCCTTACTCTGAGCACCAGATTGCGTGTAAAATTGGTGTTTGAGTAACCGGTTCAACGCCTTTTTATCGAAACGTATGAATCGTCGACCCCATTTACAAATAGGTGCAATAGCAAACTGTTTCACATCCTGTGGTACGAGTGGGTTTCTTGTCAAATTATATGATGAATGATTTTTGGAGTTGACAGAGACAAGTTCTTGAAGGATTGAATGGTGGAGACGAACAACTTGCAAAAGTCGATTCTGTGGTTTAATGATCAATAGACACTCGATTAAACGACTCTCTTGTAATTTGGACTCAAAATCACTAAATACTGAGCGTCCGTCTCCATTTACTGATATAGATGCATTCAATCCATCTGTATCATCTATATCCATTTCAACATTTTCAAAATCAGACTCCATATTGACATCGTTCGCTATCCCACATTCGATATCTTCTTGAACCATTAGCTTTTTTGGAAAGTGATTTTCTAGCCATATGCGCACTTCTTTCTTTGAGAGTCGATACTTGGCCAACAGAAGCCAACCAAAATGTGCACGTAGGCCTGTTGATTGATATTGTACAAATGCAGTTAGGTATGTGATAGACTCATATTTTATACATGGGTCTATTTGTAGACATGACGGTAACAGATTGATCAGGACCGGGTGTTTCAAAATACTGTGTACAACAGAGACAGTCTTGGATTTACTAATGACAGTTCCGGATAACGATTTGCTTTTTTTGATGTTTACAACATTTTCACAATCACAATCATCATCATCCCATAGTCGTTTTTTGCCTGCCTTATTTTTAATTTTTTTATCTTGTTTGATGCGTTCTTGGGATTGAATTTCTTCCCATAGTTGTTTTTCGTCTAAAGGGTCCAGATCAGTCACTTTACCTCCTTCAGGCGAGACAAGGAGAGTGTGTAACCATACACATCGTACAAATTGTAGCGATGGTTCAAAAGTGATGATAGTATCACATGTGACAGCCTTGAATATGTGCTCGAAGAATTCCTTTTGAAATATTTTATCAGATGGGGGCATCGGTAAAGTAAGTCTATTCTTATCTGTCGAGAATACGCGTGAGATGTAAAAGTTCAAAAATCTTGATGTTAATATGCTGATATGACTCATACGTTTGACTACTTCATCTAATACACCTAACCATGGTTTCTTGATAACTCGAGCAATGCCCATCGGTATGATTTGCAGTTTCTTATAGTCAACGTCCACTCGTTCAGTGATGATGTTATCGTTATCAACACCTTCCCGTTTTTCTTTCTTGATAAAATGAGCCTTCATATTGGGCTTCTCGTCTTCGTCATCTGTATCTTCCATGAGATTAAAGATATGAGCGAGATTATAGTCGATTGTGTGTTGTGATGTTGTGAGAATGTATTAACCAGGAAAGAAGCAAGCGTAAAAATTGAAATTTCACTGCGCACTTCAGAAATTTTTATCACAATGTGCGATAATAAGCCCATTGAGCGAAAAATCCGTTGATACTTAGATCACAGGGCCTGTTATTTGTACAACTCAACTTTTATTCCTCAAATAAAGTATAATCCAACAAACAAAAAAGCTCCAGTGCATAACATCACAACAACAACATCAACAACAACATCATAAATCATAATCCCATGACTGTCACCATCTATTTCAAGTTTAATAAAATTTGCAAAATTCTCTTGTTTGAGAATACCCAAATCTCTATGGTAGAATTGTTGGAAAATGTATCAAAATGTTATGACATCCCATACCACGAGATAGGTATCTCTTTTGGCGAAATATCTTATAACCACAATACCGTCCAAAATCTCACAATTGCATCAAGCGGTCTGCTTAATTATCTTTTGAGGACAATACACGTTTTCAGAGAAGAGCCCACTGTTTTCACAGAACCCTCTATATCAAGAGAACCCACTATCCAACTCAAAAATATAATAGAGAACATCGTCCACAAAAAATATGACAAGGAAAATATTCTTTTAAATTCCTTGATTTTGATTGATAAAGAAGCAAAATCCAAAGATTACAAGCCACCATGCGTCATTTTGGATTATATTTCAAAACAAAATATAGGAGATTCCATCCTACTGGGTCCAAATGAATATATATCTTTTGTTGCAACCGAACAACTTCCCGATGGAAACGGGGTTCTTTTTACAAGCCAGTCATTTTCATTCAAATGTGCAGACAGTATCCACAAAGCTGAACTCAAAACTGAGAAAGCACTTTATGCCAAAAATGTGGAAAATGCCGAGGCAGAGTTGTGCCGGAAACGGGACGAGCTTGATGCTGCCGACAGGCACCTTGAAGAGCTAGAGAGTTTGATTGAGGAAAATAATAACGACTACAGTGAATCCCTTCACAAGCAAATTGGAGAAGCTTATGTGGTCAAAAAACAGGCTACTAATCGTTGGGCTATTTGTAAAAAAATACGCGATGATTTGTCTGCAAAAAAGCTTTCCGATATGGATTCAAACAATGTGGACCCCAACAAAACTATTACAATTCAAACAACACTTCAAATGAAACTAAAGTATGGCCGTTATACAATGTCTAATGGACAGGAAATTTGCATTCTTCCAATCACCAGTGAAAAAATCAACGAGGACAATATTCATTTTACAAATCATGACGAATAGTATTTTGAATTGTCTATTTTATATCGGTTTGTTTTGATTAGTTTGATAAAAATAAAATATGTGATAAAGCCAGTAATTTTTTTTATATAAAGACGAGGCTTGAGGCTTAAAGAAATTGAGAAAGGGCACGCATACGCTCCGGACGCAAGCTTTTATATTTTGTTTGTTTTGAAAGGGGGTCCATATGTTGTTGTTTGTGCATGTGAATTATGCATCCTTCCGAAAATAAATTTTGAACTTTCAAAATTTTTTATTGTGATGGTTTGGAAAATATGCAATTGCATGTTACTTTTTCAAAGTTACATTCAACTCTAGATCCCTATCTATCCACCCTTCTCGTCACTTTAAGTGCCATTATAAAATGACGTGCAATGTATGCCCAACCTCGATGTCTTCTTTTGAACAGTTTTGTTATACATGCAAATCTAATTTTTTGGACACCTTTCAACTGTGTTCGATTAATTCTACAGCAACATTTTCTTCATTCAAACCTTTGGCCTCCAAAATTGCCTCTGCAAAGAGACTGACTGAACAAGAAACAACCAATGTAAACAATGAGCAATTGTCACTCTCTCAGTGTATGAGAAATCAAGGACGGACGGGTGACATCATCCGTGGTATGACTCATATTCAAATAAAAAAGGGCGATATCATTACCGACCGTTTGTTTAAATGTGCAAGCGAATTGGCAGCCTTGGAAGAAGAAATATCATTTCTTGAAGAATTCTCTCATGGGTTTGAATTGGACATCGAACAGTATTATTCAAATCAGTATTCCTCTGATAAAACCGATAGTGATAAAATGTCTGTTGATGAACGCTTGTCGTATGCAAACGAATCCCTTGCTGAAACAAGAAACAAGCTTGAAGATAAAAAAGATAAATTCCGAACCCTTCAGCAAAATGTGGCTAAAGACGTTCAAATCGTACACTCCAAAAAAGAACGAGAGTTTGCAATTGCCGATAAAAAAATAAATGATGCAATACAAACACTCAAAAATGCTAAAGAAAAGGAAAAAGTGGCAATTGAGGCATTTGATAATAAAGCCAATCATATTATTGCTGACAAGACATTTCAACACTGGATCAAGAACTATATCGGATAATTTTGATAAATAATAGGCACATCTCAATCTTTATTAAAGTTGTAGTATAATAAATATATAAATTAATTAATTGACAACAATCATCTTCATAGTTTTTGATTGAATTAAAAAACTAAACTATTTGAACGAAACTAAGTTGTTGTTTTTTTTTTGTTAAAAAATTATTGTTAGCAATGTGTTTGTGGTGTTGTTTTGAACGAAAAAAAAAAGACAATCAGTAGATGAGCAAAAAAAAAGGCAAAAATAATTTTTGCGTCTGCTGTCGTGCTCGAGCTTTCCTTCTTTGAACGCAAGGCCGAGAGGGTGGGATGGAATGCATCCCCCATTTTAGACCTAGATGGGAGCTAGTTTGACGTTGTGATTCTTGAGTCTTTCCGAAATGTAGAAAGTCTCGTAGGTGTTGTCGTAATGGAGCGACTCGCGCTCATCCTCGTCTATATTGCGTTCTCTCCACAACAAAGCTGTTTTCGTCGTCGACAGGACTCTGGGGACCTTGATGGTCGGGTACTTGGGAGCCAGATCCGGCTGTCCAGCGGCGAACGCAGCGGCAGTCTCGTCGTAAAACTGGCGCATCACAGCAATGTACTCGTCGGCCTGCTCCTCGAATGAAGAGATCCAGGGCTTGCCTTCACCCTTCTCAATTCCCCAGAACCAGTCCTTGGTTGCGATGATCGAAGGGCCATTGCTCTTGGCCTGGATCTTGCGAATGCGGAACTGGGTCGTGTCTCCACACTCACGACCCTCGTCGAATCGAGACGGGACGGACACACCGTCCAGCGAATGAAGAGTCTTGGCGATGATCTTGCCACTCAGAGGAGTGACGTAGCAGATGTTCGGGAACGAATGGCACAGCTTGTAGTCGGAATCCGAGGCCATGGTGTGCAGCTTGAACAGTCCCCGAACCACGATCTGACGCGCATCCCGAGACGACGAGTCCTCGATGGCGGCGGCGGATTCTCCGACAGAAGAAGAAGAAGAAGAAGAAGTCGGCTCCGGTGCCTGCTCAGTCCAGTTGGCGATAGCCTTGGCTTCGTTGAACTTGTCGATGTCGATGAAGTACTGGTTCTTGGACTTGTCGAACTTCACCAGCTTTCCCTTGACGAGCTTCTCCAGCACAGCTCTCAGTTCACTGGTGTTCTTGAAAGTGGGAGGGATGTGGGAGATGGCAGGATCCTTGTAGAACGAGGTCTTCAGGGAAGCGTAGATCATGTCGGAGGAGACACCGAACTTGGTCGGGATGACGCCAAACTTGGCCTTGGTGGTCGTGAGGTGGTTGACGGCAGAGAGTGTGCAGTGCTCGTTATAGTTGAGCTTAGAAAGGGAGATGAGGCCAAACGAGGACATCTTGAAAGAAGTGAACGGATGGATGGATGGTAGGCGTAGGCGTGAGTGAATGTGTGAGTGGGTGGTAGGGTAGTGGCGGGACGGGTGTGGTGTGGTGGTAGTGGTAGGGGTGGTGGTGGTAGGGTAGTGTGGTAGGGTAGTGGTGGGCGAGTGTGGTGGTGGGGCGGGTGGGCTTTGGGTAGAGATAGAGATAGAGGGGCGAGAGGTAGATGGAGGTGTGGCGACGAGATGGGCAGAAATTGAGGACGACGGCGCAAAAAGATAGCATTGCGGAAATTTATATTCTCGGAAACCTAAAAAAGACGTCTTCAAGATTTTTGTCAACCCATCATCCCGCTTTCATCCCCCCAAATTTTTGTAGTTAAGACGGAAATTTTTACAATTAGAATGAATATTTTTTTATCTAACAAGCAAACCATCCACAATCCTCAAAGTTGTCCAATTTGTATTTAGTCTTATCTTTTTAATGCTTTTATTGTGTTTCATAGCTTCTGCGAGTGACAATACACCGTCGTCTTGAATTTTATTGAATTCGAGATCCAAATCAATAATTGTTTTATTAATTTTGATAGTTTCGGCTAAAGCTGTAGCACATTCATCATCCAACCCGCATAATCCCATATTCATTTCAGTGATACTATCATTATACTTGAGAGAGTCTATGATTGCCAATATGCCGATGATATCATCGTGTTGCTCATTGCCTTCAATGTTTAAGTATGTTATGTTTTTATTGTATTTTATACAATCCGTCAATGTGCGTAAACCTTGACTTGTCATTCGACATATACCAACCTCCAAAGAAGTCAAAGTATCGTTAAATTTTACGGCATTAAATAGAGCAATAGCACCTTCGTCTGTCATTTTATTAAAACTGACATTTAAACTTTGCAAATTGCTGTGTTGAATTGTTTTGGATAATTGTATCATTCCCTTGTCCGTAATATCATTCCCATACAAGTTTACATTGCGAATACATTTATTGATTTTAATTGCTTCGGTCAATATATTGACACATTCGTCGTCAGCCTCGTTATTTTCAACTGTTATATCAATTAAAGTTTTATTGACCTTGATGGCTCGAAATATTTCCAAAATATTTTTGTTACTCATTTCATTTTCATCCAAGTGAATTTTGATGATATTTATTTTTTCACATTTAAGAATTTTAACAAGATCCTTGATGTGGCGGTTGGAAAATTTGAATCCTTCAAGACATGTTATTCCTATGTGTGCATTTTGAACAGGAATGGTTGGATTGTTGGTTTTCTTGTTATATTCCAATTGACGAACAAACTTTGAAACAGCAGAAATTTTTGATTCTAGTACAGGTGTATATTTCCACGCAAACGGTTGTGAAGCAGAAAATCTCGTAATTCTGTTGCATCTTGAAAGCTTAATCAATTCAAGTGATCCAATGTACTGCATAATCAGTTGAATTTCGACGACGGCTAGTCGCGAGAAGAAGTCTTTTGTGGTCATTCAATATTCTGTATTCAATTGCAATCGGCGAAGAAATTGGGTTGTGGTTTGATTGAAAATAAATTTTTGCAAAAAACATGTGTATGAATTATACGTCTTAGACAACTTAGACAATCAATTTATACGTCTTAGACATCATTACTTGACAAGAGCACCATCTACAATCCTCAAAGTTGTCCAATTTATATTTAGGCATATACTTTTAATGGTTTTATTATGTTTCATAGCTTCTGCAAGTGATATTACGCCTTTGTCTTCAATATGGTTACATCCTAGGTCCAAATCGACAATTGTTTTATTGATTTTTATAACATTAGCTAAAGCCACTGCACATTCATCATTCAGCTTACATAATCCCATATTTATTGATGTAATGCTAATGTTGTATTTGAGAGAGTCTATTATGGCCAATATTCCGATAATATCATCATCATCAGCATGATCGGTTCCTGTAATACTTAGATATGTTATATTTTTATTGTATTTTATGCAATCAGCCAATGCACATAAACCTTGACTTGTCATATAGCATCCACCAACATCCAAAGAAGTCAATGTCTCGTTAAACTTTATTGCACGGAAGAGTGCAATAGCACCTTCTTCAAACATCTGATTATAACTGACATTTATACTTTTCAAATTACCGTAATTAATTGCCTTTGACAATTCTATTATTCCTTTGTCTGTAATATCGTTCATCTCAACGTTTATATTTTGAATACGTTTGTTAATTTTTATTGCTTCAATCAATATATCGAAACATTCGTCGTCAACTTCGTTATGTTCAATTGATATATCAACTAAAGTTTTATTAGTCTTGATAGCTCGAAATATTTTTAAAATGTTCACATTGTTCACGTTATTAATTTTATTCTCATTCAATTGAATTTTAGTAATATTGATTCTTTCATATGTGAGAATTAATTGTTATACAAACAATTAATAAAGTTGTTCAAAAACAACTGGGAAAGTGCGATCAAAGGATAGGGAGCGCTTTGCGTAAATGGGAGAGGGCAAAAGTGTGTGCTCACTCACGTAAGGATTCTTTTGCGTACAAAATAATTGGGCGGGACGAAAAGAAATGTAAAAAAGAATTCGTTGAGTTTATTAAATTTAATCAATGAAATTAGTTTGTGTGAAAGTAAAAAAAGTAATGATATCGCAATATATTACTATCACTATTATTAGATTATTAGACTATTACAATTTATTCATTTTCATAATATTCTTCATCGTCATCATCTTCTTCAAAACGGTCATAATCAATTAGTTTCGTACCATTGCTATATTTGATAAGATTGTTTATCGATATCATAGCGTCATCGCGAACACAATTTCCAAAGAGACTTATTTTTTTCAAGCTTTTGTTATCTTTCATAGCATCTACTAGCTTTGAAACTTGTGCACTTCTGAAATCGCAACTGTTAAAGTTTATGCGAGCTAGACCCTCGTTTAATTTTATGGCCTTAGCTATAGAAGAGACCCCTTTATCGCTGATATCGTTGAATCCAAAATTTATAGTGGACAAAATATGATTATGTTCGATAACATCGGCAAAGGCCAAAACTCCATCGTCTTTGAGATCCAAGACGCGACCGATATCTAATTCTGTTATGCTTTTGTTAAATTTGATGGAATCACATAGTGATATAAAACCTCGATTTCCAATATCGTTTCCTCGAATATTTAAACATGTGATAGTAGTATTCAACTTTAGAATATCGGCCAAAGAAGAAACTCCATCGTTACCTATGCTATTAAAAGTAAGATCTAATGTAGTTATTTTACTGTTTTTGATGGCATCTACAATTGCTATGGCGCCTTCGTCAGAAAATTCATTATCATATAAATTCAACTCGGTCAGATTTTGATTTTGAGTCACTGCTTTGGCTAGTGCTATGATACCCTTATTTCCAATACAACAATTGGCAAGTTTCAACTTGGTTATGTTTTTGTTGTGAGACATTGCATGGGCTAATGATATTGCACCTTCATCACGAATTCCGTTTTTGGAAATAGTGATATTGGTTATGTTTTGATTGTATTTAATAGCTTCGGCCAATATTGCGATTCGTTCAGATCTGATATAATTGTCAATAAATTTGATGCTTATAATTCGAAGATTATTTTGTTTGAGAATATTGGTCAACATTTGAAGGTTATCTTCTTGAAAAATACTGTTAAGATATACAATCTTTAAAGGAATATATCGAAGAGGAATTGGCGTGGTAGAAATACATGCTTCCAGACGATGAATCATTAGCGAAATGCTAATTTCTTTGACTTTCAGCTCTGGAGACATCTTCCAGGCAAATGGATGTGAAGCGATATGTCTTGTGTGTTTACTGCAACGGGCGAATTTCAACAAATCGGAAATTCCTAGTCCTTGCATAATCATTTGAATTTCGACATTTGCAAGATTTGATATGTGGCATTTTTTCAAAGATGTCATTACGTATTGATTTGTAATTGTCGTTATATGCGTTATGCGTTGTATGCTTGGATAAAATGATTTTGTTGTTGATGTTTAATCGTTTTGGAAGATTGACAGAAAGTAAAAAAGGGCCCAAAGAAAAAAAATATCTTTATTTTGATTATTTGTGCAATTTGCGTAAAAATGTCTATGATGTCTATGAAACAATAGATATTTTTAAATTTTCAATAATTACACAATCAACAGCTAAACATCTAAACTTAGAGACTAATAGATAATTTTGTTGTAACGTATTGTATTATTATAATTATTACTACAACAACCGAAACAACATTGCGTTTTATCAATTTTCATAATAGTTATAGCCCAAATATTCACCTTCATCACCAATTTCCAAATAAATGAATTTTTTACCATTACTACGTACGATAATACTATTTATCCACATACAGACATCGTTCCCGATATAGTTTCCTATAAGGCTCATTTTATTCAAACTATTGCTTCGTTGCATAGCGTCTACAAGTTCCAAGGCTTGTGAGTCTTCAATTTCTCCATTATCTAAATTTATGCTCTTCAAAGTCTTGTTTATTTTTATGGCTTCTGCTATTGCAGAGGCTCCTTTATCACTGATAACATTAAACCCAATATTTATCGTAGAAAGAACATCGTTTTGTTTGATAAGATCCGCAATGGCCAATAATCCGTCTTCTTTAAGGTTTCCTGTACAACAACGGAAATCTGTCTTTGTTAATTTTTTGTTGGTTTTGATGGCGTCGCAAAGTGCTACAAGACCTTTATCGCCCAATGGGTTTCCTCCTAGACTTAAAAACGTGATAACTGTATTATTTAATTTTAGCATATTGGCCAACAAACACGCTCCTTCGTCACATATGTGATTGTAACTGAGATCTAATTTGGTTATGTTGCTGTTTTGGATAGCGTCTGCAATTGCTTTTACACCTTCATTAGAAAATCGATTTTCTTTAAAATTTACTTTGGTCAGATTTTTATTTTGTGCTATTGCTTGAGATAATGCTACGATACCCTCATTTCCAATAAGACAGTTGATGAGTTTTAATTCAATTATGTTTTGATTATGGGAAATTGCATCGGCAATTGATAATGCACCTTTATCGCCAATTTGATTATTAAAAATACTTACACTAGTGATGTTTTTATTATATTTAATAGCTTCCGCCAATATTGCGGTACGTCGTTCATTAAGGTAATTCTCCGTAAATTTTATACTGGTAACGCGTAGATTTTCGCATTTGAGAATATTGATTAAAGATTTTAAATCGTTTTCTTGTTCAATAAATATTTTGTTCCAATAAACAATTTTTAGCGGAATATATCGAAGAGGGATCGTAGGAGTAGTAACATTATATAGTTTTTTGATATATTCCAAGCGCCGTATCATTAGAGGTATAGTAATTTCTTTGATTTTCAGCACTGGTGACATCTTCCATGCAAACGGATGTGAAGCGATGTGTCTTGTGGATTTGCTACAACGGGCAAATTTTAACAAATCAGAAGTTCCTAGTCCTTGCATAATCATTTGAATTTCAACATTTGCAAGATTTGATATGAAGCAGATTTTTACTGTCGTCATGATATGATGTTTTGATGTCGATGTCGATGACGTGATGGCTATGGTGTGATGGCTATGACGTGATGGCGATTGCGTTTATTATTGACAATTCTTGTTTGGCAAACATAGGATCGTTTGTGAAATTGTGAAAAAGAAAACAAATAAAAAAATATTAATATTATCATTATTATTATTATTATTTGCGCAACAAGACGTTAAATAGATTCAAAATAAAAATAATGTATGAGGTAATTGTTTGTCTTTATACAACAAAAATAACAATATAAATGGATACAAAAGCTTAATCTTCATCCATGTTGTTGTCCACGATATCTTCATCTTCATTCAAGTTGTTGTCCACGATATCTTCGTCTTCATCCAAGTTGTTGTCCACGATATCTTCATCTTCACCAAAGTTGTTGTCCACGATATCTTCATCTTCATCCAAGTTGTTGTCCACGATATCTTCGTCTTCATCCAAGTTGTTGTCCACGATATCTTCGTCTTCATCAGAAATCACAATTTTTTGTCCATTACTACTTATGTAAACATCATCTAACATTGTTTTTCCTCCTTTGGATATCGAATTTCCCAAAAACTCCATTTTTGCGAGACTGATGCTTTCCATAATAGCATGTTTAAGATGCATTGCCCCAAAATCTGTGATTTTATTATAACTTAGGTTGATACTAGTTATACATTTGTTGATTTTTAAGGCATCGGCCAGCGCAATAGCTCCAATGTCATCAATTTCGTTCAACTCAATATCTAAAGCGAGTAAACTGTTGTTATGCTTGATGGATTCGGCAATTTCCAAGATACCAAGATTTCTTATGACGTTGCCATTTTGGTTATTACCATCAATATTTATATATAATAAGTTTTTATTATACTTGATAACATCGGCAAAAGCTATAAAACCTTGAATTCCGATACTGTTTCCACTAATATCCAATTTTATCATTTTATCATTGAACATAAGAGCTTTAGCGACAGCGCAAGCACCTGCATCCGTTATACCATTGACACTCAAATTCAAACTTGTTATATTACTATTAGAACTGATCGCATCAGCTAAAAACACAGCTCCTTTGTCGAAAAATCCGTTATACCATAATGTAACGTTTGTTAAACTTTTATTTTGGGCGATTACTTTTGCTAATGGTTCCATAAATGAATCTGTAAGTCCACACGAAGTAAGGCTTAAATTGGCTATGCTTTTATTGTGCATAATTGCATCAAGTAGCGATGCAAAACTTGCATCGTCAAATCGAATTAGACCGAAACTTAGACTTTTTAAAGTTTTGTTATACTTTACAGCGTCCATAATTATCTTAACATCCATCTTGACATCCATATCGTGCATAGTTTTTTTTCTGAAAGAAATAGTGGTAATTTTTAGTAAATTATTTTTAAGTATATTTGCCAAATTGGAAACATTTTTATGCTCCAGAAAAATGGTGGAAAAGCATGAAATTCGTAATGGGATAAATTGTAGAGGACAATATAACAAAGTTTGATCATTTATTATACGTGTTAAACAAGGAGGACGGTTCAAACTTTCTGAAATGTCTAATTCGTGTTCTTGTGACAGTTTTTTCCAAGCAAATGAATGAGTTGCAGCATGTCTCATGAATTTATTACAACGGGCAAACTTTAATATATCTTGAATATGTAGTCCTTGCATGATGATCTGGACTTCAACTTCGGCAAGACTAAGCATCGTTTTTGTTGTCATTGTCATTGTTGTACGTAAATTACTTATTGTTTAATTGTTTTTCGTAATCGTTACAATCGTTTTCGTTGTTTGTTTGGATCAATTGAATGAAAAATGAGAAATGTGTTTGAAACTGTAATGCAAAGAAATTGAAAAAAAAATTATGAGAACTTTTTTTTTATTTGCGCAAATATTGCGCGACAAGACGTCTTACAAACTTAAAATGTCAAGTTTCAAAATCCTTGATCAAGAATTAAGAATAATATTATATTGAGTATCAACAATTTTCTTGCAACCATTTCTTGAGAAAATATCATTGAAAATTATATGCCCGGCAAGCGTTGTTAAATTTTGTGCAAGTCTCGTTTGAACAAGACTTGTGTTTTGACTTATAGCATGACCAAGTTTTATGGCCCCGATATCTTCTATGCTATTGTTATCTAGATTGAGATAAGCCAAGCGTTTGTTTATTTTGATTGCATCTGCTAGAGCGGAAGCTCCTTCGTCATTAATGTCATTACAGCTTAAATCTAATGTAATCAAAGAGTTGTTATGTTTGATAAACTCAGCAATCGCTAAAATGCCAGTACCATCAAAATTAGACTCTTGATGATTGCAATTACTAATGTCTATGCTTGTTATCGTTTTGTTATTTTTTAGAGCATCGGAAAGGTATATAAATCCTTTATCACCGAAATTATTTCCACAAAGAATCAATGTGGAAAGTTTATTATTGCCAAGAGAAATAAATTGAGATAGAGTGTATAAACCCTTTTCTGTGATTGAATTGTTACCAACATTTAAACTTGTTATATTACTATCTTTTATTGCATCAATTATTATTACTGCAACACTTTCATCATAAAGATTGTTATTGCTAAAGTTTAAATACGTCAAATTTTTATTACACTTAATCGCTTCAGCCAGACATACTATCCCTTGACTTCTAAAACCGCAAGTCATTAAACTTAAAGAAATTAGATTTCCATTGTTTTTAATTGCCTCGGCCAAAGGTAAAGTGCCCACATTTCCAAAATAAGTTTGAGAAAAAGTGACACTTGTTATGTTTTTGTTATGGCTTATAGCATCGACAAGTATTCCAATACGTTCAACATTTAAACAACTATGATTAAAATTGACACTTGTGACGTGCGGAATATTCAGCTTAAGTATTTTGGCTAATGTTTTTAAATCATTGTTGTAATCGGAAAAGTCGGAAAAGTTTACAGTGACATGCGACATTTGCAGTTTTAATGGCGTAAAGTGTAAAGGAATAGGTAATAACGATTCCGTAATAATACTTTGTAATTTAACAATCAGTCTTTTTGTCACAGTTTCTGTAACTTGAAGTTCTAATGATTTTTTCCAAGCAAACGAATGTGAAGCAGCATGTCTTGTAAATTTGTTACAACGAGCAAATCTCAGTAAATCTAAAATATCAAGTCCATGCATTATTAATTGAATTTCAACTTTTGCTAAACGACACATGTTGAAAAGAGTTATGTCTCGCATTTTTCTGTACTTGTAAAAAGATTGTTTGTGTAATAAATGTTTATGTTTAAAAAGAAAAAATAAAAAATATAATTACATATAAATAGAAAATTCATAATATGCACAAATAAAATTAAGCTACCAAAGTACTTGACATAGTTGACAAAGGAGGAATATTGGATACGGGAGAAAGACATGCTACACCAAACCTAAAATTCATTATCAAATCATTTGATTTTAAATCAAATATATCGTCTGAATCAATAGGATTTATATCTACCAACATTTTAAACCAGTGTTTGAACATTGGTGTTTGATCATTTTCATTATTAGTTTTCGGATTTTGCTTTCTTTTGCAACAAAATACTAATGATGATGGTGATGATTCTATTGTATCTTGACATATTTTAACACGACTCATGTGTATTGAAGAATCAAGTTCCAAATTTACAACATCCAAAGTTTTCGGAAGATATTTAAGACTTAATATACAATGTTGATAAAATAATGTGGAAATTAGATAAATTGCCGCGCCCAGTAATAATATCGAAAAAGGTACGGACACAATAGACATTATTATTGTACCAAAAAAAGAAACACATTGAATGAATATCCATATCATCCAGTGTATAGATTTAGGATTGTTCCACATGTACCTATAAAATCTATTATATTGTTTAAATTCATCTACACGGTGATTTCGTCCTTCAATAATTTTTTCGTTGATTCGGATGATTAAATCTTGCAAAAAATATGTTGGCAACACATTCAAAATCCGAGAATCAAAAGATTCAATAATCGAAGCAACATCAAAACATCCAGTACTTTGTAAAGTTGGAAAACTCGTACTTGCGAAACATTGATATCCAGATGTACATTTATATTTCCATAATGGTTGATATACTAATCCATCGCATTTTTGTACAATATCTTTAAACGAGGACCATGAAGATATTTCCCGATAATTACCAGTTTCAACATCCTCTTTTGCCTCTTTTTCTTTCCCTTCTTGGTTAGTTGTTTCGCGTTGTTGCTTTATTGAATCGAATAATTCAAGATTTATTGGTTGCATGTTTTCAAACTCAATTAAAAAATATTGTGATAAAAAGAATTTTTTAAAAAGGGAATTGTGTTTTTGTGTGTCTACATATGTTTGTGTGCAAACAAATCAAATTTAATTTTTTCCAATGTAATTGCAAATTGCAAATTTGAAAAATTATAGATAAATCAAATTATTTGGAAAATACAAATCAATTGTGTTGTATAAACTATGAGCTAAATGTGAAAAACAAAAGTAAAAAGTAAAAATGTTATTGCTTCTCTTGATAATGTTAATAAATATCATCCACTGCATCATATTCTTCCATGTAGTCTGAATCTTGATCGAGATCTATTTTTTTACACGAACTGATTCGTGTGGAGATATCAATGAGACAAGACATTCCAAAATCTGATATGTCGGCATTTCCACAGAGTGACATGAAAGTTGCGCACTTGCTTTCCTTCATTGCACATGCTAATGCAAGTGCACCGTCATCTCCAATTTGATTATAATCAAGATCTATTCGTATCAAGCTTGTACTTGACGTTATGGCAAAAGCCAGTGCAATAGCACCCTCATCCTCAATGCAGCTGGAGATCAAATTAACATCTTCCAAAACTTTATTATGTTGCATGACATCCGCGATTGCCAAAATCCCAACATTGTCTTTTTCTATTCCATCTTCGTTTTCGTCTTGATAGAATTGTAAATTGCAACCAAGATCTAATTTTGTTATAGTCTTATTGTACTTGATAGCCTTGGCAAGAGCAATAAATCCTTGAACGCCAATCTTGTTTCCACCCAAATACAACTCTCTGATTTGGGCATTGCAGTTGAGAGAATCTGCAATAGCACAAGCTCCTATGTCGCGTAAGTCGTTAAAACAAAGAACCAACCATGTTATTTTACTATTCTTTATAGCATTAGATATTGCAATAGCTCCTTGGTTAGAAATTTTATTATGACTGATACTCAAATTTGTCAAGTTCTTATTACGTTCAATTGCCTTTGCAAGCTCTATCGCACCTTCATCTCCAAAATCGCACATATATATTAAGACTCAGTTCGGTTATATTAGCTATGTCGTACAGACATAACAATAAAGTTGTTCAAAAACAACTGGGAGGCACGATCAAAAAATAAGGTGTCTCGCGTGATTTACTGTGATACAGAATGATAGGGTCTTTTTAATGTAGTTTTTTGGCCGTCAAATTGGTTGGTTGTCGGGGCGAAAAGAAATGCAAGAATGAAGTCGTAGTAGTGATCACGGATACAGGTTTAACGAAGTGAGAAAGATGTGCTGGTCGTATACCAGACATCCACAAACCGATAAACACCCATCCAATGTTTCGAGCAGCATTGAAGTCCCGATTCCAAAACCGCCCACAGTGTGTACACTGTTTGAGGCCATGGATGGGAGCCAAAAGCGGATCGAACTTGCGACAAGATGGTTTTGAATCGCCTGGATCTGGAGGTAATAAGATTGTGCGTTTATTTTCGCGACGAATTCGTTTTTCACGCATTAAAGTCGGTTCTATTGTACGTCGAAAAGATGTCATTGGGCATGTTGGATGGTTTACGTGATGAGTCTTGGTAGATGCTTTGGATGATCGGAGAACAAGGTTGCTGGTAGAACGCAACGAATATGAATGACTTGGTTTAGAAGAAGATGGTGATCTATCATACATTTTTGAATGTCGATTTCCTATTCCAGACAGATTGCAACCTGAACACATCTGAGTTGTAAAATACTCACCCACTAATACAATGCGCCTTACTTTTGCCAACTCTTTAATAATACGACCGATGGGCGTTGCTTGGGTGCCTTTCATAGAGGTAGCAAAAGTAGCATCACCCAATACAATTATAGTATCTTTCTTTTCACTTTCAGGCGCCAATTTTTCGATAATGTTGGCCATCAAACGTTGTTTCTTTTGTGTTGAACGGAAGCGATCACGTGCTGCATTTCGACTGCCATAAAAGGCAAACATATCCTTCCAACATAAACTTGCATATAAAAGATGTTCCAAACATTCATTAGGGTCACTTGTCTTTGGTGAATGTTTAGATAGATGATCCATATGTGATGCAATTTTCTTTCCAAGTGTTTCTCTCTTCATACGAATTTCTGTTCGTCGTCTTACATGCTGTTGTCCCTGTTCACGATAAAATGTCTTCTTTGTAAGATTAAATCCCTTTTCCCAATCTTGTTTCAAGTGATTCCAATTAGCCGTGCAAATGACATTTGTATGTCCAGGATCGATAGCCTTGATATATTTGAATGGAAGATCTGAAATACTAAAAGGTCTTTTTTCCTTTTGAGCATGTTCTCGACTTGCAAGAATAGAGGATGATTGAAAAATTCCATAATCATGATCTTCTAACCGAACCGTCTTTTTCCAATATCGAGGCCCATCAGATGATGCAAGTATTGGAATAACTTTTTTTAACGTTCGCTTATCGACTTTTCCATTGACAGACAAAAGCGGATCACTGGACTTTTGTTTTTGTTTTGCTTCGTAAGCCGCTTTCTTTTTCGGATCCACTGGACAAGATATCGTGATAATCTTTTGCCACGCCAAATGTAATTGGATACCATCGGTAGTAAAAGTAGGAGCAAGTGTAATACCGCGCTTCTTTTTCGCCGCAAGGCGAATTTCTTTCTCTTTGAAAATCTCGCTAGTTGATTTGATAATGATCGTATTTTCCTTTTTCGGATCATTTGAATGTGGGAAGAGCTTGTGTTTGAGAAGTCTATTCAAAACCAATGCGTCGAAACGCACGAATCGTCGACCCCATTTACAAAGAGGCGCGAGAGAAAATTGCTTCACGCTCGATGATATTAATGGATTTGTGTGTTTTATTGTATTGTATGAAACTGTCGGATTGGGTGATTTATTGATAGAGACAAGTTCTTGCAGAATTAAATGATGAAGACGGACGACTTGCAAAAGTCGCTCTTTTGAGCCACCTATCAACATACAGTCCTTCAGACGAGATGCTTGTAAGTTTGATTCCGAGTCGCTGAATGTTTCCCGTAGGTCATTATTTACTGAAATAGATATGCTTGGTTCTCCCGTGTCATCGTCGTCATTATCCATATCAGTTTCCATATTGGAATATACCACCGCCTCAGCTTCGGGGCCTTCTGGACAATCTTCATGATCAATCAGCTTTTTCGGAAAGTGAGATTCCAACCAATTTCGTACTTCTTTCTTGGATAAATTATACTTGGCAAACAAAAACCATCCAAAATGGGCGCGCAGACCGGACGATTGATATTGTACAAATGCTGTTCGATATGCAACAGATTCATATTTAATACATTGATCGATTTGCAAGCACGAAGGTAGCAAATTGAACAAGACTGGATGTTTGAGGATACTGTAAACAATAGAAGAATTTTTCGAGTTAATAGCTGCACCAGACAGCATTTTACTTTTTTTCATACTTACTGTATTCTTGTTATCTATCTCATCATCATCTTCATCCCATAGTCGTTTTTTTTCCACTTTCTTTTTATTTTTCTTATTTTGTTTGGCGCGTTCCTGGATTTGAATTTCATCCCATAAGTGCTCTTCATTTAAAGGTTCGAGATCAGTCACATTTCCACCATGAGGTGAAATAAGTAGAGCATGTAACCATACGCAACGAATAAATTGTAGCGTAGGTTCGAATGTTATTGTAGTGTCGCGTGTGACAGCTTTGAATAAATGTTCAAAGAATTCCTTTTGAAAAATTACATTGGCTGATGGAATCGTCGCAGGTAAACTTTTGGCATTAATCGAAAATATACGGGAAATGTAGAATGTCAAGAGCCTGGATGTAAGCATACTAATATGACTCATGCGTTTGATAACTTCATCAAGAACTCCAATCCATGGTTCCTTAACGACTCGACTAGCACCCATCGGTATAACTTGTAACTTTTTGAAATCTACATCCACTCGGTCATGTAGAACATCGTCATCTTTTTTTTGTTTCTTTCTCGAAATGGAATGGGTATTATTTATAGGAGTATCTTCTTTATCCTGTTCTTCTTCATCATCCATCGACTTCATAAAGACGGTTAGCTGATTTAAGTTTTGGTATTGTGTGTGTGTGAGTGTGCTTGAGAATGTGTTGATTCAAAAGAATTATGTGCAAATTTAAAAATTTCTAAAAATATATTAGAAATTTTGCTATTTGTTGAAATACAGCAGACCCTTTTGGATAATCGAGATCGAGATTGAGAGGATAGTGAATAACCTAAATATAACCGAGATTTAATTAAATGACTATATCAATTTTTTAGTAGATTTCCATACGCAACAACCTTTGTTCACATTGTTCATTAATTTGTAGACAACCATTTTTTGATTTTTCTTTATTTGGTTTGATACACAAAATTAACGTTTACATTTACACAACACTTTACTTTGTTTAATATTAAAAAAAGTAAATAATCAATATTTTATTTTTGTTTATCACTCACTCATTTCATCATCATGATTTCAGTAAAACAATTTCTTCAAGACATTCAAGAAGCAACATATCCAAATGATACAAATGCACAAGTTTTGGATGGAATGTCACCCAAAGAAAAGATGAAAGCGGCACAAACATGCTTACATTTTTTGACAAAGGAAGAAGGTTCTTTTAAAGAAAAGGATGGATTTTTGTACTTGTCGACACCCATTCAATCAATATTTGAAGATGCGATAAAATTTATGTTGGATGAAAATGAATATTATTCACAAATGGAACTACCTGAATGTCTTTATCCTATTTCTATTGAAGGTCGTTCGTGGGTAAAAGGAAAATACGATCCGACAATATTGTCTCTTTTGTGTGCATTTGATAAATGGTTTGGTTATGATACTGCTTGCGCCTATGGAATTATTGGATTAACATTTGCAGATATCGAAAAGCAACATGCCCTGTATCAAAAAGTTTTTGGAGGTGAATCATTACATGAACAGTTGCTTAAACTATTTGGAAAAAATTACGATCGATTTATAAAAGTAGCAAAAAGTCCAAAACTTTTTGGTAAAGAATTGGAAATTGTTCAAAACAAATGTTCAAAATTTCAATCAGAGCTAAATCAATTGAAAAAAATTAAACAAAAGAAAGATGATAAAAAGAAAATGGAAGAACGTCAAGTCAAAGTGAAAAACGAATTGAGTGTGCTACAAAGCATGATAGATGGAAATATTGCGGTTGACAGAGACGCTGTAGAGTCGTACTATTTGCATGCAAGTGATTTTGATGTGCGTCAATTGGCACGGCAGCTGGCATCTACTTTTTCATGGACTTTTAAAGATGATTGATTTATTATTTATTATTATATTGTTTACTTTGAGAACAACAAAAAGATATACTCTAATTTTTTTTTCAAATCATTTTATACTCATATTTGATTGTCGTTGTCGATTTCTGGAACGTATGTAGACCACAGGGAAAGGAGAACACGCAAATGCTGCTCAAGATCCTCTGGATTTTTGAAGCGTTTTGTCGAATCCCAAGGATAAATTTTTTCTTCGATCCATTTGGGCATGTTGTTGTTACCCTCCACATAAGTCTGAGCAAACGCTCCAAGGGTGTTTAAATAGGAAGTCGAGACGGACAAAGTCATTTGTCGATCCTCCTCAACAGAGCGATTAATGGGAAATATCAATTTCACATCTGTAGCCACAGCCATGTTCCATTGAGCCAGAATATCTGGATCTGCAAATGGTAGCGTCGTCTTGATTCCAAGAGAAGCTGCCAAATCGCAAACAACTCTGGTGCAGTATGTTTTTATGTTTTGCCGTGAATAGAAGTCATTATTATCGAGAAAATCGGTGAAGTGTCACAAGAGTTTTTTAAACGAGAGCTTAGTGTTTAGAGCTTAGTTTTGACTAAAGAGCGAGGAGTACACGTAGATTGGTAGTTGATTGTAAATTGTCTCAATTACTATTTGTTCAATTTCCGCAAATCAAATGTCTTAGACGTCTGTCTTTATTTCAATCCCAAAGCGATATTTGCGGAGCATAAAATGGTTGAAAAAACGTCTTCTCTCCAGCAAAACGCCTGTCGCTTCCGTCACAGTTTCATCCACTAACTTTCATCTCATCTCAACACAGCTCAGCTCATCTCATCTCAGCCCCTTCTCCTTCTTCTTTGCACACGCACGCAACCCACCAACACATTCACACTCTACTTTTGTCACCACCACCACCACCAACTTCTCTTCTCTTTCCTTCACAAACAACCGAAAAGCGCAACATCAGCGCCATGTCTCATCACCGACAGAACGTCACCGACAGCGACGGCTACGACGAGACCGACGCCGCAGGCACCAGCAAGCACCATCGCAGCCGCCGTGGCCCCCTCGCACATGCTTCGACAACCAAGGAGGACTACGATCACGACGATCGCAAAGAGGAGACTCGCAACAGAAGCAGAAGCAACGACTACAGCCGCAGCCGCACTCGCAGCCGCAGCAGAGAGCGCGACGGTCGCTACAGAGATAGCGCCGACGATAGCGCTCGCAAAGACAGGGGAAATCGCTACGACGATTACGACGCCGAGGAGGGGGATAACTTGCCCCCGTCCACTTTTCAGACCAAGCACGTGCATGCAAAGCACACTTTCAAAGTGTCTTTGTCTGCGAGATCGTCGCACGACCCCGCGCCCAACGGCAATCGTCATTTCGGCAGCAGCGACAGCACTGGTTTCTCCGGCGCAGCTGCCGCTACAGGCAAGACGACCAACATCTCCAACAAGTCGTCTTCTACTGCATCTGCACCTGAGGAGGTGCGTCGCAATTTCAACCACCACCAGAACAACAACAACAACAACAACAACAACAAGGTCGGAGGCTACAAGGGTAAAAACTTCAATCCCAACTACAAGAGTGCCCACGTCCACAACCAACCCCGTCATCACCACTTCAACAACAACAACAACAACAACAATCACGTCGGAGGAAACTTCAAGCAGCCGCGCCCCTATGTCAAGGCGGTGACCCCTGAGCTGGCAGAGCTTCAGTCCTTCTACAACGAGGAGAAGGTATCCAAGATGGACATCGCCCGCCAACAGCGCAAGAAGATTCAGGGCGGAATTGAGAAAATCTTTGATATTCTGCCCAAAGGACCCGAGTTCATCTCCTTCATGAAGGACGCCATAAAGGCTGGTGTCGTGAGAATCACTCTCTGCGACATTTCGAACTCCAACGACTATCGTCACCACGAAATTCTCAACGGGGCGATCCCTTTCGTCACCAGCAAGCTGCCCATTCCCGTCAAGGTGTTCAAGGAGAATCGCCCTGCAGAGACTCCAGGGGCGTACTCATGCGCGCTGCTGATGGATTGGGCTTCGACGTTTCCCCAAATCAACAAGGACGACGAGGAGGAGGATTCGTTGGTCAATCTGGCGACGAAATATGGAATCCACGTGCTGGACAAGGAAGATTTCAAGGAGTTCGAAGACGTTGTGGCGGTTGCCAATTTGGAGGAGAATTCATCTGCAGCTGCAGCTGCACCCGATACGAACGCGGACGACAAAGACGAAGCGGCCGAGGAAGAGGAAGAGGGACAACACAATTCCAACCAGCAAGACTAACCTCACAGCTAAAAAACATGTTGCGAGAGAGCACTTTAATTAACCCTTGAGTGCTCCCTTGTTGTATTTTTGTTATTATCATTATCATCATACACTTTCCGTACATAGTTTACATTTAATTCAGTTGATTTTTTTTGTCTTTTGGGCTGCTCGTGCTCGATTCGACCAAGCGCCTGTTTTCAAAAAATAAAATAGCTTTAATATATTCAAAAAAAAAAAAACTTTTTCCTTCTCTGTAATTGATTTTTTATTTTTATTTTTGTTTTCAAAGAAGAAACAACGAATTAAAGATGGATGTTATAAAATTTTTAGATGATTTATGCAACATCGAATCAAATAAAGATACGAGTGCTGGATTTAATCAATTAGAAAAAAACAATTTAAATATTATAGAGCCATCTTCTTGGGTGGAATGGATAAATGATCATGATGGGGAAAGTAAACTTCACGAAATAGTCGAATTTGCAAATGATAAAGATAATCGATACATTGTTTCCCGTATTCAAGACGTTTCTAACCATATAATTAAAATATCAAAGGATAGTTCTGCATCAGATTTTATATTCTCGCATCCATTTTGGAAGAATGTTTCAGAAACCAAAAGAAAACAAGCGCAATTTTTCATTACATTACCTTATATAAAGATATCTTTGGCAAAAAATGATGCGTATGACTCGGAATATGATGAATATGTCCCTAATGAACGCGCATGGGAATTCAATATTTCCAACGTGATCATTCCATCAACAGACGATGAGATATACCAGGCCCTAGAAGTCTTAACATCTATTTATATGCAAACAGGGGTTATATTAGATGACGACGACACAGACAGTAAGTTTAATGATTTCAGTACTGTTGTCATAAATGCCGTCAATAAAATGGACAAGGATAAAATAGTAAATACCGCAAGTTTCAGATATATGTTTAACCGCTTATTTTATATTGTTTTTGATCCTGAAAATCATTGTTTGGATGAAGTAAAAGAGTTCATCCATTACATGACCAAAAAACCGGAATATTTTGAGTTTATAAAGGATGAAACAACAGAAATGGTCTATAAACGTAAATATTTCAGCAAGTTTATAGCAAATGCTACAAAATATCTTGAAATCAAAGAAAACCCTGATTTATTGGATTGGGAATTAATCAAAATGCCAGCAGAAAATGAATTTTGGAACAAGGTATGCAAAAGAATTTTTATTCAAGGTCTGTATAAAGCTGATATTTTGTCTCATGATTTTGGTTTTTATAATCTTGATATTCTTCTGTTAAATAATTTTTTAAAAAATAATGAACTGTTCAGAAAACAAATGATAAAATGTGCAAAAAAAAGTCCCTATGCTTTGTCCATGAGCCAAAAAATATGGAATGATGCGACGAAACACATGAATTTCAAAGAATCTAATATTTACAAAGATTCAAGGACCGGAAATTATATTGCTGAACTTTTTTATCTTGTTCTTGGGCCGACATTGGAAAAAACTTTATTAGAAGATTATAAAGGAGATATAAAAAAAGAATATAACACTGATTCTTTAAATCAGCTTAGAGAATTTCTTGCTCCTTTTCGAGAAAATGAAATTAGTAGAGAATCGAGTAAAAGAAAGAGTTATTCTAAATCAAGAATTTCTGCATCAAAATCTGCATCAAAACGGATATGAAACTAGTATCAACAACTTTAATTAATTTATCAAATTTAATAAAATAGCTTTTATATATTTAAAAAAAAACTTTTTCCTTTTTTTTTGTAATTGATTTTTTTATTTGTATTTTTATTTTCAAAGAAGAAACAACAAAACAAATTAAAGATGGACGTTATAAAATTTTTAGACGATTTATGCAACACCGAATCAAATAAAGATATAAGTGCTGGATTCAATCATGAAGAAAAAAGTAAATTAGATATTATTGATCCATCTTCTTGGATGGAATGGATAAAATATAACGACGGGGAAACAAAACTTCGCAGAATCGTGGAATTTGCAAATAATAATAAAAACCCATTCATCATTTCCAGAATGCAAGACATTTCCAGCCACGTAATTAAAATATCAAAGGATAGTTCCGCATCAGAATTTATATTTGAATATCCATTTTGGAAAAGAGTTTCAAAAGTCACAAAAAAACGAGCACAATCTTTCTTTTCATTACCCTATATAAAGATATCTTTGGAAAAAAATGATGTATATGACATGGATTATGATGAATATGTCATTAATGAAAGCAAATGGGAGTATGATATCACCGAAGTGATTACTCCATCGAGTGATGATGAAATATACAGAGCTTTAGAAGTTTTAACATCCATTTTGATAGAAGCGAACGTCATAATATATTACGACAGTTCTAAACCTAACTTCAATATTTTCACTGATGATGTCATAAATGCCGTCATTAAAATGGACAAGGATAAAATAGCGGATACTGAAAGTTTCAGATATATGTTTAACCGATTATTTTATATTCTTTTTGATCCTGATAATCATGGCTTGGATGAGTATGAAGAGTTTATTCTTTACATGATGAAAAATCCAAAATATTTTGAGTTTTTAACGGATGATGGATATGAATATTTGTCTAGATTTGTAGAAAACGCCACAAAATACCTTAAAGTCCAAGCAGGTCTTCATTTGTTAGATTGGGAATTAATCAAAATACCAGCAGAAAACGAATTTTGGAGTTATGTATGCAAAAGAATTTTTATTCAAGGTTTTCATAATGCTGATATTCCGCAGTTAAATAGAATTTTGAAAAACAATAAATTATTCAGAAAACAAATGATAAAATGTGCAAAAGAAAGTCCGTATAACGTACCCAGAAGTCAAAAGATATGGAATGATGCGACAGAACACATGAATTTGAAAGAATCTGGCATTTACAAAGATTCAAAGACTGGAGGTTATATTGCCGAACTTCTTTATCTTACTATTGGATCGTCATTGGAACATACTTTGTCAGAAGATTACAAAAAAGATATAAAACAAGATTATGATGCCGATTCGTTGAATCAGCTTACTCAGTTTCTTGTTAGTTTTCACGCACCTAAATTGAGTAGGGAGCCGAAAAAGAGAAGGAGTTCTTCCAAATCAAGAAAATCTGCATCCAAACGAAAAAGAGATGATTCTGAATAACTGGAATACGAATAAGAAACAATTTTAACTAATTTATCAATTTATTGAGCGTTGCTAACATTGCCAACACGCTTCCATACACGATAACCTTTGGTTGCATGGTTACAAGTACCAGGGTCGTCAGCTTTGGACACTGGCCAATAATCATATATGATTGATGAAATGTCAGGTATTATTGCTGTTTCCTTTGAAATAATATTAACCCATTGTTTTTTCTCTTCTGTTAGTCTGTTCAAAACATCATACAAAGCAGGTAACTTTTCTTTGATTGAAGTAATTTTAAACATAGTTGTAAACTTTTTTAAAACAAATAATTTATATATATCATCTTGAAGTCTCAAACATTCCAAAGAAGGTGTCGCCCATGTATCGATAATTAAATTGGTTAATGTAAATTGGCTTGCAATAAGCAAGGCCCTCTCTTCTGAAATATTTGAATACACGTTTAATGAATCATCATCATAGTTATCATCTTTGTTTTTTGCATTATCCATAATAATTTGCATAATTGATATATGGTCATCAAAAGGCAGAAATCGAAATCGCATATTATCTTTCCATTCACAAGTTGTGCATAACCTGTATGCCCAAATTTTATTTCCAAAACAGTAGGACTCTGCAATTTCAGCCGTAGATTTATCTATGAGACAAAGCTCTTGAAATAACTTTGGACAATCAATCCAATTAACTATTACGGCTGTTAGTATATGACGATACTTTCCATCTTTATTGTTTTGTTCTTTGAAATCAGGAAATACTTTTGATAATGTCGGATGGATATTATCCGTTTTATTGTTCAAATTTGTAATAATAATATTCAAGTAATTTAGATAACATGTTAGAATCGTTTTAAATTCCAACACACATTTGTTGTTGTTATCACTTTCAATAGTAATATTAGACAGTTGTTCCGTTATAGAATTTATAAACGTGATTATTTTGTTGATATCATCAATATCATCATGTTTTTGTTGAAAGATGTAATTTAACAACCCATTTTGTAAATTATTATTGGATGCTAGTATACCGCTCCATCGAATCATCATGATTGGATCTTTGAAAATTTTAGACGAGTGTCTGTAACAAATGGCGAGGGGGTCGCCTCGAGATGGATCTGGGTAAAGATATTCTTCTTCTTCTTCCTCTTCTACTTTTGATGAGAGTTTCTCGTTTTCGTCCATGATGGGAGATGATAGCGATAGCAATAAGATATTGCAATAAATAATAATTTACAAAAAGAAATATGAGCCAATTATTTTTGTTTGCATGTTTGCATGCATTTTGATAAAAAATTTCAAAAATAAAAAAAAAGCGTTTGATTCATTTTTATAAGCATAGACAAAAACAAAGTTGACAATTATCAATCAATCAATCAATTAATCAAAGGCAAATGTAGTTATGCACAATATAATAAATATTATTATTCTCCCAAAAACACTTTACTTGAATCTATCGTTGGGGCGTTGTCTTTCAAAGGTAAAATCCAAACATCTCGTCCATTCGCCAGTTTATTACGGCCAAATTTAACTTTCATTTGAATTGTTCTGACAACTGTAATTGTTTTACTGAGGTCAATTTCAGGCTTTTTCTGTGCAACAAGCTTACTCCAAGTTTGGCTGCAAGCTTCTAGCCGTTGTGACGAAAGTTTTTTAAGCATAGAAACAGATCCATATTGATATATTAAATCAGCATCTTTGCAACTTTCCTCAGATATACTGTTTTCAATTTTATTAAAATCGTCTACAGCTTTTATAAAAGATTTTTTAGCAAGATCTAGTGCATTTTTAGCTTCTTGTATGTCTTTATTATATTTGATCCTTTGAGCGTCAAGCTCGAGAGAGTGATCCAAATCGGCACATTTAAATGAGAAGGGATACCCACAAAATAGGATTTCTGATGTATTTTCCAAAATTTTACTAGGCATAAGAATTACATGTGGATGATTTGGACAGATTAACAATTTTTCATTCTCGAGAATTTCATGTGTGTCACAATCAATAATTTTACAAATTGATTTGCTTTTATTTTTATCGATAGGAGATGATGATGGTGATGATGGTGATGATGACAATGATGAATCTTGTGGCTTTACGCGAAAAAAAGAATTTGGAACAATATTTTGTTTGTCGCAAAAAGAGTATATTTTGTCAATAATAATTTGAGTAGGCAATTTACATTCAACGGGACCATTGTGCACATTGACAACTACATACTTATTGTATGATTTCCAATCCGGATTTTGGACAAACTCCAATAAACCACTTGACTTGACAGTAAGATCTTTGGAATCATTATCATAAAAAATCCACTTTTCTCCAAATGATATAGAAAGTTGATCTTTAGCAATACGAAAAAAATTTAATGCGTGTTCTAAAATTTCATGCATAGAAGTTTGTTTTTCCACAGATAGACATTCATCTCCATCCGACTCCTCGTATAAAAAGAATAGATCTAAAGGCATGTTTATAGTCTGATCACGTAGATCGAGATCACGGTGAGTTCGAGGGTTTTTGATTTCGAAAAATGAATGAAATTAAATATAATGTTATTGACAAGTAAATAAATACAATGTTTTTGAAATTTCTAAAACGCTAGTTGTTGTACCTAGTCTCAATAAAAGCAAGAGACTTGTTCTTTTGAAGAATAGCTCCGATAACCGGAATAAAATCATCTCCAATTTTATTACATCCAAGGTCAATTGATGTTAATGATGGAACTTCTGCAGCAGCCTCTGCAATAATTTTTGCAGATTTATAATCAATGCCACAACAATTTAAACTAATTAATGATATGGCCCGCTTTTTATTTGAAATGATAGATGCAATGACGTTTGCTTTTTGATAATCAAAATCGCATTGATCAAAGTCAATTCTTGAAATTTGAAAGCAACTTATATCCAAGATTTTTAAACTTTCAAAGCCAATAACATTGCTAGATAAAATTATCTCTTTGATTGTCGGACAATGGCTAATTCCACTGATAATAATTTTAGAATATGTGGGATCTAAATTGTTTCCTGAAAAATCAAAAGAAGTAAGTGATGTACTTGAGGCAATGGCATCCGCAATGGATTCCATGGCAGTTTTTACCATTCTTTTATCATTTATTACATTAGTATTTTTATTATTATATCCTAAATCAATTGAGGCCAAAGACTTATTCCTTCTCATCATGTCTGCAATTACCAGTAAACATTGGGCATCAAGTCCACAATGCCTCAATTCGATTGAATGAATGGTTGTACTTTGAGATATACAATCGCCAATAACAGAAATGGCGTCAATATCCAAAATGATGCCACTTAGGCTTAGTGATTTAATTTGATGATTCTTTTTGACAGCATTCGAAATGGTCTGGAAAGATAAAATATTATCAATTTTTTGATTATAGCTTAAATCGATTTGTAAAAACGAGCCACTCTTTTCGATGGAAGACATAAGACATTGGACACCTCCATCGTCAATGGAGCAAAAATTTACATCGACTAAAGTTAGAGTTGGCTTTGTGTCTATCAAAGACGCCAACGCTTGGACAGATGTACTACTTCCGATATAATCTCCATGCATAATAATTGAAGTAATAGGAGATGGACTTTTTTCTATAGCAGAAAAAAGAGCTACATTCCCTTCCAACACAAAATTATTTTTATTGAAATCAATCGAAATTAAAGATGTACATTCTTGTACAGAGGTAGCGATTGCCATGATTCCTTCATTTCCTATACAATTACAACTAAAATCGATAGACGTTATCGTTTCAGAGTGTTTAGAAATGACAGATGCAATGGCGATCGCGCCCTTATTTTTGAACCAGTTATTTCCTAAATTGATCATTTTTAATCCTGGGATATCTTTTAATACTTCTGCGATATATATAGCATTCTTAGTACAAATTTGAGTTGAATTCAAATTTATTGAGGTAATTGGACATTCGCTTTTTTTGATGGCTCCCATAATTTCATTATAATATTTATTCAAATTATTATTACTCAAGTCAATTGATGTAACAAATTTATTTTGTTCAATTGTTTTGACAATAGTAAGTAATTTGTCTTGATTTACTTTTTCCAACATATAGCTGATGTCCCATGATGTGATATGATATGCATATTGAGATTTCATAGCTAAAAATGCGTCATTAACTGTTTCACCTTTCTTGTGAGAAAAAGACTCGTTGCGACATGGAATGAGCGTACTTACATGCAACCATTTTTTGTGTGTAAGTGCTCCAGACACCATTTCTTTTAATGTAAGGTAAGAAAATACAACAGAAAGAACATCATTATATAGATGTTTGTATGTCATAGATGTTTCAAATTTTATGGATGTTATCGAAATGGTTTAATTGAAAAAACTGAATGACAAAGAAAAAAATAAAAACAATCATATTATTGACATTTATTGAATTTTCTAATCAAATCAAACAAAAAAAATAATTTGTTCAAGATAAAGAAGAAGAAGAAGAAGAAGAAACCCCCGAAAAATATTTATAAGGCTTGTAAGCCTTGTTATATTTGGTATGGACAGTCTTGGAATTATTGCTCATGTCTAATGATTTAATAAATAAACTTTTATTAATGATTGATGTTATTGCTTCTGTTTCAAAAATTTTGTTACTGCTTAAATTAATTGATGTCATTGAAGTACTCTTCGCAATAGCGTTTGCAATAAGTGTCGATCCTTTTAATCCAATTAGGTTATTACTAATATCGATCAATGCCAAGTTATTACTTTGTTCAATAGCTGATGCTATAATTTTGGCGCCATCATGTTTGATTAAATTTCCATTAATATAAATGTGTGTCAGGGATGAAGACATCAAAACACATTCCTTAATTAAGCGTAATAAAGTTAATTTTTTTTCTGCGTCGGAGCCCGCAAAACAACCTGACAAGTTTAACGAAAATAATTTAGATAATTGATTATTTTTAATAGCTTCCAAAATTAATTTTGTACCTGCAAAACCAATTTTAGTACATCCTCCAAAATCAATTAATTTGAGAGAAGAGCTTTTGTTGATTGTGTCTGCAAAAGCAATAACTCCTGGCATAGAAATATTGTTATTGCCAAATTTTATTGAATTTAGGTTTACATTTTGTTTAATTGCATCTGCAATAAGTATAGAAACATCATCATTAATGCGATTGTGTGTTAGGTCAATTTCTGTTAATGTTTTACTTTGCATGAGTAAATTTGCTATAACAATCGATCCCTCTACTCCCATGTCAGGGTTGGTAGCTAAAGAAATCGATTTCAAAGTTGAGCTTTCAATGATAGCTTCAGCAAGAACTTGGATTCCCGTAACTCCAAAATCGTTGTTATCTAAACCAATTGATGTTATAGAAGAACTTTTCTTGATAGCGTTCGCAATGATTTTAGCATTTTCATCACGTATGCTTGAGCTGCTTAAATTTATTGAAAGTAAAGTTTTAGATTTTCCAATCATCGACCCAATATGTTGCATCCCTTCTCGATTTCCAGTCATATCAACAAAAGTTATGGATGGCATTTGTTCAATGATAGATGTCACGATTTGTGTGCTATTTTTTTTCAGGTGATAACTCCAACTTATATCTAGATCAGATATATGCGGATTTAGTTTAATAGCATTCATAATAGCTTCAACTCCCTGAGCATTTAGACCTATAAATTGGTTTAAAGCAATTGATTTAAGCACTTTGCTTTTGGTGATGGCATTCGCAAGAGTCATTGTATCATCAAAGCTAATACCATAACCATCCATTGTTGTGTCCAAATTCGTTATGTGATATCCATACTTGGATGAAATGGACGCATCTATAATATGTGGATTCTTATTTCTTAATGATTCCTTTCTACATGGAACATTTGTGCTTGAGTGATACCAAGCTTTATTTGCGAGTCCAGCAGATATCATATCTTTGAAAGACAAATTAGAGAAAATTAAAGAAAGGACATCATGATACAAACATTTATAATTCATGTTTATAAATTATTAAAGAAGAGCTAACTTTTGTTGATTGAGACTAATGATTACTATATCATTACTGTACCATCATACAATTGTCTAAGACAATATGGATTTTTTCTTTTTGAAATTTATAAATGACATAAGGTATCTGTTGTTGAATGCAATGCAGCACATTCCAACTCTCTCCAAAACACAACCCCAAGTAAAAAAGAAGAAAAAACAATAAATTATTTTTGAATTGATTTCGACAACCAAACAAAAAAACAATATGAGCGACATGTCATCTTCGACTTCCTCTTCCAACGTGCAAGTTTCTGGAAGAGCGAACTGTTATCAGTGTAACAAGAAAACAGATTATGCTGTGACTAATCATCACGCAAAATATTCACATTGTGCATTTTATAATCGCCCTTATTGTCAAACATGTTGGGCTCCTGTATCAGGAAATGGAAAAGTAGGAATTTTGGGCGACTCTATCTCTCATTCCAAATGGGATGCAAACGAGAAAGCATATATTCCTTATTAATCATGTTCAAATTCTTGACCGGTGGACATTTGTACTCTGTAAACGAAGAAAGAAAGACGTCTATATTTAAATAAAGAAAGAAATACATCTAGAAAAATAAAACATACTTTTTGTCAAACACGCATTATTCAATACATTCCATCAGAATCACATTCCGAAAGGTCAAACAATTATCAACATCGTGTCTGTTCAACAAAACATCATGTGCCCCAACGCAGAAATCAACGATGGCCACTCTTCTCAAAAAGATCCCAATCAAGTGCGCTACGAGTACACACCTGTCTGGAGCAAAAGCTCACCTGTTTTCAAAAAAGGAACTCGTGACGTTTTTATCACTAAAGTTGACTTGCGCGGATTCTATATTCGTCGGTCACAACCGGATGACAACAAAGACAACAACAAAACGACACCACCGTCGTCATAAGCATCGTCATCAGCATCATCTACCCCTAAATCCTCCTAAAACAAACACTTCTTCACAATCATTTTACTGCTTATCTTTTCAATGTTTAGTCAAATAAAAATTATATTTATCAATATAAGATTAGAACATCAATAATCAAGCATTTTTGGATCCGCCATTTGCAAACAAATTTTTGTACTTGCGTCTTATTCGATTTTTCATAGATTTAAGATCTGAATTCACAATTATTATTTTGTTATTTACATCTTTGTATTTGTCTTTTTGAAGAGTGGATGATGTTGACAATGATGCTGATAATCGAATAGATCTTCTTGGAATAATAATATTGATTTCTTTTTTCTTTTTTTTTGTGGGGGGATAAAAATCTATATCTTGTTCTTTTTGGTTTGTTATTTCTTTTATAATCCAATTTTTTACTTGACATGCAACGTTTGATTTATATTCCTTACTATTGAACGATGATAGTATTTGCTTTGAAGGTTGAATAATTTTATTATTTAATTGTATCAAAGATTCAAATGACGATTTTTGTAAAGTTCCATACCATGTGCCCATGGAACCTGTCAGTGACGTTTCCCAGCCGTAGCCTATACATCTGGATCCTCCGATCCAATTAAAAGAACCTATACATAATGTATTTTTCCCCCATATTTGATTTCTATCTCCTATAACAATACAATCATCTGTCAAGATTAAATTGTCAGATCCAAAAACTATAGATTTAGATAAAATTTGGCAATGGTTTGCATATATTAAACTTGAAGAAGATAATGACGATGAAGGTGAAACCAAAGAAAACGTTTGATATGGCTTACATTTATAAATAATTGTGTTTGATTCTTCAGATGATGATTGTATTAATGATGATGCTGAAGAAATTTGTTTTAGTGTGGAGTCAAAACAATCTTTTAAAACAGAAATATTGCCAAGTGGATTGTCAAACTGAAATATTAAATCATCATAATGCTTATCATCATTGTCTGATTGATTTCGAAATAAGGACGATATTGTTGTTCCCATAGATATTATTATAATTTATTGAAATGAAATGAAGTAATAAAAACAAATATAAAATATGCTATGTATGTCAAAATTAAGGTTACAAGAAGAACAAAGCATTAAAAATGAAATTATTATTATTATTTATAATTTATAATTTATAATTTTTACTTTCTTGTTTGTGTAATTTTTTCCAACATATCAATTCTCTTTTTTGATAAATCTAATTTATTGCTCAATGAAAATGGACTTAGTAAAATTGTTGGATATATTTTATCTTGACGAGTTCTTGGTCCAATATCTATAAATCTTACAATGGCATTAGACATGCTATTTGGGGCAACAGTTTTTGTTGGGTACATGCCCATTTGTTTCTGATATGTCATTGGATTGCTTGTTGTACTATTTATTAATTCTGAAATAGTTTCCAAATGATCATCGTTGATATGTTTATAAGGAGGAATATAAATAAGCAAGTAAGTCACATCTGGATCTCCTTCAAGTTCTGCTTTCTGACTTATAGACATTATATGCATATAATTAGGACTTTTATCAAGTTTTTTCAAAACTAAAGACTTTTTCCACTCCTCAATATTGTTGAATAAAATTTCTTCATTTGCATTTCCAATTGTTGTCGACGCATTTGTTAAATATTTGATTTCTATTTTAACATTAACTGGTTGAGAATTTTGCTTTTGAAACATTCTTTCTACAATCATATGCGCAAGGCTACCCGGAGACCTTGCAAACATATATTTTTTGACAACTCCATCTACATTCTGATTAATTGTGAAAACTGGGTCGCCAATACCAACAAATGTCAAAATATTTGAAGGAAGAGATACTGTTAAATGCATATCGATTATTCTTAAGATCAAGTCATTTTTAATGTCAGTATTTTGACAGTTTTCGTTAAAAACAATATCAAACTTGGCAATTTTATGTTTTTCATTTGGATTCTCTGGATCATAGAATTGGATACTATTAATTGTATCAACAAAGGTTCTTTTTATATTTGTAATTGGATAGGTTGATTTCGATTCCAATGTTGTTTTACAGGTTTGATTAAAGTCTCTAAGAGATTCATCTTCATCTGAAATGTTTTTTCTTGCATTTTGGAAAAACTCTAATGTTCCTTCAAATTTAGGTAATTTTGATGATGAAGAAGACGATGATGATGATGACGATATAGTGAATGGATTTTGCTCCAAATCATTTATAATCCATGCCAGATTCATATATCCACCACTTTGATAAATCGATCGGAGCTGTTTCATAAGATGAATCACTTTTTGTTGTGTATATACTTCTTCAATCTTATTATCAAGAGCATTGTTTAATTCCATTAATCGGTTATTTTTTTCTTTCAGTTCTTCTTTGTCAGCAATCTCCTTTTCCAACTGCTTGGACATGTCTTGCAATTTTTGAGAATTTTGTTCAAGGCTTGTCGAAGATTCTTCCTTTAGCCTTGTGACTTCGGACAATTGGGTTTGTACGGCTACCAATTGATCTTTCATTTTGTTTATTGCTTCTAAATGTTTTGTTCTCAGATCTTGGACTTGGGATTTGGCCGTCTCAAGTTCTTGTTTGACGTTGAAATATTGATTATCAAAAGTTTGTTTTGACGCCAGTAAGGATGTTTCGGAAGCCAACTGCTGACTCAATTTTTGCTCAAGATCATTTTTTTGACTTGTTAAAGTAGAAATTATATCTTGCTTTTCAGATAAAGATTGATCACGCAAACTCATTGTTTCTTCAAGAGATTTTAATTCTAATTTATACTTGTTTATTTCATTAGTATGATCAATATTATTATCCTTTATTTTCTTTTCCATGTTTAAGTGTGTTTCCTCCATTCGAGTTAAATCATTTTGAAAATTTTCTGCTATTTTACTAGCCTCTTTCATTTGTTCTGATAATTTAGTTTCAACCTCTTTCAACTCAACTGCCAATTTTGATTTAGTTTCGTTCGACTCTTCTAATGCTTTTTGTAATATTCCAATTTGGGTTTCAAGTTCTTTAGTATTGCTTTCTAAATTTAGAATAATAGTTTCCTTGTCTTGAATTACTTTTTTACCTTTATTTTCATCACTCTGTAATCTGCGACGCAAAGTGATTAGTTCATCGGATATTTTGCGAGAATATTTTTCACCATCATGTAAAAGTGCTTGTATACGAACAAGTTTAGCCATAATTTCATTACTGCCAAATTTAGAATCTATATCAGCAATCGATTTTTTACTTTCATCAGAGATGTTTTCGAATGACGGGTTACTTTTGTTCAAAATGGCTGAAGTCATTTTACGTATATGTTCTAAATCGCTCGACTGTTTGCCATATGAATATACAATATCAGTAACATAACTGGAAGTTGACATTTTTTATTACTTGGAATAAAATAAAGTAATAGATGACACTTGACAAAATTATTATTATTCTTTTTGATTGTATAACTTTTTCTCCTCTTTTTTTTATAATAGAAGCTCTCTTGCTTTGTTTGTTTGTTTGTCTATTTCTGTACTTTTCTTTCTTTTAATCGTAACTTTTTTTTTTTATTTAAACAAAAAATAGGGAAGCTTTTTCTTCAAAAAAAAAATAATAATCGAGTCTATTCATTCTATATTGGACTTTTTGTTTTGAAAAAATCTTAATATTTTGCTTCCATACGTACTACTTGTTTTTATTTATTTATTTATTTATGTATTAACTACTTTAATGGGAAATAACCATCCATCATTGCGCTTGAAATATTCAGAAATTGAATGTCAAACTAAAGATGGTCCCCATCGAAATAATCCCAAAGATCTTATCGATAGATGGAGGATAAATCAAATATCGAAAAATGTTGTTTCTTTTCCATTATATAAATATTACAATAATAATTGCGAACAATCTGAATTATTATCGGAATGGGATTGGGGTATAACATCAATTACATTTTATATTGGACCAACTAATGTAGTTATTTCACCTGGGATGTCTGCCCAGATTTGTTCTGATTTTCCAACACGTATTACTGGAATTAAATGCTATACAAGATCTCAACTGTCAGCTTTATTACATATCGGAACAACAACAATGAAACACAACATAAAGGAACAGATAATTTCCGTTGATAATCAAGGAGAATATAACAATGATACATTTACATGGACGAGCACACCAGGTATGGCTCTTTGTGGAATAAAATATATGACAATTAATCCTGATGCGATTCAAAATCCGTATGTTAATTATCTTCCCATGTTGGGAATCAAATTTTATCAAAGATCCATAGATGATAATAATTTGCAATTTTCTAGTGATTGGATGGGACCTGTAAAAGCAATCTATCAACAACAACAACAACAACAACAACATAAATACTTGATCTCTCGCAAAATATTATGTAAAAATGGTCTTGTTGCATCAATCAATCAAGGAGAGACAAGTAATTTGAACATTTTAAATTCTCAACTTCCATATACATATAAAAGTATTATAACATCTCTATTATGTAATAATATATACAGTATACGAAAGAAAATGTTTGAAACAATCGACATAAATAGCAAAATGCCTATTCATATGCCCATTTTTTATGATCCGCTGGTACCATGGAAACCTATGAAACATATGCAAGTATATCATGATTGGTTTGTAAACAAATTTGCTAGAGAGGTTGGAGGCATTTCTTCGGCGTGTATTATTCCTCAAGAATGGGCGAAATTACCAGATCAAATTGCAATTGAATATTTATTAATGAATGCTTTAATTGATAATTCAGGGTTTGACAGGAATAATTCCACTACATGGTCTAAAACATGTTTTATGTCCAAGACAAATCCAAATAGAAATCGTTTATTGACCTCTTCTATGATATTAGGTTCGGAACCTTTACTATCTCGTCGTGTTCTTATATCAAAAAGAAAAAATGTTTTGGCTCGAATAAAAAATATTGAAGAAAGAGATATAATACAAGCATATTGTGCCGATAGTAGTCATATATATAACGAAAATAGTGATAATACTCACATTACAAATTATGAAGGTGAACAAATAAATATGAAATGGTTTCATGGTCCACTAGGAATGACGGTCGCGTGTTTTGTTATTCTTATTTTCGTAATAGGAATATATTGCATATTGTCATCATCACCATCATCACCATCATCAACATCATCTTCAATATCATCTTCTTCTTCTTCAATAAATAAATAAATAAATAAATAAAAATAAAATAATTATTAATATTAATATTAACTATTAATATCGGATTTCTTTGTTTGTTTGTCTGTAATCATGATTATATCATTTTTCATTCTTTCGGAATTTTTATTTTTATTTTTGATTTATTTTATTTATTTCTATGATATGAATGATTTTTCTTTATCAACATCAATACCATCCTCACAAAATTATTCTCTTGCAATTGCTTTAGAAGAATTAAGCCGCGATACTTTTATTACACCTGCTTGTGAAAACCATTTACTCTCTCAAGCATCAACTCATATCCAACTGAGATCTTTTCTTTCTGTATCAGAGTGTGATCTGCTTGCGCAGGTTTGGCAAATATTGAAACGACAAGAACAAGAACATAAACGTAAACCACGTTCAATATTAGCAAAAAAGAAAAAAGAACATTTTATTGTTCATTTAGGTACAAAACAACATTGGAAAGTTATGTCTGCATCCTCGCCACACAAGAAAAAAACTGTTTTATTCAATCCGATTCCTTCATTTTATTCAAAAAATATTATGCCTATTGAAGAGGAAGAAGAAGAAAAAGAAAAAGAAGGAAAATGGGTAAGAGAAAATTCAGATAACGACGCTGATGTCGATGTCGATGAATGCGACCCAAAAGACTTGAGTCAAGCGTCTGAAAGGGATGATAGCGATGGAGATACAGATGTTGATATAATTGATAGTGATGACGAAAACTATTCTTTGCGAGAAAGAATACGTAAAATTCAAATGCAAAGTAATAATAATAATAATAATACAACAACAACAACAACAACACCAATAATATCTGCAACGCCAATAACTAATACATCATCTTCTTTTATTTGTTTACCATCACCTCCATCAAATCAAAAACAAGAGGAGACGCTCACTATTTTAACATTTTGTAATTTCAAACAAAAATGGTACCCATTAGAGATTGGTAATTTTATATACGCTGGTAGTAAAAGCTCTCCACATATTTTGATGATATCATGTATCAATAATAATGGTAATAACAATAACAATAATATTCAAATTTCCGTTCAAAGGTGTTTCACAATTGATCAGATTCCAGGATTCATAGATGCTAGCCAAGTGTTGTCTTGTAAACATCTCATTTTGTCAGACAGGGTTGAAATTCTTCCTAACGAAGAAGAAATTATAGGTATATGTGATCCAAAAGATCATTTTATATTTTATGTTTTGGATTCAACAAGTCAAAAAGTATGTCGGTCTTCTGGTTTGATATTTTGCTTGTATTTGGAAGACAAATTATTATCTTCGTCAGATATAATTACAAAAAAATTATTGGATAAAGTGTCATCAAATAATAGCAATAACAGTAATAACAACAACAGCATCAACGAATCAGTGGATTGTACCTATACCATTGAATTATGTACATTTCGAGATTTTGTTTGTTCACAAGATATATTTATGTGGCAAACATCTTTCGGAAGCAAGTTTTGGTCTTCTACAATATTATCATTAATATCATCGTCAGACATGATTGTAAATAAACCAATTCAATCCATATTTTTTAATGAAACTAATAACAATATAATTCATAAAACATCTATTGAATTTATAAAAGGATCTGGACACATATCAACATGTGATCTTTGTCATCATAAAAGAGAAATTACTCACGTTTTGAATGTTTATGCACAAGAAAACAAGGATAAATTATTATCGTCCTATAATATAGGTAGACATTGTAAAGATAAAGTTCATGTGTTATCTTTGATAACTTTTAGTATTCAAAACATCAGAAGTGATTATGCTTACCAAATGAGTCATGCTAATAGTAGTAGTAGTGCAGAAGACAAGATTAAATATTTATTTAGACAACAAAATATGATTCAAAGTTTTGGTTCTAGGGCGAGAGATATAGTTTCAGACATCAACCAATTTTATATTCATGACCAAAAAGAAACAACAACAACAACGGCAAGTGTTTAATTTTTTTAAATCTTTATTACTCTGTATTATTATTATTATTATTATTATTATTATTATCTTTGTTATTTAATGTTATTATTATGATTGATAAAAAAAAATATATACTATACAATACAAATTAACTTCATTTTATACATTTTTATCTTTTTTTTTTGTTGTGTCAGAAAAACATGTCTTTACCACCAATTCTACCTCCTTATCCTATTAATATTGAGAATATTGACAAAGAAAGAGAATATATAGATTTGGCTCAAACTCCTGCGGATAGAACACCTCAATTTATAATTGCAGGCGGAACACCTGACTTTGCATATACACCAGGAGGTGGAACACCTGAATTTGTATTTACACCACAAGGTGGAGCGCATGAATTTGTATCAACGCCTGATATTATTATTAGAGAGCGAGAAAATGTACCTAATCAAAATTATGATGGTGTCAATGATAAATATTTATTATCTGGTAGGGGGAAAGTCGGTGACAATGTAACATTGAATATAAAAAATATTACAAAATCCATCTATACTGATAAAGAGAAAGTACAAGGAGAAGAAGAAGAAGAAGAAGGGGAAGAGGAAAAAGAAGAATTAGGAGCGGGTGAACAGTCTCTTTCAAAATCAATTATCAAATTTAATCGTATTGCTCCGGAGTTACCATACTATCCTGATCCAGAAAAGGATTATTATTACAACTTTTGGAATCGAATATTTACTCAACGTGATCATCATACGGGCGAATTCAAAGATGGGTTACCTTCCGCCGTAGCATCCATGGACGCAATTAAAAATGCAAAGCCTGGAACAAAGACCAAATTTCAACAACTTCCACATCATCAAGCCACTTCTCATGTATTTGATATTGGTGGGAAGCAAAGTGCAATTGTCAACCATGGTTTAGGTACAACAAAGACATGTGCTGCAATGGAAATAGTAAATAAATTTTTGATAAGACATTGGTCAATGATTCGAGATTTACAGATTGATATCAAAAATTTATCTTCTCCTCCTCCTCCTTCCCCTGCAAAAGATGGAGAAAAACCACAAGAAGAATCTGCCATAAATAAAAAAATACGCAAATCTAGATTAGCTCAAACAAAAAAGAAACTTGAAGATATTGCAAAAAAGCCGAGAGCTCGAGTGTTTGTTATTTATCTGAATACTGCCGTCCAGTCAACTTTTCGAACACATTATTTTCTATGCCCTACTGTACTTCGTGATAATAAAGATATATTTAAACATAAAGAAAGTATAAATGACGCAGACGAAGAACATCATATTGCTGATGATATTGAAATAGAGGAAGGAGAAGAAGAAGAAGGAGAAAATGTGTCATTTCCAGATGATTCCGAAGAAGCTGAAGTGGATGCCGCGGAACGAATTCGCCGAGATTTGAAAAAAATGCCTCAAGCTTCAAGGTTGCGTACGAATATCAAAATTTTAAGACCCGTGAAATTTTGGACAGCCGATGCGTTTTTGAAGCAAGCAGCACAGACAGAATTTACAAGTCGAGATGTTATTTTAATTGATGAATTTCATCTTTTGTTGGAGAATGATCCATTTGCCAATAAACGAACAAGAGAAAAATTATGGGCTGTGTTTTTACAAGTTTACAAACTTCGCACGACGGGTCCAATGAATAGAAGGCCACGATTAGCTGCCTTGACTGCTACTTTATTGGGACGCGAACCTTATATGTTAGGAGCAGCATTCAACTCAGTAATGAAAAAACCATCATTTCCAACACCTAAACTAGCTTCAAAATATATGGAATTGTATGACCCTTCCTCTATGAGAATAAATAAAGATGTGGAAAAAATTCTTAAAGATGCTTGGGATGAACATTGGGGTCCAAGTAATTTAGGTTCGAATGTTGATAAATTTAGAACTTTAATTCGCGGTCTCGTCACATATCTCGACTTGTCAAAAGAGCCCATGGTGTATGCTCAATTAAGGGATGGTAAATATCATGACGAAATTGAAAAATTGGGAATCTATTCAAATAATGCAGAATTAGACGAAAAGTCTCTTTCTTTATTGACTAGTTACATCTCTAAAGAAAGCTTAAACCCAGACGGACCACTTTGGTCAGTTGAAGCTAAAGTAGTATTACCAAAGAAGAAGAAAGCTGCCAAAAAGAAGCAAAAAGGCGCTCCAGTAGAAGAATTGGCAATTGGTGACGAAGAAGAAGAAGAAGAAGAAAAGAAAGAAGAAGAGGAAGAAGAACTTGCGGGTCAAGAAGGTAAACCATTATATGCTGACAAATTTGTTTTGGCTACAATAAAAGAACCCAAAGTTGTTGATAACCTATTCAAATCTCTTCGAGGACCTAAAAATCAAACGCCTCTTGGAACTGTAATTAAGCTAGTAAATGGTTTAAAAGTTTGGCAGACTAAACAGTATTACTCAGAAATGTTTCGTTTACTTTCTGCAGACAGTCACAAATTTCAAAGTAATGACACATATATAAATTTATTCAAAGATATTAGGAAAAATTCTTTATTTATGTCAATTTACGTCAAAATGCAAAAATCATATGAATCAAAGAATACTTTGAAAGAAGTTATACAGAATGAACCCAAACAAAAATATCCAAATGGAATGAAAGAAGCGGCAGAAAAATACGATTTGCTGAGATCATTTTTCAATAATTATCGCGTAGTTTTACAAAACATTGTATTCCAAGTCTTGAATGAGTTGAAAATAAGTAATCAAGATGAATTGATTGAATACAAGGATTTTAAACTTCATCCGACTTCTCGTCTTGGTTCGATTATACAATGTTGTGTGAAATTATTAGCTTCAATTAACGATTCTGGGACTGTTTATATAACTACAAACAAGCAAAAACTTGAGGGGCTTATCAAAAAAGAAGAAATTGATATCGAAAAAATGAAACCTATATTTAATTTTGGGTGGATGCCATCTTTGGATGACGTGAATCCCAAAAGGATAAAAAAGGTATCAAAGAAAAAGAGTAAAATTACAAAGAAAAAACATCGTCAGGAAGAAGAAGAAGAAGAAGAAGATGAAGACGAAGATGAAGGTGATGAAGATGAACAAGATGAGGATATAATTGAAGAAAACGACGACGAATCAGATATACCACATGCAGATATCACATCCGCGAATGAATTAAATAAGTTGAAAATAGAATGGCCTGTTTTATCAAAATTGACTGGAGTCACAAAAAGTATTTATTTTCTGGAAGAGGCTGTCATGTGTAAAAATCTCCCATTTCTCGGAACCAGTAGACTATTTGCTATCAAAAATTTATGTGACCAATACCCATTGTTGATGGAAAAACAAAACGTTGCTTCTAAAAAATTATTTGATCAAGAAATACAATTAGCTTCCAAAGAACTTGATATTATGATTGGTGCTCTTATATCTCGTATATGTCCTAAATATTTAATACGAGTTCCTGAAGACAAAGATGTAGAACAAAGTTCTCTTTTAGCCAGAGCTCGTAAATTTTGCAGATGTATAGAAAATGGTGCCAAAAAAAGTGTTGTATCTTTATTACAAGAGGATAAAGCCATGACATTTCATTTGAGTGAACATATCAAAGTTAGTTCAAAAAAGTTGATGGCTAAACGAGTAAATGAACTGAAAAACAAGGATTCTAGACTTCAACTCATGACAATGAAAGAAATGTTCTCGATAAAAGAAAATATATCACGTGATAGTACACTAACTATAACAAGTAAACTCAAAAATCAAGCGAAAGAAGAGACATCTAAATTTGTACTTTGGTGTGCTGCAAAATTAATTTCTGAAAAGAAAGAAATATACGAAAATGACATCAATAGTACATTTACAAGAGGAACAGATTTACCTTCAAATATACTTGGAGCCCATTTGATGCAATATGTGGAATCGGAAAAAGGCGCCTCATTTTTCGTGCCCGAATTTCCAATTGTTACAGGTTCATGGTTAATAATATTAAAAATTCATTATCCAGATGGCCATCACCCTTGGGATAAATTAAAATTTCTTGGATCAAAACCTCCTAAAAGTCGAGCTGGTGTCAATGAATTGCGTCGAAAATTTAATGAAAGTAAATACAAAATGATTGCCGAAAACATCAAACAAAATTATTCATTTAGACATTGGGTATATAGTGAAGTACCTGGAAGTATTAAACAATTTTCTGATTTTCTTGTACAAGATGAAAAGCAATCAAAGGCTTTTTGGCAATTAGGTAGATATGAACCAGATGCGCCTGCATCCGGCAAAAAGAGTCAAGTAATAACAAGTCGAGCCTCAACTATTGAAAAAATTACAAATGAGTTTATTTCAAAGGCTGAAAAGGCTATTAAATCCGTGAAATCTGTTGAAACGTCGAAAGGTGAAACTTTACAAAAATGTTTAAAAGAAAATAAACCTAAATCTCCTTATATAGGTTTTATATCTTTATTGACTAAAACAAAAGCAGATCAAGATGAAGCTTGGGTTACGGAAAAAAATAATAAAATGGTACAGTTGTTTAATGGAGATTGGAATCAAGAGCAACATTTTGTTTCAACGGTGATGGGTACAGGTCCTTATAATGTATCTATTAGTTTACATGATGTTCACTATGTTCATTTAATGAATGTGTCAAACGTTTCTGTTGACAAAGATAATCAAGCTGTATATAGAGCTATTCGAATGGGAAAACATTTATCATACCCTACAACAGTGAAAGTAATTCGATATCAATCTGAATTTGATAAAAGTGTTATTGATTTATTGGATGGATTTACATTGGAGACCTTTGATACGTTTTATATTGCCAGAAATGAAAAGGAGCAAGAATACCGTAACAAGCTTGAATATTTATTAAAGGAAATGAGTTTTACTTGCAATGCATTTGACAATGTTAATCAATTTGACTTTTGGGTAATGCAAAGAAAAAAAAATGCGGGAAGAGAAAGAGTAGCAGTAAGAATAAACATGGAAAGAGAAGTTTTTAATCCATTTAACGACGAACCTGCTTCATGTTACAGAGATGATGAAAATCCCCCCGAAATTGAAAATGTTTTCAAAAAAAAAGGAGAATCAGGTGAACCAGATCCTGATATACCTCCATCATTAGAAAAATTACCTGGATTATGGTATTTTGAATCAGGAAGTGTTCAAAGATATGTTAATAATGTGCAACATCCTGATTATGTGTACAATGAAAACGACGAAACGGTTTTAAAAAGATTAAAGTATGGTTTCAAACAACACCTTACCGATGAATTCATTGGATATGTAGACGAATTATATATTGGCAATGGAGTGGTAGACCCAATTGATAAAATCGATATTCATGGTTTAAGGCCTGCTAATAAAAAAGATTCTTTGCAAGATATTGTTCAAGATACTACCGAATCTAAAAATACAATGATTGATAGTTATACCAATCTAAAATGGTTTACGGGATGGTTACATAAATATACCGCCGAAGCTTGGCGCAAAGAAAGAAAAACTATATATGAACAAGCATGCCAAAAAATTCTTGAAGGTTTGGACGATGTCAACATATGGAATGGAGAATTAGTGAAAAAAGAAATGTTTGAAAATACATTCAGCCACTCTTTAACACCAGACAAGGATGGCTCGAAACCTGCTCCTTATTTTAGTCAAAGACAAGTCCAAAATTGGATGAAATTATTGGAATCCCTTTTAGGGGAAATGGAAAAATATGTAAATCCAGAAGGCAAATCAGGAGAGTGGATGCGTAGTTTAAATTATGAAATTGGACTGCAAATTTCGGCAGACTCTTTGAGTCAATCACACGCATATGTCTCTGCTTTGAAAGGATCAAATGAATTAACGTTGAATTTTAATGTTGCAACATCACTTAAATCTTTTTTAAGCAATAAACTGAATAACGGCGATCCAAAAAATACATTATATTATGAAACAGGACCAATAAATCCATACAATAATTTTGGTCAATACATGAAACAAATTATCGAACACGAATTCTGCCATATTTTAGTTAGTGTATTCGCATATGAATATGGTTCTAATCCTATGCCACACGGACCATTTTCAGATGGACATACTCCATTTTTCGCTCGTTTGTTATATTCATTATTTGGCCAAACTGACATGAAAGTAGAGAACAGACATGTTCAAAATGGAACAGTTGACATGGCCGCGTTTAGTTCTCAATTGGAATTTGCTAAAGATGTATTCGTGTGTCTGGTAACCGGATCAGTTCCTACATGGGCTCCAGCCAAAATTATTCATGTTTCAATGATGGGAAATACAGTCGATGTGAAATTAAACAACCCAAAAGAATTTGGTAATTTATACGCATACGAATCAGTAGGAAATTACATGATTGTTGACAGTCCTAGTGGCGTCATCAAAAATGTACCAATAACTCTTTTGAAATTGCCGGAAAATGTAGACAAAAATAATATTCATCAACCTCATATTTCACATCCACATTATTCAATAAGAGCTCCAGCTTTACCTGTAAGCGATCTGGTTACAAAATATTATAATCATCCATCATTTTGATCAGAAATTTTTAAATTTTTATTCATTGTCCATTCTTATGTATCTAAACTGATTTTGAAAAACATATAATAAATTCACTTTACATTTTACACTTTATAGATATTAAATTTTTGACAACAACAAAAAAAAAAAAGAAAAACAATATTCATCATGCTTACTAAAAACTGGTCAATAGTGTCTTTGGGCAGTGGTTGTAAAATGAATGCACCCTTTGGTGTTGATCAAGAATTTCAGATTAATAATGGTATCTATCGCGTCACGTCGCCAGCAAGTGATTTAATTCCATTTAAATTTCAAAAGTTTGCTTCAGATAGTGTAAAAGTGGGCACAAGTAAATTTTCTCTTTTCAGCTATGGTTGTATTGGAACACAGATTGGAGCTGGACCTTTGGTGAATGTTAAATTTACAATTCCTTCAATCACAAACCAACCAATCCTTCGCGTTGTAACAGATCCAAAAACAGGTTTTGAATATTTAACATTTGAGACCAATGCCAAAGGGTCTTTTATTCATAAACAAATAAAAAAGAAATTGACGGAGACTGATACATCACAAGACAAAAAAGAGGAATCGAAACAATCTAATCACAACGACAACGATAGCGACGAGAAAAGAAAAGAAACAATTATACAAGAGAAATCGAAGCAATCTAATCACAACAACAACGACGACAGAGATAGCGATGAAAAAAGAAAAGAAACAATTATACAAGAGAAATCAAAGTCAATAAAAAACAAAGATATAGAATCAATCAAAACCAAGACCAAAACTGAAACTGACATTCCTTTTAAAAAGGGTGATATTTTGAAACAAAAACCAGATGAATGTTTGCTAATACATTGCGGTATGAATACGCCTGCGCCTGAAGATCGCCGATATATTGTTCATAAAATCGAAGGTGACTACGTGCATGCAATTTGTGCATGGTCCCCTCCAGACGGATATAAAATCAATGTATCCAAACTCGAAAAAGTAACAGACGATGAAAACGAAAACCAACAACCATCCAAGAAACAAAAAACATAAGTTTGTGACATTATTTATTATTTATTATTTAAACATCATACATTAATTAATTAATTAATTTTTATGTCTTTGTTAAACTGAAGATTTTGAATTTCGATCCTTAAAAATTTATCCACGAATATTTGTTTTCTTTCTTTCTCTCAAATTAATCAAATTTTGTTGGACGATAATTTTCAATTACCAAATATTTTCTTGCTTTTACATCTAAAATTAGTAGCGTATTGTTCATGGCTCAATTTTGACTGGTCGCAAGGTGGCATGCTTTGTGCAGTAGAATGGAAGAACAATATGGGGCGAGGTACGTCTTAAATCATGAACGAGACCAGAAAGACGAGTCTCGGAAATTTCAGGGAATGTCTTGTAATGTGTTTGTGTTGTTGGAAATTGAACTGTGAGCTACACTTCTCATATCACACGACACGAGAATCTCTCTTTCATCATGTCCACAGAATCCTCTTCGTCGATTTCTCCTAAAATCAAGTATTATCGAGTACTACGTTTGGACGACGAACTGTACAAAGCACCAGGTTTGGTGAGACGTAAGGCTGATAGTTGGAGAGCCGGTCATCCAGTGTACTTTACCGATTATGCTGGGATACTTTCTTATGCATTTCATTGGGGAACTACGTACTGCGAGGTCAAAATCCCAAAAGATATCACAGTTACAACGAGTGAGCAGGGAGATTATCAAGCCGATCTCATTCGACTCGGAAAAGTCAAGCCAATCAATGGAAAGTTCATTGCACATGTACTCAAAACCCTTCATTCATCGGGAGAACTAACTATGCAGATGATCGGCGATCTGATGAATACGTTGGGATTTGAGATGCAACTCGACTTTATTCGGAATTGGGATCTGAACTGTTACCGAATCACCAGGATTGACAGAGAACTTCCCTCTTGTTGCGAGGCTCCCACAGAGCCACACACCAAATATCAACTCAAAACGTACTACAAACTAACGGATGACGATTATCAGACGATCATAAACGCAATCCACAGCGTCCTGGACGTTGATGTTACAATTAAGAAACAAAAACCCGAAGATAACGCAGAAAAAATCTCGTTAGACTCTAGAGAGCAGGATTCCTCCACCACTTGTTGAGCCAGCTTTTTTTTTCTTGGGCCTTGTTTGCCATATGCCATAGCAGAGTTGGATAGTTAGTTTGCGCATTGTTTTTTTTTTCATGTTACTTTTTGACCCATACATATTGAAACATTACTTCCCAACAGTCTCTCTCCTGTAGTTTTGTTTAAGAAGGTATAAGTCATGATGATGGTGGTGCATGGGTAAGTTTGACAATACAAATCTAAAGTGTTTGATATTCTTATGATTTTGTTGGACGACAACTTTCAATTACCAAGATCTAATAAAATATTACTCAAATATTTTTTTTGATTTTTTTTTGTTGGACGACAACTTTGAATTACCAAGTCCAAATAAAATATTGTTCAAATTTTTTTTTTTGATTTTTGTTGGACGATAACTTTCAATTACCAAGTCCAAATAAAATATTATTCAAATATTTTTTGTTTTTGTTGGACAATAGCTTTCAATTACCAAGATCTAATAAAATATTACTCAAATAATTTCTTGCTTTTGTTGACGATAACTTTCAATTACCAAGATCTAATAAATATTAATATGTCCTCAAAATCAAAAATCCATTTTATAGTATCTACTCAAAGAAGAAGGTCGCACTGCACTTGGTGAACCACCACACATTATCCCCATTGATTATGTTTCCAGATCATAGCACAGATTGAGATTATGAAATAAGATTCTCAAGGATGGTCATGCAGATCTATGCGCACATTGGATATTCAAAGATTCAATGTATGTATGACATTAGAACAAATGGAAGCAGCCTAGTTTTGAGAAGCATTTTCGTCTTTACTTGTCGTCGTCAACAACTATTGTTTGTATATTGACCCATTTATTGATTCCTGTTCAATTGATTAACGCGTGGACTAATAAACATGGTCACGCAGAACAAGATCTACAAGTAAGTGTGATGTTGGCACTCAATCAAGATATATTGTTGATGTGTTGTAAGATGAGTGTGTCTCATATAGCCTTGTTTAGATAGGGTTAGTAGCTTATGTTGTTCATCGCTCAATTGACTGGTCGCAAGGCGGAACAATGAAATGGTGCTGGCGTGCTTTGTGAAGTCGAACAGAATGGTTAGGTAAATCTAAATCTTAGACCATGACTAAGACCAGAAAGATGCGTCTCAGAATTTTAGAAAATGTCTTGTGGGTATCTCATATCTCACTCACAGTCCAAAGCCCAACAACGGAAACACACCTCCACACTTCTCCTCACACAAGAATCTCTTTCATCATCATGTCCACTGAATCCTCTTCGTCGACTTCGCCTAAAATCAAGTATTATCGAGTACTACGCTTGGACGACGAACTGTACAAAGCACCCGGTTTGGTGCAACGTAAAGCTGATAAGCGGAAAGTCCGCGATCCTCTGTACTTTACTGATTATGCTGGGATACTCTCTTATGCATTTCATTGGGGAACTACGTACTGTGATGTCAAGGTCCCACATGGTATTACGATTACAAAGCAGGAATGTGGAAATATCTACAAAGCTAGACTCGTTCGACTCGGAAAAGTCAAGCCCATCGATGGAGAATTTATTGCAAGCATACTTCGAACTCTTCATTCGTCAGGCGAACTGACCATGGATATCATCGGTGATCTGATGGAGACGTTGGGACTTGAGCTGAGGCTCGACTTCATTCAGCATCGGGATCTAAACAAATACCAAATCACCAGGATTGATAAAGAACTTGCCCCTTGCTGCAGGGCGCCCGCCAAACCACACACCAAGTATCAACTCAAAACGTACTACAAACTAACGGATGACGATTATGAGACGATCATAAACGCAATCCAGAGCGTCCTGGACGTTGATGTTACAGTCAAGAAGCAAAAACCCGCAGATAATGCAGAAAAAACTAGTTAGGCTCTAGGGAGCAGGATTCTTCCACACTTGCTGAGCCAGCTTTTTTTCTTGAACCCTTGTTTGCTATGACAGAGTTGGATAGTTTGCGCATTGTTTTTGATCCATACACGTTGAAACCCCTATTCTCAGCAATCTCTTTTAGTTTTGTTTAAGAAGGTATGAGTCATGATGATGGTGCGTGAGTTTTGGCAATACAAGCTATTTTGATGCGCAGTCAAAATACATTAAAAAGACTGTATTTAAATTCTACCAATGACTGATAGTACAGATTATTCGGATTCAAAGATTCAATGTATGACACTTGAACAAATGAAAGCAGCCTAGTTTCTAGTGACGACTATCTGTTTGTTGAAATATACAACTCAAATATTCTTTTTATTTTGATAATTGGACGATAACTTCCAATTATCAAAATCTAATAAAATATTACTCAAATATTATTTTAATTTTGTTGGATGATAACTTTCAATTACCAAGTCCAAACAAAATATTACTCAAATATTTTTTTTTTGATTTTGTTGGATGATAACTTTCAATTACCAAGTCCAAACAAAATATTGCTCAAATATTTTTTTTTTTTGCAAACTTGAAAACTTGAAGTTGTTGTTGCTCAACAAAATTATCTTCATCCTTGTTAAATTGTATTTAAAAATATAAAATTATCAATAAAGAAATAATTGACCACAGCAACAAGTAGAAGAAACAGTCGCAAGTAAAAATTTATTCAATTTGTTTAATGCTTGCGATGCTTTCATACAAGATAAAAATAAAATAAAAATAGAATTTTGGTTTTTGTTTGTTTATGATGATTTTTTTTGTTTTGAAACTAGTAACAAGTGTATATATAAATATTTAGGAATTAAGAAGATTCGCCCGAAAGAGATGAGGCGGGGGCAAGCAGGAGCAGAGAAGACGAGAGATCTTAGGCGTTTTGTTTGCCGTTAATATGAAGAACCATGACAGCGGTAGAGACGGCGAGAAGGCGCTCATGAGTGATGAGATGGGCTCGACCATAGCCACCGAAAACTTTGCAGTGACGGACAAAGATGTTCGACATCAAGTGCATCACGCGCTCTTGCTGACTCTGAAGGGATGCCAAAAACGCCTTGGCGTGATCGGTAGGAAGAGACTCTGTGAAAAGAAGGTCAATCAGAGAAGCATTTCTGAAGGATGGAGACGTGGTGCGACGGCTCTCGATTCCAGTCAGGATGACGTGATCCGACACGCGAAGTTTGCCCTCAGAGTCGAGCTGAACAAGGATGTTGTCGAGATTGCGCTTGCCGACAGCCGAAGGGAGTGTGTAGCACGCAGTCATGGCTCGAAGAACCTCCAGAGCGAGATCGGGATTCTCTTCCCAACAGGTGGCAGGAAGAGATTGAATCGTGGCAAGGCCAGAGGAGGCCATGTCCACCATGCAAATCTCAGCCGCGCTGTCGTCGCCCTCCTGTTTTTCGCCCTCCAGAGTCTTGAAGACGAATTTATCCAGAGGGAAGTCGCTGATATTATCAAATTGAAGGTAGACCATGTTAGCGTTATCTGCCGTCACGTGGAAAATAGGAACCTTGATACGGACTCCGTAGTTGCTCAGCTCCTTGTATCGACGCTGAGCCATGACCATATCATCCATGGCCTTCTTGGAAGTCAAATCAAATGGGCCGCGCCACACCGATCCATCCGAGATCACAAAAGCCGGAATTCGATCCTTGCGCTTAGCGTCCGGGGCATACAGGTGAAGACCCGCGTGAATTTGCTGAACAGTCTCGTCCGAGAGAGGAGCACTCGAAACGACAAGAGTCTGCTGATCCTTGGGGTACTTGTAGCTCTTCTCGTCAAAGTCGATGTCGAAAATCTTGGGAGTTTTGATAGCGTTTCCGCCATCAACAGCTTCCTTTTTCGAAGTAGGAGTAGGATCGGCACTCTTGCCAGACTTGGAAGTAGACTTGCTCTTGTCATCGAAAAAGCTGGAACCAGAGCCAGAAGAAGCACCCTTCTTTGCGGCAGCACCCTTCTTGCCGCGAGTAGGGGTATCCTCCGAGTCGGAAGAAGAATCCTTCATCTCATCGTCTCCGTCCTTGTCGACCGACTTCTTTCCCTTGCCCTTTCCCTTCTTGGTAGTCGTGGTGGTATCGGAATCATCAGTAGAAGCGGGCTTTTTCTTGTTGGTCTGCTTCTTGGCCTTCTTGGTCTCACCCTCGTCATTGTCTGCGTCATCTTCGGAATCGTTCGCATCCCTTGCCTTCTTTTTGGAAGTGGCAGTCGCGGCAGTCTTCTTAGGCTTCTTCTTAGGCTTCTCTCCATCCTCGTCTCCATCCGCGTCGTTCGCCTCGTCGGTATCCGAAGAGGAATCGTCGGCGTTCTTTCGCTTCTTGGTGGTTTTGGTTTTCTTGTCGGGCCACTCCAGGCGCATCTTGGGAAGAACCTCATTGCACCAATCCTGGATCCAAGTGTCCCAAGACGCCTTGTCGACGGCAGCCTTTCCCTTGGGCTTTGACTTCTTATCCTTATCGTTGTAAGCGCGCTTGATGGCAGTCCCGATCGCATCGGACCACAGATTATCCAGATCAGGCTGATCCGTCAAAAGCTTGGAAGACACGAGGTGATGGTACGCGAGAGCAGAATACTTGACGTTTTCAGTCGCCTCATCGCCCGGGGTGGACTCTCCGTCTTCGTCGACCGGAGGTCGGAATCCATCATCTTCGTCGCCACCATCCTTTTTGTACTTGTCCAGGGCCGCCAGACGAAGAATACCACAGGGAGAGCATGGAATGGGGAATTCGGTGTCCTTTGTGTCGCCACCAGACGAGGTGGGAAATGCATAGGAAATCTCCGTTGTCATGATCTTCTTTGCCGAATCAGACGGCGGCTTCTCGCCCTCGCCAGCAGACGCAGACTCCCCGTCCTGGGATGACTTGGCCTCGGGGATAATCGTAGCAGCAGAAGCCGCCGCCGCAGGACCCTTGCAGAGAATGTGAGGGGCGGTAGAAGGAATTGCCCCCTTGTACTTGTTCACAAACGTGAACCCTTCTCCGATGAATTCGCGCAAAATGGGCCTGTAAATCTTGGGAAGCTGCTTGTAACTAGCAGCAAATTCTTCCTTCTTCTCGATGATCTTCTTGAACTTGTTGGCGGTATCAAGTCCTCGGCCGCGGTCGGTAGACTGGTCCAACACCCAACGAGGGATGCGAATCAGAGGCGCGCTTTTGTGCTCGAGCAGGGACTTGGCAAGGACTTCGCCTGCAAGCAGGGCGCGAATGGCGTCGTCCTGAGGGTCGTTGGGATTCACCTGCCTGGTGACATTGACCGACTTGTTGAGCACGAGCAAAATAGCCTGGAAGAGTGCGAGGCGAGGATCGCACAGCTTGACACGGTTGGCGAGATCGAACAGAGTATCAATGCGCTCGACCATGTTGGCGGCGATAGACTGGGTCGCAGAGGGATTCTCGGGCTCCTCGTAGTCAGAATCCATGGCAACCACAGAGAGCTGGGACCACTTGATCTTGGACCATCCCTTCACCTTTCCATTCTCGTCGCGCTCCAAGGAAGGCTCAACCTTTTGCCACAGCTCAAGGTTGCGAAGCATTCCCCAGACATTGTTGACGATGTCCTTGTTGCCGACCCCGGTTGCCAGAATAGAAACGATGTTGGCGATCCAAAAGGCGCGATCAGAGTTGTTGTCGCACAGAGCGATAAACAGCTCATGTGCGAGAAGTTCGCTCTGATCCTTGGGGTTGAAGACAACATCGGCCGATGCGAGAGCGCCAGGGGTAATCGGTCCGCTGTAAACTTGCGACGCGTAAAGTGACGCGGAAGCAGTCAGGCCGGTTCGGTGGGTGGTATCGGCGAAACGGTAAGCCAGAGCGATCAGCGCATTCAGAGTGAATGGCAACACTGAAACTTCCGACGCCTTGGTCACCTTGCGCTCCGTCATCACCTTCTTCCACCTTTTGAAGGTACCCAGAACACGGTAGGGTGCGTCCGGGGAAGCGATACCCAGCTCCGTCAGTGCGATGTTCGCCATATCAGAAAACACAGCGTTGGCGTAACCAGACATGGAGCGCTGAACGGCGCAGAAGATAGCCTCTTTGGGCATACCTCGGGCGATGAACTTTTGAAGTCCACTGCTGAGGACGTCCATCGAGTAGAGAGCGGGACTAAGGGTAGAAAGAGCCATTTTTTTTTCTTGTATGGGATGGGGGGGTTTATGTGATGAGGGAGAGGGGTTTAGGTGGTGATAGTTTTAAGGTACTTTTGAGCACCTTTTGTGAGATTGTGTGGGGATCGGATGGATGAGGCTGTGAGTAGTTAAAAAATATTGGCAGTCGAAAATTTCCAAAAAAGAAAGAAAGTGCGTAAATAATCTAGATTTTTCAAACCATAGACAAAAAAACGTCTAACGCGAAAATATGTTATTCTAAGAGTCTAAGACGTAACGGCTTCACTGGATCAAAAACAACAATAAAAAAACAAGAGATGTGCAGGATGCTGTGCTACGATTGTTCTCAGATCACGCTTTTCTTTTCTTTAGTTATTTGTTTTTTTCTTCTTGTGATCAAATGGAAAGTATAAATAAGTATTAAATATTATTGCTCATTTTATTATTTTATCATATAGTACTTTTTCCTTATGTCCCAAAAGATTTGTATAACATATACAATCAAGCATTTCAAATAAACGATTAAACTAAACGAAAAAGAAGTAATTAAAATATATAGTATGTATTTATGTATTTTTTTTAAATTAATTAACGCTAATAGTCATCTTATATTCAAATACAAACTGATGGTTTTCCCATACAACGGTCAATGGATGTTCGTTTGCTCCTATTTTGTTCAAGAAATTTTGGTATATTGGTTTGGTAATCAAACTGTCGTGATATTCGTTAGTAGAAGGTATAAGGGATGGCATTTGAGATTCTTGCAGATCAGAAGATTTAATACAGCAGCCCAAAGCCACTCTGGCGACAGCAACATCAAAAGATCCTGAAGAACGTCCAATGTTTTGTCTCTGCCATTCCAAAACAAGATCTAAAGATCTTGTGAAATAATAACCTTTATGACTCGTAATTGAATTTATTGATCTACCGCCATGCGAGTAGCCTCCAGATTGAAAAATAGCATCGTTAGCCACAGAACCACTTGACTCAATAGCAAACATATATGTTTCTTGTGTGGGAATCAAAGGGTCGATTTTGTGCTTTGGATCCATTTTGTACTTTGAATGTTTGAGATTTAGAGCTTTCAAAGAGCCACGATACAAAAGCAGAGAGCTGATATCTTGAATTTGAGATAAGGTTAAAATTTTTACTGTTCGGCTTTTTGTTGAAACCAATATAGAAAGATGTTTATAAGCTTCATGTCCGCTTGGACAAGTCAAAATTTTAACCATGGAAAAATGAGTATGCGGAACAATTTTGAGAGATTCTTGTTTAGCGCAATTAATCCAATGAGAAGGCATAGGAACTTGTAGACACTCAAAAGAAACAGCTTCTTCAGACGACGATGATAACGCAGAAGAACTTGATGCAGAAGTTTTGATTGTACGTATAATTGATCGAGTAAAACCAGTTTTCATGTTAGTTTGGGTAATTGCATCTTCTTTGGGGTTTAAGGTGCTCACGGAGAACATAATTGAATAATTACACAGTGTGGATGAGGCCATCGCTGTATGTAATGATCCACTAGCTGAGTTATACCAAACATGTGCAATCTTCTTGGGTCTTCCCTGCTGTATCCAATCCTGATAAGCATTCTCCAATGCTAAAACCAAATTCGGGTACTGCTGCCAAAAGGGCATAGGAGTATAATTTTCCATCATTTCATACACCACGACAGGCTTCGAGGGAGGCAATTTCTTGAAAGAAGACGATGAGGAAGCCTTCAGCTTTTTCTGATGTTCCTTGATTTTGGAAGCCTGACGTACTGCATATGCCATATCATAATCATCTTCAACAGCACAATCGTCGTAAACGTCATCACCCAAACTATCCAAAATCTTGTGAAACTCGGGATCATTGAGCAAAACTTTCATATGTTCCTTGTTGGACAAATCAAAGTTTCCAATCATCATTGTAGCCGCGGACGCGGACGTAGATGTGGAAGCCGATTGCATGTCGACATTGGCATTGTCATCTTCTCCTTTTTTTTCCTCTTTTTCTTCTTCAACTTTGGATACAGAAGAAGAAGAAGAAGAAGAAGAAACATTGAAAATACCTTGATTCATTTTAGCCTCCATTCCTTTCTTGAACCACTTTTTATATCTTGATTGATGATCTTCAAGATCTTTTTGCATTCTATCAAGATTTTCTTTCTCTAAATCGATCGTCTTGATCAAATCCAATTCTCCTTGATGAGCATCGTCAACACTCTTTTTAGAAATCTTTACTTCGTTAGCAGCCGCTTGATATTCCAACTGACTTTCCTCCAAGACATTTTCTGCCTCAATACGAAGATTATCCATTTGTACAATTTTTTGTTTCTGTTTAATTTGCTCAGATCTGGCATCTTCGCACATTTTCATTACCAAGTTCAAATGTTTGCGAAGTTCAGTTAGATCGTTTATTTCATCGACACCAATCGAAAAAATTGGATCCCTAGGTACGATGACTTCGTCTTTGTTGGTGGAATTGATGGCAGAAAAAGACATATTAATATTAACCGAATCTGTAAAAGTAGAATCAAGATTATTATTATCGTCCGACTTAGATGATGATGATATAGAGTCCACTGTTTGGTTAGCACTAGTCATATCATTGCTAGTATTGTCCACGTCTTTCTTTCTTCGTTTAATAGGAGCCACATAATCTCCACTAATAATATTACTTTCTGTACACCATACATCCAAAGATTGTGCTCCATGTTGATGAACAATATCAACAATTTTCTTTACCTGAATGGTAGCAGACTTTCGCAAAAAATCCAATACGTACCACTTCATGGTCAAAGAAGAAACATCTTTATAATTTTTCTTAAAAGATGGAAATTGTTTTTCAAGAAGAGGTCGCAAATGGTCCAAGGTGAAACCGCATGAAACCAAATCCTTTTCGAAAGTATTAATTTTTAGAGTATTGCCAAATGCTCTGTTATGAGCTTCGAAAAATGGCCTTACAAGAACCGTTGTGTATCTATTCGCAACATCAACGAGTTCACATTCAGATTGAAGTAAAGGTATGGTTTTTCCAATAAAAATTTTAACATACTTGGTAGCGGATTTGTAAGATCCCAAAATAAATACATCCAATATAAGTTTTGGAGGCGAAGATTTCGGGCATGGTTTGGTTCCGATTACAACTCCAACAAGCCCAGGAGACTCGGATAGAGAAGTAGCATACACGAGATGGAAAATTGAATCGCCAGAAGCTTTAACGTTACTTTTTGTCTTAACTATATTAGAAGAAGAAGCAGATTTATTTTGCTTGTATGTTTCATAATCCTCGTCATAGTCTACCAAGTCATCTTGGTTTTCCTCTTCCTCTACTTCGACTTTTTTCAAAAAATTCTCAAAATGTTCATCTTCAGAAGAAGATTCGTCATAGTGCTTGACACTTTTTTTTGTCTTTTTTGTTTTATTCTTCTTTTGATCCTGAGTTTTTTTATTCTTCTTTTTCTTATAATCCAATTCTTCTTCTTCTTCTTCTTCTTCGTCATCATCGTCATCGTGTATAATTTTGCTTTTTTGTTTTCTTTTGACCAACATGTCAATATCGTCGCCGTCATATTCATTATCGTCGGTGTGTATATAATCTAACCATGCATCTTTCTTCTTTTCAACTTTAAGAGAGGAAGAAGGAATTTGGGGCTTTGAAATTGTTGTCTCCAAATTGGCGGATGATGAGCTTGACTTGGCGGATAAGTTCATAGAAGACGAGCTAACGGATGTATCAGAAGAAGAAGGAAGGTTGACATTTGACGAAACAGAACTAATTGAAGAAGAAGAAGGAGGTGGAGGTGGTGGCTTTGTGGTAGATGTCAGAGCTGCAGAAGTTTTGATCGTAGATGACTTCGCTGTTAATTGAAAAGGATAGGAAGTCTTGTTAGATATAGAGGAAGAAGAAGTCTTTTTTGAAGTAGTTCCCAGCATAGTTGTCTGCCTGAAAAAAAATGGAATGTGATTGGGAGATGTCGTCATAACGATTGACGTTTGTTACTTTGGGGCGAGCGTTTCTGTGTGTGTGTGTGTGTGTGTGTGTGTGTGGCGTTGATATGTTGAGTGTGTGTGTATATGGAAGGAACGAATGGGAGGTGAAATGCGAGTAAAAAGAGGTCACTTGTATTGTTTTCCAATGCGTTTCACAGCTTAGTTGTAGTTGTTGCTGGGCGCCAGTTAGTTGGTTAATGAAAAAATGTCAAACAAGAAAATGAATAAAATAATAATAATAAAATGTGGAAATTTCTAAAGACGTCTCAATCTCAATTTCAAAACATAGACGAACATTTTGCTTCGCAAACAATATTTTGCAATATGTAGTTTATTGACGTGCATACAAACCGGGATGAAAGCATATTACCATTTGCAATTATATCTATATTTTCTTGAAATAAATCAAGAAATAATTCATCCAAAATTGTCTCTACGATCTTTACATTTTGTGAAGTTAGCCATTTTTGAACGGAACGCATAAATTTGTTAATCACGTGCATGTGAACGTTAAGCGTTGATGTCCATCCTCCCGAAATAACATGTTTCCACACTTTAGGATGAACCTCGACGTTATTTGATTGTTTGGGAAACATATGCATAAGGAGCATGTACAACGTTGACATTGAATTTTTTGATACATTTGTATTATTTTCCAATATATCAAATAAATCTTCAGAAAACATAAATGATAATATTGGAATCATATGATGAGATTCCTGATTGATGTCCATATCTTCGACGGCGTTGATTATTTCGTCAATATATTTAACATGGATATTGTGCGATAAAGGGTTTTTGCATAAAAGTGATAAATATGATCTAAGGGAATCTATATCTATTTCGATGGGGATACCAATTTCTTTAAATCTGGATAATAAATTCCAAGATTTGGCTAATTCATTTAAATTCTTTTGGGTTTCCGAAAGTATGATACTATGTAAAAGATACTTACAATACGGATGTTGCCATACAAGATAGCCTTGTGAGTGAGATAAAATATATTTTTTAATTAAACTACATATTTTTGAACCATTTATGCATTCAAAAGTTTCTTCTGTACTTTTTGACGCCAAAAGCAGTGGAACCAAAAGAAAATCCTTTCTTCCATTTGCATCATCCCAATAATATATATCACTGAACATCTTACATTTTAATTTTGATTCCATGTTTGAAATTCTTGAATATATATCGCCTAGAGTTATTCCTAATTGTTTTTGGACATTTTTGAATGAACAATATGAAAGTACTTTTTTATATACATAGGAGAAATTCAAATATGATATGTTATTTTTTGATTTTAGTTGTTCTTTATTTTCTTGGTGGTGTCTTTCTCCTTCCATTTCCAAATTTTCTTTGCGTTTATTTGCCAACATAAGCCTGGAACAAAATGTATCACACATCCATTTGTCTGAAAAAATGGATTTGCATACAGATCTGTCAAATAAAAATTTTTCAATCAAAGATTCGTCATCTAAAATATATGCTATTCGGATATGAATAAGCGGAGCCTCCAATCCATTTTCTAAACATTGTTCTAAAAGATCAACACCTGAAATATCATTTAATAAACATTTTTCTAAAGTCTCATCGCTCAAAATCATTTTGGCTATTTTCCGTATACTTCTCCATTGAGGACTTTTTTCTAGGCTTTCCTGAGTGTAAACAATTTTTGATTGTGTTTCAATATTACATATCCAAGAGCATAGATTCCTAGGTAAACTTTTCGCTATTTGACAAAGTAATGCAGTATTAAGGATTGTGTCTGGGTAGTATTGAAGTATTGACAAAACCGTCAAATATAAATAATTCTGATCTATGCCATTGGTAAGTATTGTATATCCTATTTTTGTAGATATACGATACATTATTTTTGAAGCATGTTCTTGATTTTGTAGTTTCAAAGCAACTACATTTTTAGATTGAACGCAAGCACGTTGAATTTTTATAGCGTCCTTTAATATTTTATTTTCTTCGTTTTTAAACTCGTTGATTAGACGAATTCCATATAACAGGATAGAAGGAAATGATTCATCAACACAAGTTAACCTGTTAAATACACAATTGTACAAATGATCAATAATTTGTACGACAGAAACATTGGCAACTCTTTGTTGAAAAATAGTTTGACCATATAAAGTTTCGTTATATTGTGCTTCGGTTCCTGGTTGCATTAGATGAATAACACATTTATTTTTCAGTTTCGGGTAAATAATATAATATAGTACTCGTAAACACCATGGCGTTGCATGAACATTTTGTTTGCGTGGTTTATCAAAATTTGGTATCACTCTCTGATTTGTGAGCTCCTCGGTGAATTTTTGATTTTCCTGATCTGGTATTAAATCCCAAAACTTTTTTAAGTTGTCTCCTTGCGTCATATCACATGTCAGTAAGTTTATAAATGAATCGGATATATGAAGCCCTTTCAACCTCCATAGAATAATATAACAGTGTTTGTATAATGCGTTTTGACTCAATAATCTTTGAATGAAAGATATTAATGAGCTCTTAAACCATACAAATGATGATGCTATAGAAACAATTTTGTCGCGCAGTAATGGACATTTATCTGGAAAAAATAGATATTCCAAAAGTCTAATATCAGGTCGTTGATGCATACATAAAACAGTATACGGTTTAAACTCTGTCATTAATTTACAAAAAGACTGCCATGTGTCTGTCTGAAAAAGTTCAAATATTGGAATGTTGAGATAAGATGCACATTTGGAAGTATTATCTTTTATTGAAGAGTCAAAACCAATATCTTCATAAACACGAAAAGCTGTAGCTTTGGATGGCCATTCATTGTGCTCACATAAATGAGAAATAAATGTCAATACAGAAAAGGGAACTGTTTCTTCATCTTGTATAAATATAGTATTATTTTCTTCATTGCCCAAAGATAAATACTTTTGATAAATAAAACTTTCATAAAACATTCGCTTACAAGGTTCTTTTTTTATTTTGATTATGTTATTGTTATTATTACTCAATGGTCCCAAATTTACCAATATATATTCATTTTTGCTTTCTAAATCAATGGATTCAAGTTCAAGTTCAATCATACTCTTTTTGTGTAATTCAATTGCTTAATAATTTGTAGTTTGTATTTGTCTTGTTTTCTTTTTCTGATTCAGAAATGTGAAGTGTCCATAACCCCAAAAAAAAATAATTAGTTTTTATATTTCTAGAAATTTCATTGTCATTAATCATAGATTTTTGATAAATATCATATTATCAAATAACCACTTACATTTACATCTACATCTAATATTGAGATTTACATAATTCTTTCGTCTGTTATTCTTTTCTACTTTTCTGTTTCTTTTCATCAAGTACAACAAAAGATGAGTTTTACAAAGTTAGAAAACGAGGCAAAAGATATTTTGAATGAATTACAAAATCAAACATCCAATATATCATTGACATCAGATATTCTTTCGCCTTCTTCTTCGTCATCAGTGTCGCCGTCATCTTCTTCCTCTTCTTCCACCTCGCCTACTTTATCAATGGATAGTAAAAATGATAATCCAAAAAAAATTGTGTGTGCAGTTATGATTGTCAGAAACGAATCTAAAGTGATTGAACGATGCCTTAGTCACATTCTTCCACATATAGACACATTTTCAATTTGCGACACGGGATCTACAGATGATACCGTTGATAAAATAGTGAAATTTGCTCAAAAAAATAATCTACCAGGATGTGTTTATAACAATACTTGGCGTCACGATTTTGGGAGTAATCGTAACATGAGCATGTTGCATGCCAAAATTACATTACTCAAAATGGGAATCAACTTAGAAAATGCATGGTTTTTATGCGTGGATGCAGATTTAAATTTGCATACTAGAGACAATCTGCCTTTGAAAAACTTTTTGACAGACAAGAGTCGATTCATCAATCATTGTTATAATAATTCATGTCATACACAAATATGCGACAGAGTATTTAAAGCTTCACTAGACGTTGAATGTGTAGGACAAACACATGAGTGGTATAAAGTATATGGAGAAACAGTTCATTGGAATGATGCTGTCTTAAAACTAAAAGATGTATGGATCGATGATCGAGCAGACGGTGGATGCAAAGACAACAAATATACCAGAGATGTTTTATATCTTAAACAGATGTTAGAAAGAGAACCAGATAATAATCGTTATATGGCATATTTGGCTAAAACGTATATGTGGTCAAATCAATTTTCAGAAGCCATTCCTTGGTTTATTAAACGAATCAAATCTGGAGAAGACGATCCACAAAATTGTTTTCATGAAGAAAGACACGAGAGTATGATGAACTTGGCGAGATGTTACAAATCAATTGGGGACGTTGATAAAACGAAAGCATGTCTCGAAAAAGCCTATTTATTTATGCCAACTCGAAATGAAGCTTCTATTGCTCTTGCAGAGTATTATCATAGTCAGAAAGCCTTTGAATTATGTTATATGTGGGCTGAATTGGCAAGAAAAAATCCTCTCCCTGAACAAGTTATGCTAGGACTAGACGCATCGGTATATACATGGAAACCATTATATTATGTATTGATAGGCGCATATCATGCAGGAGAAAAAGAACGAGGGAAACAAGCGTGCAAAGATCTTATCAAATTGAATGCGCCTATGCCAGATACTTGTCGAAGTTATGCAAGAGAAGTGCTTGAACAGTATTATCAGTAAAAAAATGTTTCTTTAAGAGCTTGGTTTTGAGCGTTTGCGAGACGACGACTTGTCATCATGATCGGCATCAGCACCATCGTCCTTATCATCATTATCGTCACTTTTAGCCTGAAAAACAATATATTTAGGCCAAATTATGCGTGATGTCTCACTAGAGGCTGCCGGTATTTCGATTCGCACATTCCAACCTTGAGTTTTCAAGAAGTTGTAAATGTATTCGATTTGATAATTGGGCATTTTGTTGTCTATACGATATTTCCAAACTCGGCTTTTATCATTAGGATCAAATTTTTCTTTCAAGTCTGCAAAAATATCATTGAGCATCTTATTTGTTCCGTCTTGTACACTCTTAGTAAATTCCAAATGAATGTATTTAAACCAATCCTCGTCAGACATTGTATAACTGAGGGTCTTGTTTTCATCTGTTTGTTTAGTCTTTGAGATTTCGGTTTCTATTGAAGCCAAATTTTTGTTATTTTTATCTTCGTCCAATTTGTTATTGAGTGAATTTTGAATATTACTCAATATATCAGACGCGCACTTATAATCTGTACATTTGAATTCTAATTCAAATTTATCAGACTGTGAATGTTGTTGAGGTTTGTTAAATCTGACGACAATATAATAAAAATGACATTGAACTTTTTTCTCTGCAAATGATCGAACTTTGATTTCTGCAAAAGCTATATCTTCAGATTTAAACAGCTTATCATCTATGTTTATGTATTTGGGAGTCGACAATTCAGAAGACATATTGTTTATAAAAAAAAGGGATAAGAATAGATGAGATTGAAAGATAGATGAGATAGATGACAATAGTTAGCCAGAGACGGTGCGCTCGTCAATTGAAGTGGCTTTGTGTTTTTATTTTCCATCAATCGTACAAACAAAATTTTGGAAATTTCTGTCTATATCGTCTTTAAAATTTACTTGCGACAGATTTTTTGATTTGTTCATCATTAATCCACACATTTCAAAAGAAAAAGAAACAAAACAAAAACAACCATGAAACGCAAAGGTATCGAAGTTGTTGATCTTCTGGATAGTGATGACGATGAATGTCATCAGAAGCCTAGTTATAATCAACACCGACATACCCCTGCAATCAAAATTCCACGATTGGCCGCTTCATCTCCGTCTTTGTCCAATCAATATAATCATCAGGTTTTCGCGCCTGGTCAACTACTGTACAATCAATATCAATATCAGTCTATTACTACTTCTTCACGTCCAAAGCCCCCGTCTCCTTATATTATAACAAAACGCAATTCAGCGGCACCCGTTTCCGTTGCATCTTCTCGTCCTTTTCCTCTCCCTGTTGCCCCGTCATCTTCTCTGTCTCCTTCTCCCTTGACATCGGTATCAGCACAACAATGTCAAAAACCAAAACAACAAACATATTATCAAAGGCAAAAAGAGAAAAAGCAGCAACAGCTTTTGCAGCAACAGCAGCAGCAACAACTTCAACAGCAGCAACTTCAACAACAACAGCAACAGCAACAACAGCAACAGCTTTTGCAGCAACAGCAGCAGCAACAACTTCAACAGCAGCAACTTCAACAACTTCAACAACTTCAACGGCAGCAGCAGCAACAACAACAGCATCAACAAAAACAAAAACAAAAAAATTTCAACGTTCAGAAAAACCAAAATCCAATTATACCGCCAACTTCTTTACCTCTTCAACCTCAACAAATTTCTGATTCAACTTTTTCTACTCGTTCTTCAATTGTCTCCAAGGAAATTCAGAATCCGAAAGAGAAACCGAAAATTGTACCAGATACATTTTTTCAACTTGACGATCTTTCCAACTCAAAAACTATTATCGATTTTAACTCTCTACCATCTTTTCTTCCCGATATTCGTCCATTGGACCTATCAAATTTATGTGTGTGTGATACTCCAAATATATTACCTCTAGCACCTTGGAGAGTGACAAGGCCACTCGATATATCCAAATTATACTCATCTAATAATAACAATAATAATAAAGCGCGTGACCCTTCAACTCAAGTTGCTTTGGCTAATGACTTTGCTATTCGCGAACCTCCTCCGAAATCTTTTGATATTTGGTCACAACAGTTTATTCAGGAAATAAAAGCCGGTATCGAAAATAAACCAGATATCAAAATTGGAATGACGGGATATTTCTGTATACCCGAAAGTCTCGTAGACTCTATTCCCTTGGGACAAAATCTTCATACGGAAGAAGGTCGTACATTTTTTACAAGTATGGGACATTGCTCATTTTATTTTCCACCAGACGCACTTGAACTTCATGGAAAAAGGGTGTATGTTCGAATAACTATTACCGGTGGTCTTCAACCTACATTATTTCAAGGGAATATGTCAATTAATTCAGCTCAAGACTTTAGAGTTGAGGAGTATATATCTATTGAGACATGGAGAAAAAAGTGCAATGGATACTTTTCTTTCCATTATGATCAAAATATTATTCAAATTTCACATTTTGAGAATGGATTGCTTCACGATAACAAGTACAATGTTACTGATGAAAATGAAGTTGGTAACGTAAAACAAAAATCAATCCCGGCTATTCTGAGATTTATGGATCCATGTGTTTTACTGGAGCTTTGCAGATACCAATATGGAAAATTACATTCTCCTTCCCACGAAGAACCTTCATTTGTGGACTTCAGTCCATATTGGTTTATTCAATATCATCAACATGGTTTGTTACAGTCGCCTTTTATTCCCACGTATAAAAATTTGACAAGTTCGAACCAAGGCCAAGATACGGCTGTCTTGTATGAGACTCTACACAAAAAAGGTGGTCAAACGGGTCCTTCCCAAATATTTTGGTATGGTATGCGAACATATGAACTCATGGGAGTTAGACATAGAGCTCCTTGGGAAGGAGTTGCTACTTTATGGATTAATCATTCTAAATTCAATGAATATCATTTCTTGGGTCGCAAGGTTATCGGAACCATTCCTTTTACGGAACCTACAAATCCAAACTCCATGTATATTGTTGATAGTGACAGTGTAGAGTGGTTGTCAGACGATAAATTAGTTTGTTAGTTAGTAACATATATATTCATACATTTTTATTTTATTTTCTATTCATTTATTCTTTTGATTTGAAAAAAGTATTAGTATAAAATAGAAACGAAAAAAAAAAAACAACATTTAAACCTCAGAATTGGAGAATTTGAGTGTTTGTTATTTGTTGAAACAAAAAATGCTGTTTCAAGAAAACTGGGAACGTATAAAAAACAAGTCAATATTTGATTTGATTCTATTAGAAGCTCATAATGCTTGTAGTTTTAATGTGAATGCAAATTTAAAAATTGTATGTGATCAAAAATGGATAGAACATTTAAATAATATACCGCCTATTCTACGACAATTGACAGGTATAAAACGTATCTGCAATGATTTTGCAAAAACTCAAAACAGATCACTTGTTGATTTGTTAAAGACGAGTGGAGTCAGATCGCTAGATATAAGAATCGCCATTATTGATAATGTTCCATGGGTTCATCATACATTTTTAATATCTCCACTGTCTTTGGTATTGGAACAATTGACAACATTTTTGCAAGAAAATCCTTTTGAATTTGTACAAGTAAAATTAAAATGGACAGATGTTCCTCAAACTGTATATGACGATGGAGCTATAACAGGTTATATAGATGGGTCTATGAGTTCTCTGTGTAAAGAAATGTGCGCCAACAGAGATGAATATCTTTTTACGTTAGAACAACTTAAAAATGTTGATAAAAGATTATTTATTTTTATTGATAAACAAACCAATACTACCACAACTGCAGATAAAACGAAACAAGTATCTATATTGACTCCTTGGTCGTGTGGTTTTATAAACGAATTTAAAGATCGTTATAACGATACAAATGACGCAGCTCTTTTAATAGATAAGATAAATAAAGATGTCGATAAACTAAATATTAATCATAAATATTGTATACGATATACATTGACTCCCCAGTCGGATGATTACGTCAAACATATAGTCGCTTGTTGTGGACTGAGTAAAAAAAATTTGACTTTATCAGATTTAAATTCTTCATTACCAAATATATTTTCACCTGGACAGATTAATTGGACTAATTGGAAAAAGGCATGCAATTTAAGTATGGATTTTATTCCATCAAGTGATTATATTTCTCAAATTATTTTATGTAAAAAAATAATCTTGGATGAATGAATGATAATGACAATTTTTGTATTGAGAAAGTGGTGCCCCTAATATTAAATTAGGATGAAACCTAAATTGGTTTAACATTCATTTCTCTTTTTCCTTTTTCAATCAGCTCATTGAACTTCCTTTTTTCAAATGCCTTTTGTACAAGTGGGTCTTTGCTAATCCAATCCCACTCGGGATATGTTTCCGGTTTGTGTTCTTTAAGTTCAAAAGTATCATCAGAAACAAAATCGCAAACTTCATTGATAGTCACTTTTTTTTCAAAAATTATAAATCTTAGGCATCTGTCCTTGTCAATAAATAAAATTTCAACTTGATCAAAAAATATGTTGGCATCAATAGTTTGATAATTAGGATATTCTGTATTCATTATTTCTCCAATTTTGGCATAGCTTGCATTTTTGTCAGCACGCTTGACTTGTTGTTGTTGTTGTAACAATAAAGAACTAGACAATTTTGACATAATTAATGTTTAATTAACTTAATCTGTTTTTTCTATTTTTCCTTGTATTTGTTGTGAGTTTATATGTTTTCGTGTTTCGGTGTGCGTGCATGCATGTATCGCTAATTTAAAAAAAAAAATAGAGAATATATTTATTCAAGAAGTTGCAAAGATAAAAATGGAATGACAAAAATCAATAATAATAGTAGTGTGCAAATGTCTAATGAGTGGAATGAATCAAATCATTGAATTCAAGCAATTGGACTTTTTTTTTCTTTGAAAAACAATTTTACATTGCTACCACAACAAAACAAAAACATACAGAAACGCAATAATTTTGTACGAATTCCCAATTGATGAATCTAACGATTTTAATTTAGGTATTTAATCTGTGTTTGTTTTTGTATGAAAAGCGAGAAAGACATGAATAGACGGAGAAAAGAGCAGACGTGATCGCACATTCATGAAAGCGTGATTATTTTTGATCAAGTAAAAAAATGAGATAAGCGGAATAAAGACTCAAAGACGTTAAATTTAGAAATTTGTGAAATAAAGACAAGGATTATTTTTTTTTTAAAATCATTTTTTTTTTTGCTTTGAGTCACATTTTTTTTTTCATTCTGAACCACCATTACAACAGACGAACAGCACAACGGCACAAATACATCAATAACAACGTTAAAAAAATGGGTTCATCGTCTAGTTCATCATTTCTTTCATATCCCATCGAGAATGTATCAGTTGAAACATTTGGAAATTTGGACTATAATGTTGCCCATGCGTGCACTCAAGGATGGAGACGCACACAAGAAGACAGGATAACTGTATCTCTTAAATTGCGCAATCATCCGAAAGTCGCATTTTTTGCTCTGTTTGACGGGCATGGTGGATTTGAAACCGCAGAATATGCCAGTAAACATTTTGTCAAGTATTTTGAAATCATGAAAGATCCAATGTATGGCGATATACAGGAAATTATCGATGCTTTTATGAATTTTGATCAAGAAATATTAAATCATCCCAATAAAAAAATTGGAGATTCTGGATGTACAGCCGTTGTTGTTCTTTCTTCTCGTGAAGACGGAAGAGATTCCGAAGAGTTTGATGTAAGAGTCGCACACATAGGAGATTCACGATGTATTATATCAGAGGAAATTGGAGGTTGTCCAATCGTTTTATCTTCAACACAAGATCATAAGCCTGAAAATAAACAAGAAAGTGATAGAATTTATAGGGCCGGTGGATGGGTATCAGAAAATCGCGTCAATTCTAGTCTTAGCATATCTCGTGTTTTTGGAAATCGAAAATACAAGATTGGAAATAAGGACCCTTTGCTTCAACAAGTTATCGCACGCCCCACAATCGAAGAAGACATAAGGTTGTTTGCCGATTGTAATCCAAAAATTGCATTGGTATGCGACGGTAATCTTGAACGTCAGACAAACCAAGACATTGTTAATTTTATATACGAGGAATCTTCACGTGCGTCTACAAGATCTTGCGATTCTGACAATACAGCGACTTTCAATCAAGAAGTCGCCGAAAATCTTGTAAGACATTCTCTCAGTACGGGAAGTACTGATAATATTTCAGTTGTTCTTATTTCATTTGAGAATGGATCAAATTATGGTGGTCAAAAGTATTACAAAAGAAGAAGTTGCACCAAGGAACAAATGTGTGATGAACGATTTGTCAAGGCATATATTGCGGATGCGGCATTTCACGATGTTTTTTTGACAAAGAGTGATTTGCCTACTTCTAATTATTATTGGTCTTCTAAATGTAACCGCAACCACGATTTGACTCAAAAAAAATGTTCACGAAGAAAACTTAGACGTATGGGAGTTTCAAGAAGTGAATATAATTTTATACCTCAGCTAATTCAAACTGATATTCAACTTTCAGGAAAAGATGAAAATGCGTGCGATGGTAACATTATCCGTGTCAACTTTTACCTCGTTGATGAAGATGGTATATATCGCCAGGACAATGGAAAGTCTCTTATTCATCGCTTTAATTATGCTGAAAAAATGTTTGGAACCAAAAGTTTATGTAAAGACTTTGTAAACAAATGCATTGCTCATATTCATTCTCCATTAATCAAGGAATCGTACAGAAAAACAATGCTGTCTAATTTTACCAAGTTGATTCGTCAATACCATAACAATGAAGTGTCATGCCTCGACGCTGTATCCAGATTTAGAGATGAGGTTCTCTTGAACACAGCTCCTGATAATGATTGTAATTTTGTTTTTGGATGGAGCAACATGTAATAATAAATTATACAAAAATTTTTATAATTTCTTAACTTTGTCTTTCTCAAATATTAGCAGTGCCATGCTATAATATACTATAATATGATAATATATGAACTATAAACATTGGTTGTCTTTTTATTTTTAAGGTTTATAGTTTATAGTTGTTGTATATTGTTTGAATAAAAAATCATTTTGATCACTCGCTCTCTGTGTCACTCTTTGTCTGTTCTCTGTTCTTCTGTCTTGAAGTTGAAGTCAAAAAGGATACATCCAAAAACCAATTATTTATGAAGCATTTATGAAATTTCTTTCCAAATCAAAAACTTGAATTATGCTGGTTGTTATTTTCATATTTTATTCTTTATTACATACTCACAATTTTTGATTTGTGCTCTCTCCTCTTTCATTGAAACATTTTTCTTACAACAATATCGCCAATTGCCGAGACAAGAAGAAAAATGTCGGACATCAACACACACTCCAAAAACAATCTTGTTTCTGATATTAATTATACTGCTACTGCTACTCCTGATAAATTAAATCTTTTTTCATGCTTTAATTCGCCAAAAATCATGACGCGCTCGGCGACAAAGAGACTCTCTGCCCAAAGTCAGTCTCGTACACCTTCTTCGCGTCAAAGTGGTTTGCTGGATTATACTGATAAGGATGTCTCAGAACTACCATTCCCATCACTTTTGGATAGTAACGATGATCATGATTCTTCTATTCCTATTCCTGTTATCGAGAATTCGGTATGTTGTATTTCTACTACACTCGAAGATGATTTGTATGCAAGAATTCCTCTTCCGTATGATGTAGACATGGAACAAGCTGCCATTGATCTGTCTTGTCTCAATATTCATATCAAAGATCCTAATTGTGTCATTAATCCTCCCAAGGACATGTGTTTCTCCATTCCCCGCAAGGAATCGCTTTCTACTCTTCTGGACACTTTCCGTGCTGTGTTGGGGAACAAGGTCAACTGGGTTGAAATTATTTCGAAACAAGATTTTGATGCATGGCACATTGGTTCAAATACTCCTATTGAACCACTTGAGAAACTTGTCTATGAACGTCGGGATATTAAAGACGATAATAAGCAACCCGTCGATAACTCTTCTTCTTCATCTTCTCCCTCAACTACCTGTACTACCACTACCCTTACACTTTCTATGTTTACATTTCAAAATGGACCCGTTTGGCTTATATCCTATATGTGTATCTGGTTTGCTTTTTTGCTTTTTTATGCCGCTGTCCAATCTCCTTCTGGATATATCTTTGGTTTAGCTTTGATTGCTCACAAGCTCTTTTTTGATTATTTCAAGGTGCAAACCTGGTCTTGCAAAAATTTGGTTTTTGCCTCTATTCTTGTCGCTGTTGCGTTTGTTTCTTCCGCCTACATGTTTTGCCCTTTTTCTTTCAAAACCTTTTTTATGACATATTATTCTAAACTCTTTTTCCTAGGATAAATCTTTCCAAACCTTTCTCATCTTCTTCAACATCATTTTTTTAAAATTCTTTTTATATATAAATTGTTGTATTTTTATAATTGTCAATTAAAAAAACAAAATCAAACAAATCATTTATTTTTAACAGCAACAACAATTAATTAATTAACTAGTTTAATTGAATCATGTTATCGTTATTGTCAACGACATCAATATCTCCGTCTTTATATTCTACATTATTTCAAACTGATCCTGTTTTAAATAAGCCAGTATTACGACGTTGTCTAGATAAATATGACTTGAATTCATCGTCATCAAATAAAGCATCAGTTTCTGCGCGGCTTATTTGTGGGTATATTATAAAATTGAATCTAGCTACGAGACATGATGTCATTGTGACCAAAAATATAAATTTTGATTGGATTATTTCGAAATTGAATGGCTCCGAGTCTTGGTTTCAGGCTTTCCGCCAAGGATATCAATTCTCAAATATATCTAAAAGTGGCCCACAAACTCTTTCAATGGAAATTAGTTTATCTTTACAAGAACAAAACTCGCCATCTATTTTGATCAAAGAGATTAAATCATGTCTTTTAAATCTAAAAGCATTGTCTGGTTTTCTTGTTCAAAATTTAAAAAATATTCGTATTGCCAAAGATAAATTATTCATAGATGCAGAAACAGAAACAGATGCAGAAGCACAAATCAATAAACAAAATTCGAAAGAAGAAAATGAAGTTCAACAATGGAATATGACTGTAAGATCAGAATATGTGATGGATTTTATAAATCGTGTCATTAATAAAATATGCTTTATCTTTCAAGATATACTCATTGATATATTTGACTTTAATACTAAAAAATCAATATTAATTCCGATGTCGTCTTCTTTTGCTACTACAAATACTAATATTACCAAACTAAATAATGAAAATAGTATTGGTAACGAGAATGATGGATTGCCATCTCAAAATACATCCAAACAGCTCAACACTTTGTTGAATTTTTCAAAAGTGATAAGCGGCATTAGACAAGAATCTTTGCAATTAAAGCAAAATCAAGCCAGACTTCAATTAATACACAATGATCTTTTACAGTCTAAAACAGAGACATGCGAAAAACAGTTGAAAGATACTCAAAATGCTTATTTGAAAAGTAAAGGAGATGTTCAAAAACTTAAAATGCAATCTGGTAGTAAAGTACCTGAAGTCTGGCAAAAAGCAATTCGAGAGGTGCAAGATGACTACGAACGTAAATTTGAATCACTTCAGAAAAAGCTAAACGATATCATGAATAATAACAACAAGACATCTGATATTATTTCGTGGAGAGATACACAATACTCAATATTATCTCAATTTGTAAAAGATATGCGAACCAATACACCCGAGATTGAAAAAGAAATTACTGATAAAAAACAAGAAATCATTGTGTTGCAAGAAAAATCAAAAGAAATGGTTGCTGATGCAGAAAAAACATATAATATATTATTACAAAGATACGTCAAAGATGATTCATTTCAACGTGCATTTATAAGATGGATATATAATTTATTGAATATCATTGAATCAACATGGTCAGATACAATTTATAAAGATTGGAAAAAGTTACAACAACAAGAAGATAATAGTAATACTAATACTAATGACGTTGATACTGATGCATTGATTCAATCAAATCAACCAAGTAAAACTCAGCAAATCCAAGAATATTTGACGAGCATTATGGAGGATTTGTCGGATACAATTGGTTTAACTATCCAAATGAATACTCCGGATTTGATTCTTCCATTTAAAAAACTGTTGAACGAAGAAAGTTACAACGGTTCTTTCTTAATATAGGAATGTTTAATCAAGTCGGTTTGCTTTTTGGCAAAATTGACAAGATCTATGTCTAAAGGGTCTCTTGGTTTTAAGGCTGTTAATTCCCGTCTCATTTGAGAGCACTTACATCGGTTGTGATACACTTCGTCCAAATATGATTCAATTTCTTGAAGCATTTTTGTAATAAATGTTGTGGAATTCCATTCAATACCCTCTCCTTTCGGCTTTGTATACAAATTTAATATATTTTGCGAAGAAATAAATTCGGCCATATCGCTATTAATGCTATAATCATCGGAAATTGTAATAACTGGAGCATTAAATGGCCATCCTGTATGACTTCCAACATCAATCATCAAGTAAATTTTGTTGAATCGTCGGGATGATATTTCAGCCGTCAAAAATCTGTATTGTTGAAAAACATGAATATTGTATTTTTTATTTTCTTTTAATCTCCAATTATGGAACTCGGCGTCAAACCTCTTTTTATATGTCGAAGGACATTCCTGTTTCGTTTGCAAATCCTTGTATTGAACTGACATTGAATCGTTAATCGTAGTAAGATCTGATGACGAAGAAGAAGAAGAAGAAGACATTGTTATGATAATATTGTTGTTGTTTTGTAAATAATTAAACAAGAATAAATAAATCGTTTATGTGTGTGATTGAATGATTTGTCCTCAATGTCACATCTGTTTTAAAAAAAATTATAACAAAATAAATAGTTGACAAATAAATTTTAAGAGTTTATAAAAATTTTACTTTTGAACAATAACAATAAATAAACAAATAATCATCAATCAATTTTTTAAAAGTCGATTATACAAATCATGAGAGCATGCTTTTATATCACACAAAGTCCATGTAAAAGCATAAGATTGTTGTTATAGTACAAATCGTTTTCATTCATGAACGTACCACAATAAATACCATATAACTCTCCCTCTGGCGTGAAATAACCACCAGAAAGAATATCAAGTGGGTTAGGGTTAATTTTTTCTGTTCATCATCATCAATTCATCAATGCATGCGTTTTTAATTGTTGGAATAAAACAAATCGTGTAGCGTGTGTGTTTGTTTGTTTGTTGACAATCAAGCGAAAGAAAATTTGAAAAAAAACCGAAATTTCAAAAAAAAAAAACTCGAGTGTGAATTTTGTCTTCTTTTTTTAGAATAGTCTGCGCACCAACCTTACCAAACGCGTCATCATTCACCGAAAGACAATTTAACACATCAGCATGGACGCTGCTTCTTGGCGTCCGTCACCGGCATCGCGTGCCTGCCAGGACGTGATGCAGTGCGTCTTTGCCTTTCTAACACTGACGGAGTTGGTCCAGGCGGCGCGCTGCTGCACACCGTGGGACCGGTGGGCAGTCAAGGCATTTAGGCGCAAGGACAAGGTGACGATTTATGATCCGACGCAGCTGGAGACGTTGGCGGATTCACGTCTGCTGCATCACGTCACGGAAGTCGAGTCTGTGGGCGACTGTTGTGTCGACATGATCAGTCATCTCGCTCACGCAACGAACGTGACGTCGATGGACGTGGCGATTGGTGGGTGCTCGCTACCGTGGAATCGACGTTCCCATGTTTCGTTTCAACTACCATCATCAATCACGAACCTGACACTCAACGTTTCCGGATGCCTCGATCGGGTGCTGCTGGAAGAAGTGAGTACAGCGACATCGTTGCAGTCACTTACATTAAACTGTGATCCGGAAGTTGTCGACACCTTCTACCTTCCACCCGATCCCTTCCGTCAACTCTCTCGTTTGCCGAACCTGACATCATTTGAAATCCATGGCGACGTCCATATCACAATCAGTCATGTGCACGAAATCAAGCAGTTGGCATCACTGCGTTGTCTCGACATGTTCAATGGCAGCTGGTCAGATGACGAATTTCGCGAGCTATGTTCACCGCCCCATGCACTACGCAACCTGCAAGACATCAACCTACAAAGCACCGATTTGAACCGCAAAAACACAGAATGTCTTCGTCACTTCCCGACGCTTACCAAGTTGCATACATATTGTATCGAAACCGATGCGTTTCCGGTGCTGGCGCGTTTCTTGCCGCCGGCATGTACGGACTTGACCATCAACGCGGTATTCGGCGAGACGATCACGATGGCCATGTGTTCCAGTCTCGATTTATCGCGCATCCAAACGCTATATTTGGAACGTATTGATTTGTCGTCTGACGACGCAGTCACTTTCCTCAACGAACGACTGCCGTCGCTCACCAACCTCCGACTTTGGCGTTGCCCGCTCCCATCGGATCCGTCGCGGTTGCATATGCCACGTGTCACCAACTTCACGATCCATGGTCTGGACGAAGAACGTTTCGTACGAGAGCAGTTCACTGGATTGGTGGCGCTGCGTTCGTTTGTTTTCCGTCTTTAACGTCGTCGCCGCATGGAGATGCACCGGAGCTGACGCCAGATATGATCAGGCGCGCGTCAGATCGAGGACCCGGTGTTTCATCAGCTGTACAACTTCCTCGAGGATGATCTCCGCATGACGCCGAGTTTGCCAACCTGTGCATATGGGAACGACTGAGTCTGGTGACGCCCAAGAGCTGATATAAATTGAACCGCGAACTTCATTACACAGGCCAATGTGTACCATACAACCCATAAGGCGACTGCACGGACAGTATTTAATTTTGACAAGGAAAAAAAGAGAGAAAAAATGATATCATTTCAGAGCTTTGTCAAAAAGAAAAAAATATAAAAATATAAAAAGATTTTATGTGTAGGCAGGCAGCATGTCATTTATTTAAAAAAAAATTTACTACATATAGACCCAAGTAAAAGATTTACTGCTAAGCAAGCATTGACACACCCATATCGTAATAGCTAATCAAATTATTTTAACAAAAAAAAAAAGAAACAAGGTTAAAATTTGTGATAATTTTTGAATTTTAAAATAAAATAATTAAAATTAACTTTATACAACATATGACAATAGTACAAGAGCACTACTTTTATGAAATTTTTGATAATCACTTTTCATCTGACTCACTTGCAACAATAATCTTTTTTCCCCCAATTATTTATTTTCAATGACATCAACAACGTCTCTTGTGGGTTATCATTACGAAAATACCGAGGCATATATTCTTAAAATGATTATACATTCCATTGCGCTAATGATATTCGTTGGGGTTATCAAAACAATTGTGGAGTGGTGCATAGGGGCACAACTATCAACTCCTCCTCCATCTTCCTCAGAGAATGATGATGATGATGACCAGGATAAAAACGACACTGCTGATGAGTGCTGTTATGATTGTGAGGATGACGAGAATTTGGAAGAAGAAGAAGAAGAAGTATCTGATTTAGAAGAAGATGACATCGAAGACGAGGAATCTGATGAGGAGGAAGAAGAAGAAGAAGAGTCGGATGAGGACGATGATGAGGACGATGATGAAAACCAAGCGAGGAATGATATTGATTCCATTGTATGTACCCAGTCTGAGTACGACTCTTTTCTTGATTTGATTGCGTCATATGTTGACGATGCATATGCCCACGGATTTGACTATAAATATTTGATACATTTAATCGATTATCCTCTGCGTCGTATTTATGGCCACTCATCCTATATTGGCCAGGATAGACTCGCTTTGCTTGCGCTGCGCGTTTCTATTGCTTCATCTTCGGCCTATTCCGATAATAAAAAAACCATTAGTCGAAGAATGAATGAAATTGGTAAAATTATTATTCATGAATTATCAGACGCAATCTATCAAACAACAATTTCAGCAACGACGTCCGAAGAAGTAGAAGAAATACCTAGCGTTCAATCTCGTTTAAGAGCTATATCACAGGTATATAAACTTGGTTGGGATGAGGATGAGGATGATGAACTTAATACAGATGCGGATAGCAAACATGAAGATAAAAGTGAATATATTGCAATCGATGAATGTAATGAGGATGTGGATGAAGATGAACTGATAATTGATCACGAAGACAATAAACAAGAGGAGGAGGAAGAAGAAGAAGAGGAAGAAGAAGAGGAGGAGGAAGAGAAACAATGTTCCCACTCAGACTCGTCAAATTCTGACTCTTCGTCAGATTCATCGTGATAAATCGGTCTTGACCATTTTACATTTTGAATACGAGGTCTGAATCTTGTCCATATTTCAAATAATTTTGGTTTAGTTGATGATTGTACATGTTGCATTATAAAATCTATAGCTAAATTATTTTTTTTAATACCACATGCCTTGGCAAATGTTTGAACCTTGTCTAATGATAAATTACTTGGCATTGAACTTGCGACAATACATGCAATAGCATATCCTAGCTCGAAACAATTATACTCTAAACTTTCTTGTTCTTGTAAAATAATATTTTCGCAATAACTCATGGCAAATCGCACGGGTGCCCCCATATCTATTTCTTTATTTGTTTGTGTAGGCTCACTTGTTACAGTGGCTTGATAAAATACATTTACAATATCGTATGTTAATATATTTGTTATTTGATAATCTATACTATCAAGTATTTGTGTTTCCATCTCAAGAAATTGACCTCTAGTAAAAGAATTATCAGATATTTTTATGTAGTCGCTAACTTCATATGATGATATTTCTTCATAACGAGATGCGATCGAAAGAGCCACACATCCAACTAGTTGTAGTCTTGACCTTTTTAAAGTTGATGATGATTTAACAGATAAAAACTTATCAATAATCCAAACAGCTAATGGAAGTGTTCGTGGTCTATATTTCCATTTAAACACAACTGCATAGAGCCAATCTATCAAAACAGATCGCATTTTCCAACTTAAATCTAAATTGAATTGCATATAATTTGAATCTATGGCTGGTATTTTTTCATTTACTAGTTTTAAATTGCACATAAAAGATTTCCATTTATTCAAATTATGAACCTCTGTCCTGGCCACCGATTCATATATTTTTGGCAATTTAGATAGTAATTCTTTTTGTTTATCAACATCATTATAATCCATTTCTGTTTTAAATTTCATACATTTTTGGTTGTGATCGCTTTCACTTTCACTAGAAGTATTTGTTACAACATTACTACTAGTAATAGCAGTATTAGTAGTAGAAGTATCGCTATTACACTTATAATAATTATCTGGAATTGATACGATAGCATCATCAACATTTTCTTTTATATATTTGTATCCACTTGCCCAATTAATTATCAATGTAAAAACAAAAACAATATCCAAACAAGGATAGACACAATTTCCAAGATTATGTATTTTCCATTTTTGTAAGCTAGATGGAAAGTAATTATTATCCTTGAATTCTATAACAGTATCCTTAAACAAAGACTTTAATACAGAAATTCTACATAAGTATTTATTTCCAGTCTTAATAATGGGAATTATTTTGAATACGGAACATTTATCATCATTTAAAATCCATTTTACTGAAACTTTGAAAAAATCATGATGATATGTTAATAATGATTGTTTCCATTGAAGTTCTGTAATCTCATCGAGCAATGATTTCAGATACGTGACTTCTTTTTTTTTGATGTCTTTATGTGTATTACAAAGAGATGGATGTTCATTATATAAAGATTCAATTATTTCTTCAAATTTATGATTTTCTTTCTTCATGATGAGTGGGAACTTGATGTTTTTTTTTAAATAATTTAGCAATACATATGCAAAAAAACAAAAAACAAAATAATCACAAAAAATGGAATTATTATTATCATCATCATCATCGTCATCAACAACAACAACAATAATAAAAGGATCCGAAAATAACAGCCCAAAAAAAATTTCAAAACAAGACAGATATAAGCTTAATTTGAAAATTGGCGAAGGAACATATGGAAATGTATTTAAATCTTTAGACACCGTAACAGGAGAAATGATTGCATTAAAAAAAATAAAATGTGATGGTAATTGGGAAGGGGAGGGTGTATCTTGTTCTACATTAAGAGAAATATCCATTTTGAAATCGTTGAATCACCCAAACATTATTAAATTATTAGATATGTGGCGAATAGACTATAACGGAGACGCGAAATTAAATTTAGTGTTTCCCTTATATACTTGTGATTTAAATCATTATATTAAGTTTCCAAAACATTATCACATGAGCCAAGATGATATACTGGCTATGATATCATCATCATTATCGTCGTCATCGTCAAGTTCTTCTTCTTCTTCCTCGTCATCATCCTCATTGTCTACTCAATCAATCGTCAATAAAATCAATGTGGGTCGAAAACCGGTCTGCAATGATTTTATAAAAAATATGATGTTTCAGTTATTATCTGCCGTAAACTATTTACATGAAAATGGTTGTATTCACAGAGATATAAAACCTCAAAATATTTTGGTCGAGACAAAAAGTATAGAGAAAAATGAATGCCCAAAGCTAATTTTGACAGATTTTGGACTTGTACGTCATACAAAAAAGGAACACAGAAGAATGACAATTGAAGTGGTCACTCTTTATTATCGTGCACCAGAAATTCTTATGGGTTTAGATATATATACAGATGCTATTGACATATGGTCTCTTGGTTGCGTTTTTGCTGAACTAATGACGGGACAATTTTTATTTTCGGCAGACAGTGAAATTGATTTACTTTTTAAGATTTTTAAATTATGTGGAACAATCAATGAAAATCAATGGCCGGGCGTTACAAACTTACCATATTATCCTAAACTTGCCCCTCAGTGGAACATCGAAAGTAGAGACAGTGAATGGAGTAAAATATCAAAATCTGTGGTTGCTATAGATTTACTTAAACGGATGTTATGTCCGAATCCTTGTAATCGAATAAGTGCAAAAGAAGCAATGGCACATCCATATTTTTTGGGAATTTAAAATATGAACAACGGTATTCTTTTTCTCTTTAATCGTCAATCTCTTTTTGTCATTAATTTGTTAATTAGTTATATGAATTATGTAATTTGAAATAAAGAAATTGAAATATATACTATTATTATTATGATTTTAAACAAAAATTACAAATCAACATATCTATCAAATACAAGTAAACTTGATGTAATGACATCTGACTTTTGAATAGATGTTCCCGTTATGGATTTCAATTTTATTTCAAAAGGATCTGACGATGTCCATTCAAATGTCAACATGATATGGTCAGAAGGGGTAACTGTTGCACAGGATGATTTGCGAGTAGAACGCTGATTATTATTATTTACACATTTTTGCAACCGAATGACAATGCGTTTCTTAGCAAGTTTTAGTTCGGGATTATGAAATATTGTTGTAGATGTAGATGATATTGGCAATTCAGATATAGAATGTGATTGTAATTCATAATCCATAAATTGTACTTGAGAAATTTGATCATTGCCAGCAACATTCATTTCAAATAACATGGTTTGACCATTTTTAATAAATTTGCTTATCCATTTACCTGAAGGAAGATTATTCCAACCAGAGAATTTATCTAGACTTTCTAAGCTGGGTATATTTTCGTCATCGTCATCGTCATCATCATCGTCATCATCATTATTGTCGTTGTCATCGTCGTCATGTTTAGTATTGTTGAAAGCATGTGTATTCTTTTTATAGCATTTACTCTTTGGAATGAGAGATAAACTTCCCATACATGGAGCATTCATTAATGTATAAAAAATATCGCGCTTTTGATCATATGCCAATGTTAACGTAAATGCTTGCTCAAGTTTATTGCATCGACGGAAATTCCCATCGTTATTGGTGTCCCCATCGTAGTCTTCATCGTCTACAATAGCATGTCTAGAAAATGGAATATTTATAGTTCTATGAGTAGAAGAATAAATATTGGATGCACAGTACTCTTTTGCTAATAACCAACTGTTTCCAAGCCCATCTATTTTAGCACTTTTCACAGCTATCACTGATTCACATCTAGGTGTATTTTTATGAACAAATTTAACATCCAATCTTAATTGTACCAAGCGTTTATTTATAGTAACATAAATTTTTCCACCATATCTTTTAGATACGGATGGCATCAATTGTTGTTTTTTATGGTTAGTTTTTATACATTTGATTAATGGTTCTTGTGGGGAGGAAGACCGAAGCTGTCCAGATACAGGAAAGTCGGTTGAATTGGAAATGGAAACTAGAGTATTGAAATTGGAATTCCACAACCAATTTACTGTAAACGCCACACCGTGTGTTGATACAAACGTTGTGGACAATGTTTGGTTATTAACGTCTAAACGACCAAATGTATTTGTGTCGCTATTATCATCATCGTCATCTTTGTTGTGTAATTTGATTGCAAAAAATTGACCGCTTTCTGCGTCAGATAAATTACCGTCAATGACTTTTCCTATACTATTAATTGTGAAAGATACAGTGGCACTTTGAAGAGTACATCCATTAGGGAGTCGTCTGTGAGGATCGATAAAAGAAGACAATGGTCTTGCAATTAACACACGATCTTTTATGCTTGGATACAATATTGTACCGGTCCAAGTAGATGGTGTAACAACGGCAAAATGGTTTATATGATCACCTAAATTTAATTCATCCTCACATTTCTTATCATCTTTGTCTTCACATTTTGGAGGATGAATTGGGAGATGCGAATGTGGTGGTGATGGTTTGCACGTTTTATTTTTTTGATCACATAACCATAAATACCACAAACAAGCAGCAACACCACTAAATAAAATTGCTATAAAAAGCCAAAATATAAAAGACCCATCATTTTTTTTAACATCATTTTTTTTTCGGTCACGTCGACGATCTAGATCCTCTCTATAGGAAGGTGAATGTGAACGCGACCGAGATCTACTATCGTAGTAATAACGATAGTGTTTTCGGCGATCTTTTTCGTTGTTATATTCATTATCACTATATTTATTTTTTCGACTTTTATTACTTTTACTCACATAATAACGGTCATCATCATCAATATCATTTCCTTCGTTTTTACTATATCTATCTTTTTGTTTTCGTTCTCGTGTGATATCTGTTCTATTACGTGTTTTACGCACAGGGGAATCGTCGTCATGGGGTGGAGACATCCTGTTTTTTTTTGTTTATATACAAAATCTTAAATTGCTATTATTATTCCCAAGGTTGTTTTGATATATAGAGTGTAAAAAAAAAATAAATTACTTGTATGTTTTTTTATTTTATTAAAACTGATAGATAGATATATTATAATTATATAATACGTTAATAGCAAAAATAGACCAATCGAACGAATCAAGGTTTTTTTTTTAAAAAACTTATAATTAATTTTTTTTTGTATATATGTATCAATTACATTGCAACGAAATGCAAAACAAGCACAGAATGCGAAAGAGACTTTGGGAGATGTTGAGCTTTTACTCGAACATCTCGCTATAGGCATCACCGTTATCCGCCAAAACCGCAAAGTTGCCGCGAGAAAGGGTTGGTTTGCTCATGATAGACTTCTTTGGGGCGGGAGGAGCGCTTTTCTTAGCAGGAGTGAAAGCAGACGACTGGGGCTTGCCGCCAGAGGAAGAGGAAGAAGAAGAAGACTTTTGTTTGTTGGTTGGCCAAAACACAAAGTTCATGAAAAAGATATCGCGACCCTGTGCTGTTTTCTTGTGGGACTTGGTGTAGCAGATAGCCTTGTGGTCATTTTCATCGCGGTCCTTGTTTGGCTGATAAAAACTCAAATGGTTGTTGATTTGATAGACCACCTTTTCCGACATGGCAGAATCGCCGGAAAAGTACTGACTCTTGCGCTCAGGTCGGTTGACGTATGCAACGCCTCGGGGTTCCTGAGTCCCTTGGAAAACGTTGCAATCCCAATGAATGCAAAGTAGAGGCTTGATGTTTGCCAGCCACGCGTGCATGCTCTTGGAATCAGCAATGACTCGGCTGGCATGATCCATGTCGCCAAACTTAATCTTCCCGCGCTCCTTAGCAAAGAAAGGGATAGAATCCAGTGACACCAAAATTTGGCGGAAACGCAGACGAGCTTCCGTCAAGGTCTTGTTGTTCATGCTGTTGCGATTGGACCAGGCCTTGAAGTAGTTCTTCTTGTAGGTAGGAGCACAGTCGGAGTACATCTGGCTGATGACGTTGAGGTATGTCGAAAGATCGCAGATGCCCTGGAAGCGTCCGTGCTTTTTGGCGTGCCAGTCAATGACGAACTTCTTGTACTGGGCAGGGGACTGACTGGAAGTCTTGCGCGGAACAAACATGTATCCGCTGTCATCCTGGAGCATGGCCAAGAGAGCTGCCATATAGATCAGGCTGTAAACAGACTTGGTCTCATTCCAGATGCGATAGATGATGACTCCGTCGCGAAGAGACGTAGTAAGATGAGGAAGAACACGAGCCATTTCACAGAGAGTGATGTTGGTAGGCTTGAAGAGATCCATAAACTTCTGGACGCGTTGCTCTTTGGCTTTCGCCTTCTCCTGCACACTGAGGTCCTTGTACTCATCGTCGTCATCATCGTCCGTAGACTCGTCGTCATCCATTCCGTAGTCGATGCGCGGAAGGAACACAGATCTCGTCTTCACGAACAGAATGTACATGAGCTGTCGGTACGCAGGGGAATCCATGTCGTCGGGCACATGAGGGCAGGTTTTCAGAAGTCTGTTGAAGATCTCCTTCTGACGAACGGTGAGAGCGAAGAGAGTTTCCTTCTGAGTCTCAAACAGCGCAAAGCTGGCACATGGAGGGTAGGAGAAGGAAGCTCCGCTCTTTGCCGAGACAAACATGTCTGGGGCATTGGCGGCGCAGTATGAAGCCAGCGTGACTCGAAGAATTTCCTCAAACTCCTTCTCCACAGTATCGCTGTTCATAATCATCCGCATACCCTTGTTGATTTCGGCGACAGAGGGCTTGTTGACCAGTTTGATCAGTCCCATGTTGACGAGGTTGAGAAGAGCGCCATAGTAGTTCTTCAGAGAGCGAGGTTTGAGAATCACCATGGGATCCAGATTGGCATCCAAAAACTCGAGAATCGTTCCCGACATATCGAGCTTGTTGAACGAATTGTCCTGGAACTTGCGGAGAGCGCCGAACTCCTCGGGCGTGCACAGACGAAGCACGCGACCAGGAGCCGTTCGACCGACTCGTCCGGCGCGCTGAGTCGCCGAGGCCTGTGAGACCGGTCGAGACTGAAGAGACTCCATGTCACTGGTCAGACCCATCTCGACACACTTTTCCTGAAGAAGATCGACCACGATGTTGAGTCCGTCAATGGTAACAGACGACTCGGCGATGTTGGACGCGACGACGATCTTGCGACGACTGTTTCGCATCTGTCGAATCAGAACATCCAGTCCAAGCTCCGCCATGTCCTGGTTGGTGAGGCCGTGAGTGTCTTCCCATTCCGCAGCATCGACGGCGCTGAGAGGGACAGATCGCTTGACCAGATCCATCTCGGCAGGAGGAACCGCTCCGTAGCAGCGCAGAACCACACAACCCTGAAGATAGGGCTCCGACGCGAGATCGTCGACCAGTTTCTCGATCGTAGCCGAGCCAGAGCAGAAGCAGATGATGTCGCCAGGCTTGTCTCCGAGCTCATTGTGAAGTTCGATACAAGCCTCCACGGCCGGCTTAATTCGGCAGCGCTCATCCTCCAGGGGACCGACTGAATACGGAAGGTACTGAATGGTGACTGGATGGGTGAGCTTGGTCTTCTCGATGACGTGGATGTTTTTGAAGAAGGTGAGCACATCCACGCCAGAAGAAGTCGCAGAAGCCAGCATGATGCGCGGCCCCTGGGATCGATCGTAGCCAGGAAGTTCGAGAATGTAGCTCAGAATGCAGAGGAGCTTGTACGACTCGGGTGTGTCGACGTGGATCTCGTCAGGCATCAGCCCCGACGCAAGTTCCTGCAGAGCACGCTGCTCAGGACAGTGATCCAGAGCAGATCGCTCCTCGACGCTCGTGATGGAGCTCTTGCAGCTCGACAGGATTCCGATGAGAACCTTGCAGAGATAGCCCGTGGTGCAATAGATCAAGTTCGTGGAGCTGTCAAAGTTGTACACCTTGCGAGCAGCATAGCCCACCTTGAGATTGGGGCGCAGTCGACCCTGGAACTCATACAGTCCCTCGGCAGCCATTGCCGTAGGGACAGTGACGTACACGCGCGGTTTCTCTCCTCGCGCAACGGCATCCTCGATCAACGCCACCGGCCCCTCCACCGACTTTCCGGATCCAGTCGAAAGGTTCAGAAGAGTAATATCTTCCGAACGAATCGACTCGCGGATCTCCTCGGCGTACTCGTGGTAAGGGAGATCGAGTTTCATGGACGTGGCCGTCAGATTCGAGCTCATTTTCTTCTTCTTGGGCGAATAGTTGTTGTTGTTGCCGTCTTCGTTGTTGCCGTCGTCGTTCTCGATCGAGGAAGTGGTCTCCTCGTGCTGCTCATAGAGATGTTGGAATGTAGGCTCGGAACCCTCGTCGAAATCGACATTTGTCGAATCGACTCCAACGTCCATCGTCTCGGACATGACCTGCTCAGGCATCTCCTGTTCTGCGAGAATGACGTCCATATCGCTCGAAGATGTCGTGCTGGTCTGCATTTCGGTGACGGGCTCGCCATTCGACGAGAAGGTCGTGCCGACAGCGGGGGACGCGGCGACAGGAGCCGCGAGAATCTCAGAGGGGGAGTTGGCGGCGGAAGAACCTTTCTTCTTGAGCTTCTTGGCCGCCTTCTGGTCGAGTGCCTTCTTGTGCTTGAAAAGGCAAGAAGCATGACCCTTGAGGTATGACCCCGCAGGAAGATTGTTCTCCTCGTCCACCTCGCACATGATGGGTTCGGTCTCCAGGAACTTGGGGTACCAGAGGGAAAAGAGATCCCACAGCTCATTGTCCGTCGTGAAGTTACCCCCGTTCCACATGGAGTTGAAGACGAGAAAACGGAAGGAGACGTAGTCGTACACAGGAGCGGGACAGTCGCCAACGACAGCAGAATCGTCGACGACAGAAGTAGAGTCGCTCATGACCGAAGAAGAACTGTCTCCGCCGTAGAGAGACACCTCAGTGTGAAGCCGGGTGTTCGTAAACACCTGAGGGCGACGACGGAGAGTCTCCTCTTGCTGCTGCTTCGCGCCTTCGCCGTTTGCATTCATCAAGAATGGATCGGATTCGCGAACGAGACCAAGAGAGACCTTGTGCACGAGAGCCTCGCGAGAAGTCGCGTCACTGGGGACGACAACAGAAGACAGTGCGCACGTCTCCGAATGCTCTTTCTTGTGAAGATACTTCAGGCAGGCAGACGCCAGCTCGTCAGAGATCGTCACCTGGTTAGCCATAGGTCCCAGATACTGGTAGGCCTTAGCTCGCTCTTCAGGAGACAGGGTAGTTCGAATCTCGTGACACAGGTTTCTGTTTTCACCCTTGTACTCCTCGTGAGCAGCAAGCACAGCCTCATCAAGGATGGCCACCGCATTGACGAGATCCTTGTCAAGACCGGACTTGAAGAAGATTTGACTTTTCTCATCGGAGGAGGAGTCGTCAGAAGAGATGACGGGCGTCTTCTTCTGCCAAGGAAGCTGGTGTGCCGAGGGGGTCACACTCGCGCTCGTCACTGTCGCTGCAGCGTTCGTGACGGAAGAAGCCTTCGTAGTGGTCGAGGAAAGCGTGGGCCAAGCCTCCCCTCCGTCAGTAGTAGACGGCGCAGGAGGCGCCTTGATCGAAGAAGACGCCTTGGTCGAAGAAGACGCCTTGGTCGAAGCAGAGGAAGGCTTCTTTGCCAACAGCGAGGCAAAGTTGCCAGCGGGCCCCCACGCCGGGGTCTTGTTGGTCATGTTGTTGTTGTTGGAGGTGGAAGAGGAAGCGGAGAAGATGTTGAAAGACATTTTTGTTTTAGTAGTAGTAGTGGTAGTGGTTGTTGAAGGGTGGTCTATTTTGACCTTTTTTTTGAATTTTGATTTGAAGTGGGATGTTCCTGTTTAGTTTGTGACTGTTTGTTAGTTTGTTGACTCGTTCGAAGTGTGGCGGTCAGGTCATGGGAGGGGGTTTTCCATCCGCAACAGAAGGTGAATATATTCCAGCAAAGACGTAAAGACGATATTTTCGCATAATTTGAACGGGGTGAAATATAGACGTCTTGGAATTTTATTTGCAATTGCACAATTTGATGAAACATAAAAATATTCTTCCACTGTGTGTAATAATCATTTTCATCAACAATTTATTCATTTCAACCAACGTAACACATAATATTGACATCAACCTATAAATTCTTTACTGTTAAAATGGAGCGTCTACGCAATTTCATTCTACAGAAACCAACTAAAGCCCAAGGTATGCGTGAATGGCTGCGAGATACCCCTGCAAAAGAAAGAAATACACTACTCTCTACGCCTTTTGATGGTAAAATTGCTTTGTTCCATGCAATTGGAATGTTGGATGTCGACAATTGTCGCGTTTTGCTTCAATTTTACGACGACAAGGACGAGGACATGATTTTATATCTTTTTGCGGGCGAGTATCTTTTTTTAACTCTTGGTCGTCGTATCGAAAAATCCATTGTCGAAGAAAAAAGTAGTTGGGGTATAACAGACGAAGAATGGAGCAAGTCTGAATCAATTCTTTACATGTTAAGCTGTCATATATTGATAAATTTTGATCAACTTTGTAATTGGACTATTTGGAATAAAATGCAGACAGAAATAGAAGAAGCTCGTCGCTACGAAGTGGCGGCTCGATTTCGGCGCCGTGCGTTGATGGATTGTGTAAACAATTTGTTTAGAGTTCCAATACCAATTGAAATTGATGACATCTTTCAACGACTTAAACAAAAGGTTATTACAATTCGCACATTTCTTCAATTGAAGAGATCTAGATGGTACCGTGATGCTTCCAACGCACTAAAAAAACCTCACCAAACTCGAGATTATGCTTTATGGATGCGTAGCATCCCAGGTCGTATCAAACGGGCCGAATGTGCAGCATTCGAAAATCTTTTGTTAAACCAAGGAGATGTGGAGGCTGCCATTTCATTAGAGCCTGATGCATGTCTTGGTTTGCTTCGACCAACTATTGGAGCGCTCGAGCTTGATGAAGACGTACACAAAAAACCGCGCCCATTTCAAGAATTGATGCGAGAAGCACTTCAACGCGAGCATCGGGAACAACAAGAAAATATCGAACAACAGGAACAACAAGATAATATTGATCACATCAATATTTAGACGTGATATAATTTTCCAGAATTTTCTTCCAACTGTCATTTGATGGTTAGTTTGTTTTTAGTTTACATATCATATCACTTCAACACTTCAACAGTCACTTTTTATACAGTGTAAATTACGTATTCATTCGTTAACTCCATCCAAATTAACTACATGTCTTCTCCGCTCGAAATAGCAACGCAGTCTTTTAAACCTTCTAAAAATGATTCTATAGCTCCATCCTCAAATAAATCTCAATGTTTAGCAAAATTCACGGTTGAAGTTCAAGGACAAGAAAGACAACAAGAAACAAAAAATATAATTGTTGATTTTTGTACAGAATCAAATTACGAAATTTATCAATATGATTTGTTTGAAAAGCTTAGAGAGCCCATGAATAAAATTCTTCCAGGGGGAACGTCTATTTGTCCAGATTCTGCATTGAATGTTAAAGAAGTAAATATACCCTATTGCGAACATAATATCAAGATTGATATAATTGCTGAAATGCTTGACAAGAATTTTGGAAAAGATAATAACCGAAACTATTTATTTAATATGTCGTTTTCAGACTGTAACCATCAATATGGCATAATCGTAGATAAATGGGATGATTTTCAAGATGGCGATATTTATGGATCTAAACAAACCATCCGATGCACGGGGACACAAAAATCTCTGGAACGTGCACTTCTACAATTATACTTTTCACTCCCTGTCAATATTATGCACCACGATAATATTACAGAAATTAATCGACGCAAAATTCAAAAGTTTCACATTATTGGAGATTTAAGCAAGACGCCGGAAAAGGATGAACGTGAAATTGAAGTTGTTCCTGCTTACAACTGTACTGAGTGGGTTGATAATTTTGAGTAGGAAATTTTTTTTTTTGATATTGCTATATTGTTAAAATTAGAAAATCACAATTTAATACACAAAAAAAAATCATTCAAAGAAAATGGGTATGTTTGAAGAAACTATTTACTACACATATGCGAAATGTCGTTTTCCACTACTAGTTAAACAGCATAATTGATGATCTTGTTTGGTCAATGTTTTTATTTAGGGCCTTAGTACTTGTTACTTGTTGCTTTTGAGGCACAACGTTAGCTTTATGTGAACAACATCCATAAAAAACTGTTTTTGTGTGCCATTTGTGAAAAACACATATGACGAAATTTCAAAACATTTTATAATGCCTTACCATTTCACATTATAAATTATAAATAACAACAAAATTATTTTGTGAGTTGTCATTAATCATTAACAAACTTGAAAGAATGACCATCATCAAAAAAAGCAAGCCAATTTGTTTAGAATGTTTGAAAGATCCTTTTTTTCAATATTTTGACAGCAAAGTTTATGGTTTTGGACTTTATTGGACTCCATATACATGTACACACTTTCAAAAAAATAATAGCACACCTTTTGAATGTAAAAATACCACAACAACCACAAAAACTCATTTTAATCAGAATCTACAAAAACCAGCGACACATTCATGTTGTGTCATTTGCTAGAGCTTTACATTATTATTATTTTTTTTTATAACTTGTTGTTGTACACTTGTTTACAAAAATGCAATCAAAATATGATATTTTAACTAAATAAATCCTTATGTTCTTATGGAAAACAATCTGTGAGATTTGGATCTTTTATTTGAAAATAGTACAATGATTCCTTCGCGCTCGCTCGTCTTTAGCAAGATGTAATTGAACAACTGCAATTTGGCGTTAGTCTTTGTAATTATCAATTGAAAATTTCTGTAAATGTTTTGATCTCTGTTGCTTTAATTTCTCTAAATGTTTTCATCTCTGTTTTTTTGCACTTTGTTTTACAAAGAATTTACAATTTCATTTGAGCCAGTTATTTAAAATATATAATACATATTTGTAGAAGATGGGTCTGTCTGAAGAAACTACTTGCTATACATGCGCAATATCTCCCTTTCCGCCACTAGTTACGCATTTCCGAGAGGTCGATACAGGAAGACCCGTTTTCTATGGATGATGTTCACATAAAGCTAAAGTTATGCTTCAAAAGCAACAAGTACTACAACCACAACCACAAATAAAAAACCACTGACCAAACAATCAATCATTCACAAACAACATCAATCATGCTGTATCATTTGTTAAAAAAATATTTATAACGAAATTTCAAAACATTTTATTATGCCTTACAATTTCACAACAATTGTAAATTGTAAACATCCACAACAACAACAACATTATTTTGTGAATTGTCTTGTCATTACAAACTCAAAAGAATGACCATTGCATATAAAAAAAAGCCAGTTTGCTTAAAATGTTTAAAAGATCCTTATGTGAGATGTTTGGACAGCAAAATTTCTGGTCCTAGACTTTATTGGATTCAAAATACATGTGCACACTTTCCAAAAAAAAGTACATCTTTTGAATGTAAAGATAAAAATACCACAACAACCACAACAACACCAACAACCACAACAACTCATGTTAATCATAATCTACAAAAACCAGCGACACATTCATGTTGTGTCATTTGCTAGAAGTTTACATTATTTCTTGTAACTTGTTGTTGTATATATACTTGTTTACAAAAATGTAATCAAAATATGATATTTTAACTAAATAAATTCTTATGTTATTATGTTCTTATGACAAACAATTTTTGAGATTTGATATTTTATTTAAAAATAGTACAATGTTTCGTTCGCGATCGTCTTTAGCAAGAAGTAATTAAATAATTGCAATTTGGTGTTAGTCTTTGTAATTATCAATTAGAAATTTCTCCAAATGTTTTAACTCTTTCTCTTTTCACTTTGATTTACAAACAATTTACAATTTCATTTCGTGTGCGTTTACCAAAGTTTAAATAAAAATAAAAAACTTACAATCCATATAAAAAATGTCGAAACCTACTTCAAATGATACCCATCCTCCTTGTTCTTTGTCTGAAAATAAAAAACAACCGCAATCACAATACTTGGTGCAATTAATTGCGGAAGTAAGCAAGGTAACAAAAAAACGTTCCAGAAGTTCTCATGTTGAACTTGTAGTTGACTTTGTAAATGAAAAGAATTATCAGCTATATGATGGTTATTCATTAGGTGGAATTATTGATCCCGTCAACAAAATCTTGCCTGAAGATACTTATGTGGATCCGGCTCAAACAACGTGTGGATTCGAAGTTGCTAAACTGAACTTGACCGCTTTTACAGGAACAGTTGATTTAGTTGTCCAACTGCACAAAGATTATTTAGATAGTGATGATGAGTATGAAGAAGAGGAAGAGGAAGAAGAAGAGGAAGAAGATACAAACTATCGTTGGTTTACTATGGTCGTGGGCGAAGATAATTTTAAACATCGCATTATTGTTGATGAATGGAATCAGTATGATGATGGCGAATTTTATGAGTTTGAAAAAACAATTTGTTGCGCTGGAACCCAAAAAGCATTGGAAGAAGCACTCAACAAGTTTTATCATTCTCTTCCTAAAATAGCAAAACATCGTGATAATAATGTTGAAATTCATCGAACATATATTCAAAAATTTCATTTAATTGGAGATTTGAGAGAAACTTGCGAAGAGCGTGATATTAAAGTCATTACCGTGTACAAATGCACCGAATTTCCAGAACATGACAAAGTCAATAATAATGACGATAAACAGAATCCCTATCCTGATGCTGAACCACTTTGAAAGAAACGGTCAATGCGATATGCGATCCTTTTTATATTCTTCTTTTCTTTTGTAATGTACTGTTTTTGAAAGGTGCTCAAATATAAATTGGAAATTTCTTTAGTTGTTTTATATCTCTTTTTGATTTTATTTTTTCACCTTGTTGCCTTGTTGTACAATTTCATTTTCCTACGTTTACAAAGTTCCAATAAAGAATAAAAAAAAACTTACAATCCATAAAAAAATGTCGGAGTCTAATTTAGATGCTACTCAACCTACTTGCTCTTTGTCTGAACAGAACCAACAACCGCAATCACAATACTTGGTTCAATTAATCGTGGAAGTCAGCAAAGCGACAAAGAAACGCCCGAGAGTTCACATGTTGAAATTGTAGTTGACTTTGTAAACGAGAAAAATTATAAACTATATGACGGAGATTCATTGGGCGCTCTTATCAATCCTGTTAACGAAATTTTGCCTGAAGGAACCGATGTGGATCCGGATCTTACAACATGTGGATTCGAAGTTGCTAAACTAAACTTGACCGCTTTTACAGGAACAGTTGATTTAGTCGCCAAAATGCTCAAAACTGCTTATTCAGACAGTGATAGTGATGAAGACAAAGATATTGACGAAGACAAAGATGACGGAGATGAAGATGAAAAAGACCAGGATGAGGATGCAGGTAAAGATGCAGAGGAATATGTAGAAGAAGAAGACACAAACTATCGCTGGTTTACTATGGTCGTGGGCGAAGGTGATTCTAAACATCGCATTATTGTTGATGAATGGAATCAATATGATGACGGTGAGTTTTATGCATTTGAGAAAACAATTCGTTGCGCTGGAACCCAAGAAGCACTCGCAAAGTTTTATGAATCTCTCCCTAAAAAGGCATCACATCGTGATAATAATGTTGAAATTACCCGAACATATATTCAAAAATTCCATTTAAGTGGAGATTTGAGCGAAACTTGCGAGGAACGTGATATTAGAGTCATTGCCGTGTACAATTGCACCGATTTTCCAGACCACTACGACCAACATGACAAAGTCAATAATAATGACGATAAACAGAATCCCGAGCCTGATGCTGAACCACTTTAAAGAAACATTCAACGCGACTCTTTTAACGCTTAAACCGCAACCGCAACGCTCCAATATTTTATATTATTTTCAATTCATTTCTTTTATATTCTCCTTTTTTTGTAATAAACAAGTCTAAACTTGAATAAAATAAACAGCCTGTACAATTGCTCAAACTGTCTTTTGTTCGTATTCAAAACGTAATGATGTATTCATAATTGAAAATTTCTCTTATTGTTTTATATCTCGTTTTGTTTTTGTTTTTATTTTTTCTCTTTGTTGTACAATTTCATTTTCATTTTCCTGCGTTTACAAAGCTTCAATAAAGAATAAAAACTTGAAATCCATATAAAAAAATGTCAGATGTTATTGATCCTTCTTGCCCTTTGACTGAAAACAAACAATTACAATCGCAATACTTGGTGAAATTAAATGTAGAAGTAAGCAAGACAACAAAAAAGCGTTCGAGAAATTCACATGTTAAAATTGTAGTTGACTTTGTAAACGAAAAAAATTACGAGATATATGATGGAGATTCATTAGGAGCCCTTATTGATCAAGTCAATGCAATTTTGCCAGAAGGAACCTATGTATACCCAAATTACACGACGTGCGGATTTGATGTAATCAAATTAAATTTGACTGCATACACAGGAACAGTTGATTTAGTTGCCGAAATGCAAGAAATTGATTTAGATGGCGAAGAGGAGGAAGAAGAAGAAGACAAAGATAAAGACAAAAACTATCGTTGGTTTACTATGAATGTGGGTGAAGATAATTCTAAACATCGCATTATTGTTGATGAATGGGATCAATATTATGACGGTGAGTTTTATGAGCTCGCGAAAACAGTTTGTTGTGCTGGAACTCAGAAAGCATTGGAAGAAGCACTTAAACAATTTTATTTTACCCTCCCTAAAAAGGCAACGCACCAAGACAATAATTGTGATATTGAAATAACAAAAATTGACAAATTCCATTTAATTGGAGACTTGAGCGAAACTTGTGAGGAACGTGATATTAAGGTCATTGCCGTGTACAATTGCACCGATTTTCCAGACCATGATGAATGAACAACATAAAGCCAATAATGACGAGAGGGATGGGGATGGTCTTTGTATCCGATGCTACCGAACAAGTTTAGAGAAAAAAAAACGAACATTCATCATGGCTATCATGACCATCATGATCCCGTTTAACTCTTTAATGGCTTGAGTCTTTGTGATTATGATTATTATTACCTTTTAGAATTTTCCTCTTATTTCTTTTTATGATTATTATTATTCTTTTGTATTTTATTTTTTTTTTCCTTGTCACATCTTTTTTTCCTTTTCAAATTTGAATTTACTATACGTATACGCGTTTGTCATTTGTCATAACACAACAAACAAACAACAATGTCTGAACTCAAATACAATAAACCTCCTGCACAATTACTTGAACTACCCATTCGTATTCAAAGTGCCAATGATGTAATCGATTTGTTCACATTCTCTGGTTATGTATCTCAATCAAATTGCGAAATTGCTCTAGCGCAATTTTGATAAAGAAGCAAAAATGAGTCTATCACCTATTCATAAACTGTGGCAATATGGAGAGTTTATCAGTCTCAGTTTGGAAATGAAAAGAATGGATAACATTTTTATGTGTACTAAATCTATTATAAAAATGATTGAAGATTATAACGATGTTAATGTTATTGCTGACGTATTACTCCTCGATGAGGATGATCCAGATAGTTGTAATATACGCGATATACTCACTAAAGAAATAGAGTCAGAAGAGATATGCGAATCAGATACCGGCGATTTTCTTCATGAAGATAAATATCTGCAATTGCTGCGCGTAATATTTTACGTACCGCTCTGTCCCAAACCTGCCGATTCACTATCCCTTTTTCAAAACATCATTCAACTTGTAGCACCTGAGCTAAGAAAACATGATTGGTTTGAAACTATAATATTGCCCAAATCGTATCAAATTATGCACGTAAGAGAGCCTGCTACATGGTATGACGTGGTTCGTTCTAAAGATATTTACACGAAACTTGAATGGTTGCTTGGAAATACGTCTCCATTATCTTTTCCAAAATACTCATTGGATAACAATAATAATAATAATAATAATAAATCGAGGTTCCAATTGTTTAAACGATATTTTTTCTTGTTTCCTAAAGATGATATCGACGGGGACATTCAATCAATCGTCATGACAGCTTTTTTAAAGTCAAATGACGAGGATGTGATTTATAAATTATTTCAATTTTTATGTTCAAATCCTTGTTTGGGAATTCCAAAAAGCATTTTGCACATGATGGCCAACCCCAAAAATGAATGAACACCAACAGAATGATGCACAATAGTTTTTTTGTTTTTTGAATAAAGCAAAGGTCTTGTTTCGTTTCGTTTTTCCTTTGCATTACCATTACGTTGTAGTTTTTTGTTTCTTGTAAATTTCGAAAATATTAATATACTACACGCAATATTTATTAATATTCATTCTTCATTTTATTTATTGTGAGAACGTTATGAAGGTCCCTCCATACAAATTGGCAGATAGTTTGATGAACGATGATAATCATATAATTACAATAGAAGATCATTTCAACCAATACCCTAATAATAATGTTCAAAACGAAAAATCGTTTCATTTTGTGGGCAAAAGTATTGGTGCCATGAAACAAATGGAAAAAAATCGCACAAGTGTAAATTTTTTCGAAAGTGATGATTTAGACAAGGATTTACAAAAAAAATATGCACATATTCGTGAATTGCGGGCACAAATATTTCCCATGCATAATCTAACAGAATGCTTAAATACATGGCTTCAGAATCCAACAGGTATGTTGAATTTACTTGGAATGGAGTATTTTACAAACAGTCAAATAAATAATATTTCATCATTGCATGATTTTATGGAATCTCTGCCACAAAATGTCCATGCTCTTGCAATCTATCAAAATCCAAATTTTCCTCACATTCCACAATCATTTGCTGATCGAAAATCTTTGGTTACACTTTTTACTAATATAGATAATTTACCTGTGATGCCTCACGTGCAAGTTTGTGAATGGTCTCCAAAAAGTAAAATTGCTACATGTGATTTTTCAAAATGGACTAGTTTGCGCATTTTAAAAATTAATGCTCAATTTGAACCTAAAATTTGCTTACCTGTTAATCTAATTTCATTTTCGTTGCATGTATATAATTATTCGCCTCGTAATAAAAGGAAATTTGAAGATGTATTCAAAGATGATGATGATCGTAATGATGATAACATTTCTCGACATATTACCATTTTTCAGTCACTCAAGCATCTTTATCTGTATCGAGTCGCGTGGACAAACCTCCCATCTCTTTTGAAATGTCGAGATCTTACTTTGTCAAGTTGTTATAATATACAATCAATTGACGTACCAATGTGTCGATCCATTGAAATCATAACCTGTATATCTTTTTCTGGATTTGATCAAAACACATTGAATAACAATGATATCCTCGACACTGTAAAATTTTATCACAATTTTAATGTTAACAAATGGTATCAATTACCTGTAGGTTCATCGTCTGGTTATCGTCATATTTATATTTGGGACACTCATATCGCATCTCTTCCAAATAAATATGTTCCTTATGCATTTGTCTCATTATCTAATTCAGGACCTTGTATGTATATCTACTCTCAACAAATTCGAGATGTAATGAAATTTTATCAATATCATGGAATTGCAAAAATATCGCACGATCTAAAAGATACTTCAGATAAGAATTTAACCAAAGACGAACTTGTTGAAAAAAGTTATAATTTTAATTGGTCCAAATTTGCTACCAAAATTCAACGTCAACATCGATTCAAAAAATTTATTCGGCACACTTATCCAATCATATCAAAATACATAAGTCGTGATAATTGTATGTATGATATTGCTAAAATTATGGGTTCATATCAGACATTTGGACTTTGTAATAATAATAACAAAAGAACTACTCAATCCTAAACGAGTGTGTATTGATAAAAGAAAATTGCCAAGGACATTTAATCTTTGATTGTATATTGCGTTGAATTAATAGTCGATAATTTCTTTACATAAATCATTAATTATACTTGCAAATTTTTTCAACTTTGTTTATGAGATTGATTAAATTTTTATTGCAACAAACTTCTCTTTTTTTTTATGGCTTTATGTTTTGCCCAAACTGTCTCCAATTAATTTTTGTTTAAATTATTTTTCTGACTTAAAGTCTCAAAACTTGTTTGTCAAGTACAAATTAAACCAAAGAAATTGATATATAAATAAAGTTTTAAGTATGCATAAATATTATTATTATTATACATGACGGACAAATACAAGTAGCATATAAATAATTGAATATTTAATTTCGGATGCAGCGATAGACAAGAACGCGATTTTGAGGAGATGGGATATCACGCGTGAGCTGCTGGTCACTCAGTAGTATGTGCGGGGCGGAGAGGTCCTGAGGTACACAGCAAGGCATTGTGATAAAATGAACGTCGGCTTTGGGGAAAAGATTCATAGCTTCTGACAAAAATGACGCTGGTTTTGCATGAGAGTGAACTGCGACAATAAAAACTTGTTCGACGGATTGCCATCTGCCGACGTGATTCTTTTTTTGATTTTTGATCCACTCTTCAATAGTACTTTTAGATGCTTCAAGTCGTTGAAAAGGTTCGCACGACTGGGTCCATTTCTCCTTGAGAATCGGATCAACGCTAATTACATTACTTTGTTTGATTGTACATGCCAGCAATGCACCCGTGCGAGGAGTTGTACCATCCCCAACAACAAGAATTACGGTTCTTGCAGCTACACAAGCATCATACATTTCATTAAAGTCTGGTCCATAAAAATCTTCCAAACTCTGTCCATTATAAACTTGTCCTTTGGTCTCCAATACTTTTTGAATAGCATATCCATTTCCTGCACACGACGGATCAAAAAGATGCCAATTTCTTTCTTCGTCTTTGGATGGCTTGAGTTCTTTTTTAAATTGTTTGAGAAGGATGTCGAGCATGGCTACACTTTCGCAAATCTCTTTGCAACGATTAGATTTTGGCCAAAGATCATGGCTCATTAACAAAGGTGCTGAATCCAAGCTAAGAAAACGATTTAGATAACGCATGCCAGTAGCGTGAATAGTTTTAGTCATGTTTTTGCCGTGGAGGATGCCTTTGTCTTTGTTGTCTTTGCGTGATACACGATTTCCATTGTGATGATATGAAAAAGACCAGATGAATGCATACCACAGAATCGGCGCAATGAGGAGGGCAACCCATGTGTAAAAGTACATGACGAACCCTGATTATGTAGTGATACAAAGGAGCTTGAAGTAGAGGAAGAACAATCAATCAATGAAAAGTAAAGTGAAAAGTGCTGGGATCTGAATATGGTAATATTGTATCATAAAATTCTACATATCTTGGATCTTAGACGTCTATATAACCATCTTTCCGAAAATATTGATTTATCCAAACTTTTTATTCTTGACCAAAGTAGCAAAATAAATCCTTTTCTCTTTTTTTCCACAGCTTTTTTGCCAGGCAACGTTCAACGTTGTCTTTTATTTTCTTTTCTTTTCAACGAAACATGTCAAGATTTATTATCTCAACTTTGCTTGGCAAATTTTGATCAGATACATTTTACTCTCAACTTTTTCTTGACCAATCAATTCAAACTTTGTTAAATAAGTTCCAAGTTCCAAGTTTCCATAAAATTCGAATTCAATTTTTTTTTGATCAAGTCCACATTTGTCAGACAATTTCCGATTTCCAATTTTCATAAAAATCTGAATCTAATTTTTTTTTTTTGATTGGCTCAACTTTTGTCAGACAAGTTTTGATGAAATTTTACTCTAAATTATTTTTCCCCATCTGCTCAACTGTTTTGTCAACAAAATTAATTTTGTTTTGTTTGTTTGGATCAATTTCCAAAAATCATGTCTAAAGACAATTTATAAATTTTATACAGCAACTTTCAACGCCTGCTAGCACGTGCTTTGTCATCATTAATCTCTCAACAGAATAATAAATAAATAAATAATGTTGTTTTTGTATTATTTTCATTTTTGAAGAAACGTAAAACAAAAAATGTCAATGGTCATGGGTGCAAAGTTTTTTGTAAAAAGAGAGATAGATAAGAGTGAGATGAGGGAGAGAAGAAAGAGAGAAAGAAAAAGAGAGAGAGAGAGAGAGAGGACAAAAGAATAGTGCGCTCAAGGCGCTATCTTTGTTCACCATTCCTCGCACTCGGTAGAGTTCATCATGAACTGCTCGAGATCGTACAGAGGGTCCCGAATCCTCTTGCACTCTTTCTCGAGTACCGAGAGGTGTGAGATCAAGTTGTTGCAGATGGCGTACAGACGCGTCGCTTTCTTGGCGACAATCGCTGCGTCCTCGGACTCGACCCAAGTTTCGAAATCGGGCTCGTTGGAGTGGTCTCGAGTAGGTCGGGGATGTTGGCGGCGAAGCTCCGAGTCGACGAACGCAATACAGTCTTCTGCGACCGAACGGCCGACGATCCCCTTGCGAAGAGCGATTCGCTGTCTGCGCCGCCTGGAGGAAGAAGAGGACGAAGAAGAAGAAGAAGAGTTGTTGGAAGAAGCAGGGGATGTGGCCGTAGATTTGTTGGCGGCGCCGTTGTTCTTGGAGAGAGAAGAAGAAGAAGAGCTGTTGGAAGCAAGGGGCGCGGGCGTAGATTTGTTGGTGGCGCCGATGTTCTTGGAGAGAGAAGAAGAAGAAGAAGAAGAAGAAACGCTCGACACAAGAGACGCGGCCGTAGATTTCTTGACGATGTCAGCATAGCCCGAAGAAGATCTGCTCGACGACGACGACGCAAGAGAAATGGTCGCAGTTTTGTCGAAGAAAGAAGAGATGGGCGACGGGATCTTGACAATGGGTCGACTCAAACCTCGACCCTTCTTGACGATGGTCTGTTTGCCGACAGAGAAGTTCATGGATCCTTCGCCTTCATTGGTTGAGTGCGTAGAGGAAGGTGAGAAGGGAGAAGAAGAAGAAGAAGGGAAAGAAAAGGAGTGCATAGTGCAGGAGAGAGCTTAGGAAGATGAACGTGGTAGTGTTCTATGGTTCTGTGTCTGTCCGTCTCTGATCTGTAAGCGAGGCAGACAAAGAAGAAAAAGAGGAGGTGTGATGGATAGGTAAATGGAGTAGTGAATCGATGGAGAAAGAGTGGTGAAAAGGCGGGCGTAGATGGAGGTCGATGAAGGATGAGCGAAGGAGGGAGAGGTTGGATGTGGTGACTGTTGGTTGAAGATAGTGTGATGGGATGGAAGTGTGGATGGAGATGGAGATGGAAGTGTGGGTTGATGGATGGATGGATGGATGGTAGACGGATGAAAGTGTGGCGAACAAGAAGACTGAAAAAAAAATACCAAACAACAAAATCCGACTGGTTGCCGGGAATAAAAAAATCTACAACGGGTGAAATGCGGTAATAAAAAAAATATCTTAAATATATGCGAATTTTTAAACAGAAACAACAATATAAAGACAAGAAGCAAACAATGAAATATGATTCAATTAATCAGATAGAGAGGTTGCCGTTGGGGAAATATTGCTTTTGCAAAGAAGAGATATGTATGCTCGCATAGTGTAAAACCCGTTATCATAATTAGTAAAAGTAATAATGGGATTCATATGATCATCCATGAATTGAACAAAAACATCCTTAATCGAAACGAAAATAAAGTCTGTCCATTTCACTTTTTTTAATCCCATTTCCAAGCATTGACCTTCCATTTCTTCAATGACATTTTCGTCAATAAGACTTTTGGAAACAAAATATAGTGGGGATTTATTATTACTATTTTCGGCTTCGCTTCCGTTGATACTCATTTTTGTCTGTTTTGTATGCGTATTTTGTTTGGGTTTCAATGTTCAATTGGATATGTGAGTGTTGGTTTTCTTGATTGCTTTTACCTTCAGAAGCAATAATTGTTTGAAATTTCTTACTCTCAGAAAATGGATTAGATGAATTAGAATTTCACAGCGTGATGCTCGCAAAGCAAAACAATGTATGCATGCGTTGCATAAAATCCGTGATCATCACCTTGATTGATTTCGAGAATTAATTTCATGTTATTATCCACGAATCGAACACAAGTATCACTAATCCAAACAATAATCTCTTTTGTCCACTTTACGCCGTTTGATCCAATAGGCGCACATTGTTCTTCAAGTTCCTTGCGAACATTTTTGTTCATAAACTTTTTATGAATACGATAAGAGTCTGTGAAGGAAGAGAAACCGGAATCGCTGCTCATTTTCTTTTTTATGTTTTTTTATTATATGTGCAAATGTAAATAAAGTAAATCAAAAAGTTGTGAGGTTGATGTGCTGTGTGTTGTGTATGTATGTATGCATGTTAACAAATTACAAAAGTATAAATGAATTCTGTTTGGAAATTTCAATTTAGGTATCGCGGTATTGGTATCGCATATAAAATATTAATTATAAATCAATTTTCTTGGAATCATCTCAAATCATCCAGCGACTTATTATAACTCATGTACAAAGTGATTTCCAATAACCATTAGATCCAAGATTAATTGACGTTAAAGATGGAATTGTCGCTGCAACTTCTGCAATGATCTTTGCGGATTTAAAACCAAGATGACAACAGTTCAAATTAATTGAAGAAATTGTACTTTTGTTTTTTAGAATCATATACGCTATGATATTTACATCTTGATAATCAAATCGACATGAAGAAAAATCGATTTCAGAAATTTGTGAACAACAGTTGGCCAAGATTTTTAAACTTTCCAAACATATAGAGTTATTAGATAAATTTATGTTTTTTATTGTTTGACAACGACTTATTCCATTTGAAATAATTTGTGCGTGACTATGGCATGATATATTTCCAACAAATTCAAATGTAATCATTGATAGACTGGTAGCTACAGCATCTGAGATAGCTTCCATACTTGCTCGTATATTTGTTTCATTGTCCGAGATTGATTTGTTGTATCCCAAGTCAATAAAAGTGAGAGATGAATTTTTCTTTATAGCGTCCGCGATTATATGTAAACATTTGGCACCAAATCCACAAGATTTAAAATCAATAGAGCGAAGTGTTTTGCTTTGAGCTATACAATTGCCAATTATACGAATCTTATCAATATTGAAAGAAATACCGCCAAGATTTAGTGATATGATTTGATGATTTCTGTTAATAGCGTTTGAAATGGCTTGAAACGATTTGACATTAGTAATATTCTTATTAAAACCGAAATTGATATTTGAAATTGATTTACTTCTTTGGATAACAGACAAGAGTGATTGAGCACCTTCGTCTCCAAATGAACAAATATTTAAATCAAGAAAAGTTACCGACTGTTTATTTTTTAATGCAGAAGCCACAATATTAGCACCTGAATCTCCAATCGAAATCCCATATAAAATAATCGAAGCAATAGGAGAAGGGCTTTGCTCTATAGCAGACATAAGAAATTCCACTCCATCAGAATCAAAATCGTTTGAACTTAAATCAATTAATTTTAAAGATCTGCATTTTTGAATAGCAGTTGCAATTAACTCAATTTCTGTATTGTAAATAGAATTATAGTTTAAATGAATTTGTTCTAGCGTTTTAAAATGCGTATCGATAATCGATGAAAGAGCCACTATACCATCTTCGTCGTTTCCAAAATAGTTGCATCCTAGATCGATTATTTTTAATCCTGTCATGTTTTTTAATGCGTCTGCAACGATTTGGATATCTTCAACAAGCAAGTGTGATGTATTTAAATTTAGAGATGTTATAGGACATGGACTTTTTTGGATTGCATCCATAGTACTCTTAATGTGTTCCCCTGAGATATTATTACTTAAATTAATAGATGAAATGAATTTATTTTGCTCGATCGTTTTGTGAATAATAAATATTTCCTCGTCATCATTATTGAACATATGGCTGAGGTCCCATGACGTAATGTGGTATCCATATCTGGATATTATAGCTGAAACTGCATCGCTTACAGGTTCGTCTCTTTTGTGAGAAAAAGATTCTTTCCGACATGGAATCTGTGTGCCTACATGAAGCCAATTTTTATGTGTAAGGCCTGCATATACAATTTCTTTCAGCGTAAGGTAAGAAAATACAATAGAAAGAACGTCGTCGTATAGTCTTTTGTACATTATTGCAAATCTTGATATACATATACAGTCCTGAGTCTGTTACTTGGTCAAAAAAGAGGGGGAAAAAAGTGGGGAAAATAATCAAATCAACATCAAAAGTCGTTATGGTGAGTTGTAAAATAAAATATTATACTTTTGTTGTAATTTGGAATGATAGATAAATTTTTAACTTTCAAGTTTATTAATGATGGTGTTTCATCACATCTGTTTTGTTGAAATTTATTTCAAATTAGTGCAACAAATAAAAAAGCATATCTTGTTGTTGATTTACTTTTTCATTAGTTATTATTTCATCCATTTGTTTGCATAGACATATAAAAATTACAACATGGAGGATAGTAATAACAATGAAGTGCACGATCAATACATAAAACATTTACAATACATGCATGATAGTGATCTATGGAAATCGTCTATTGAAATACGAGAAAAAAAATGTCCGTTTCCTATCATTTTAAATAAACCAAATTGGATATTGCCAAATCAAGTCATTTATTTGACTTCTTTACAAACTCATCTTGATCCCATTGCATCTTTTGGAAAGATGAATATTACTTCTTCCAAATTTGCTGTTCACAATTGTATACAAAATAGAAATGTGTATATTGATGAAACTTTATTGACTCCATCGGCATCATCACCATCAACAACGATATCATCTTCGTCAACAACATCATCAATGGCCCATGCCTCGTCGATACCACCATCATACCGAGAAAGAATAATTAATGAAAAAACATTGACAATTGATGACTTTCAAATTGGGAAAAATATTGGATCTGGTTCTTATGGACTCGTATATTTAGCAAGACGAAGAAACACTGGGTTCATATGTGCAATAAAAGTAGTTTCACTTGATTACACAATTTCCATCAAGTCACAGCATCAGTTACAAAGAGAAATTGATATTTTGGTATCTCAACAAGGACAAAAAGACGTCATCCAATTTTATCAATATTTTAGTGATAAAAGATTTATGTATCTTGTGTTTGAATATTGTCCTTATGGAGATTTATACGAATGCACAATGGCTCGCTATCCTTTAAACATAAACAAGTTGCAAAAATGGATCAAACAATTAGCGACCTGTTTGAAAAGATTACATTCTCAAGGCATTATGCATCGAGATATCAAACTAGAAAACATCTTTGTGAATAGAAATGGTGATGTTATTCTTGCCGATTTTGGCTGGGCTGTAAAGTTGAATCGATTTAAGAAGCTTACACAAATTTGTGGGACACTTGGTTATATGGCACCTGAATTAATGCAAGGCTATTATGATTTCAGGGCCGATATATGGCCCCTGGGTGCTTTACTTTATGAACTTATTTCAGGTCATCTTCCTTTTGATACTCTTTCTAGTTTTCAAGTAAAATTAATTATCATGGAAAAAATCAAAGAAGGAATTCAAACATGGTCTAAAAATTTTGACATGTTTCCTCACTCTAAAGATCTTATTTTAAAGCTTGTAGAAATAAATCCTGATAAAAGAATTACTTTGGACGAAGTACTTGAGCATCCATTTATTACCTCTGCGGTGTTAGATCCGTTATCTGCTTCTTCTTCTTCTTCGCAAATATTGTCATCACCATTGTAATATTAGTTTGCATCCAAAAAAAATATTATTTTTTTGATTATTCCTCGTCTTTTGTTTAAAGACGATTGTATTTGTGTCGTGTCGCGCCACATGCATCACACAATTCACCAACAAAACAAAGGCATCACGCCCACCTTTTACCCTCACGCTCACCCATACCCACTCACTCACTCAGACATACACACACACTCAACTTACATTTCACATCTAACCCTCATATCCCTAATCCCTGCATACAAACACATTTAAAACCATTATGGAGCATACAGACGGAGCCCCTAGGGAAAGACCCGTCGAGCAATTGCATGACGACAATCAAATGTAAGTGATGTCTATTTGCTGCTGATCAAACTAATGTGTAACTTGATTAATTAATTGCATTGCATACAAGCTCATGTAATTTTATTTGTTTGGGTTTTTTGTTTTTTTCTTTTCCTACTAAGAATTACTGTAAAAAATCATCCTTTTATGTACGAAGAATCGCCAGAGGGGATTAACGATAGTCGATATCATCCTTCATTTGTGGGTAAAACATGGGGAACCATGAAACAGATGGAAAATAACCGACATTTTAACAGTCTCAATTATTTTACTGACAAGGACGAATTAAATGAAGAATTACAAATTTTGTATAAAAACTTTGAAAGTGGGATTTATCTCAACTCTTTTGCAACTTCTTACGAGGAATGTATAACTTTATGGCGCCAAAATCCATCTCAAATTTTGAATCTAAATGGGATTTCTGGTACTTCTTTTTGTGATCCGGATGCGGCTATCAAAAATTATTTGGAAAAACTACCAGATGACGTTCATTCATTTATGTTGACGCCTTGGGGTCGACCTGTACAAATTCCATTTTCACTTACTCAAAGAAAAAATTTGGTTGCCCTCAAAATTAGGGCATATCAATTACCTGTGATGCCTTATGTTAAAATTCTCCATTTATCACACATCAATTTAAATTTTGACAAGTCGCCAATTGATCTTTCGGGGTGGGCCAGTTTACAAATTCTTAAAATTAATACTAATAATGGAACCAGTCTACCCCACATTTATTTGCCTCCAAATCTTAAATCTTTGCATCTCGACATGTGCGTGTCAGAAAAGATTACAAAATTTGAAGACCATTTTCAAAATACCACTGAAAACATTTCTATTTTTCAATCTCTCCGTAATGTGGATTTAACCGGTGTAAAATGGTCAACACTTCCGATATTGACTGAATGTCGTTACTTTAGTATTGCTGCTTGTGGTAATTTACAATATGTTGAGGCACCCAAGTGTAAATCGTTAACTGCCATTCAATGCAAATCATTTTTGGGATTTGGACCCGACAGCTTACTTCATAACAAGTCTCTGGAACATGTTGATTTAATGAGTGCTCCAGGATTACATCATTTTCCTCCAGGTTCTTCATCCGGATATCGACATATAAGCATTTGGGGTACAAAAATATCTTCACTTCCAACCAAGTTTGGTCCACATGCTTACGTTTCGATACTGAGTCGAATAAAATCTTTCAATCCTTATCTATACATCAATAATAAACAAGTCCTTGACAATATGATTTTCTATTATAACAGCGATTTATCTCGAGATAAAATGGAAATTCCTGAAAAAGGAGAAACTGTAGAAAAAATGATGAATCGGTTATATGGTTTCAATTGGCCAAAATTTTCAACCAAAATACAACGCCAATATCGTTTCAACAAATATATAAAAAATATGTATCCAACACTCTCTACATTTATAAACCATGATATATGTTTGTATGAGATTGCTCAACTTTTTGGCGCCCAGCAAAATTATTCATGCAAAAAGTCAAAAAATCTGATTTCAAAAAAGTGTATGAAAAAAAAATCAACAATTAATTTCAAATAAAACTGTATTTTGTATTTGTATCCGGAAATTTTGATTAATCTATACCTTTGTTGCTATTGTTCTTGCTTTACATGCATAAATTAATTAATTGGGTTTTTAATAACAATGACTGAATTTGTTTATTAATAAATAGATAGATAAATGGATTGCTAGCTGGCGTCATAAAAAACAAAAAGCTTGTAAAAAACAATATTATTGAATTTAACAATTAAATGAATTATGATTATGATTAAACTAATATAACAATAATAATAATAAGTAATTAAGAATGCATCAAATTATCGATAACCCATTCAAGAGTTGACATGATCAGAAACTTCAGATGGTGTTTTCTGTAGGCGTTGATTTCAAATGTTTCAAAATCCACAGTGATTTCGACTTTTTCGATGATGTAATCCGGGACATGTTTTCTGAAATAATCCATGACAATAAAGCCAAGATCAAATTTTTGTTCTTGTGTCGAAATTTTTCCATTCGATAAAACTTGGGTAATGCGAGAAATACGCAAAACTTTAGATCCGTCATTGTCCTCGAACAAATAATTTTCAATTGGATCAAACATGCTCGTGAAAAAAGACATAACAGAATCTTTCTGTTCCAAAAGAATATTTTGACTTTTGATCAAACTGCGTTGAAGTCCTTCGCACTCGTCAGCCAAATTTCTCTGTTTTTCATTCATCAAAAACTTTTGCACCGGAACATTCTTTTTCCCATCTTGTATGGTCCAAATACGATAAGAATCAGACAAATGTTTAGCAGACCATCTGATGACGTTAAATGACCCAACAGGTTCTACGTGATGTTCAAGAGTGTTCCAATACTCGACTGCAGTAGAATAAAAATGTTTTAGTTCAGAATCAGGCGTGTTATTTTTGTTCTTGTTTTGAAAAATTTTGATAGCCTCGACAATCTTTGACAAGTAAGTATCAAGAAATGTGAGTCTTTCTTTGAGATCAGCCGCATGAGTAATCCATTTATCTTGAATCAATGTGCGATGCTTCGCGTCTTCAAAGATTTGTTTCTCTGCATCTTGTTTAATTTTGATTTCATTTTTGATTTGAGATTTTGCGTTCCTTTTTGTTGTTTTGCTAATCGCGGTAGACCATTCGCTTTGATCATCGTTGTTTTCACTCATTCCTCTTTTTGTATCTTTGATTTAACTTTTGTTTAGTTTATGGTTGTTGATCCTTTGTGTGTGTGTGTGTGTGTGTGTGTGTTTGTTTGTGTGCTTGTTACTGCGTGCCTTTGTTTTTGAGTTTTTCTCTATTCAGCTCAGTGTAAAGCAAAGGTACTTGAAAAGTATTGTTTTGTTTTTTGTTTTTCTTTTGTGTTTTCATTGTCGTACTGTCTTAGACAATCAGAAATTATTGTTGATACAGACGTCTAAACTAAAAAAAAACGTCTTTTTATATTCTCGCATAATAGCTGCATTTTTTTTCTATAATTTTAACAAGGTGTTCACACTTCAATTAACACAACATCCAGAAGCAACCCTTTAATATTACATCTATCTTTCACAAGCTCTTCTACCTTTCTTTTTTTTTTCAATTCTCTCTGACATCAAAACATTACATAATAATTGAGTAAAAAAAAAACTTTCATCATGTCTGTCCCTGCCCCGATCCGCCAGTTTGCAGAATTCAGACCGGTCAAATCCTCAGCACCGATCCCTAGTACGGATAAAAATAAAACCTCTACCATTTCCACCAGAACTCCCGCCAACAACGACAGCAAGAACAACAACAAGAAGAAGAACTCTGACGAGGAAGTCTCTGCATCAGAGCTCATGCGCAGGCGAATGGAAGCCATGACTCTTCGGGATGCCAAGGAAGCAGAGGAGCGCAGACTCGCAAAGATTGAGAAAATCGCAGAAGAGCGAAAACAAGCCAAAATTGTGAAACTAGCAACTACTAAAAAAGAGGATCTCATTTATGACGATGATGGGGACGATGACGAGGATCTCAACAATCAACAGTTGGAACGCGAGTTGGATGACGACGAGATTGAATCGGCATTTCCTTCATACTCTGAGGAAGACCGTATTCATGAGCGTAAACCGAAAGGATCTTTTTCAACTCAAATTCGGGTACCAAAAAATTGTATCGGCGCGGTCATTGGAATTGGAGGATCTCGCATTCGATCCATCAAATCTATACCTGGCATTATCTCACTCAACTACAGCAAAGAGTCTGGTATTTTGCAGTTTGTTGCTGCCAATCAATCCATTCACGACAAAACGAAGCAACTTATCGAGGCTTACGTTGACAGAACTTGGGTGGGATCTGACCAACCCGCTCCCGAAGAACCTCTCAAGCTTTATCGTAAATACATCAGTGCTCCAAGATCTGATGTGAAAAAGATTTTGGATCAGTGTAGAAACCTATCTTGCCGAACTGGTATCACGCGCATTCTGATTGAGCCAATTGACCCCGAAAACCCGAAACGAAAAACCACGTCCTTCATGGCCGAGGGTCCGTCGGAACGTGCTGTTTCAGAGGTCATCAATGCTCTTTCTCCTTCTATTACCAAATGAAAAACCAAATGAGAATGGATAATCACGAGAGTTTGAAATCTTGTAAACTTATTTTTATCCTTTTATTTTATACATACAAACGCAAAATAATTTCATACTATTTCTAACGATTTGTCACAAGCATCAATAGATATAAATTGGAATTTATGACTCCATTCGATTAAATATATATATATGTGTGTGTGGATACCTCGTTTTGTATTGTTAAATGTCCGACAGATCTTACCAAAGAAAAAATCAAAAAAAAATATTATTGAAGAAATGAATTTTCACAAAGTATGACAAAAAAGAAAATTGAAATGTTCAAACAAACAGACCATCAATAAGTAGTCTCTGTTTCTGTTTCTTTCTCATCTCTCTGTTTTTTTTTTTTGAACAAAAATAGAACGGAAAAACAAATGTCAAACAAATGTCAATCATATTCATCAAAGCAGACAAAGAAAGATAACTTTGCATATTCAAGTGTTTCATTCTTCTTTTGCGCTTGTTTATTTATTTTATATGATATCTTCTTTCCCTGGTCATGCATTCCAATTCGATTTGATAGACCTACCGGTCCATTTATTTGTAGTAGATTTATGTTACATGATAATTAATTGAAAGATAATACAATAATAATATAATATTTCGTCAATGCAATTACATCATTCATTTTTCATTTCAAATGAAAGACGCTTGAGTTTTTGTAAAATTATTAACATTGGTCGCTGAAATGCGGAAATTTTGCCCTTGACAAGTCATTTATTTCCGACATATTTGTTTTTCCTTCTTCGCCTTTTTTCCCACCCTTTCTCCATACCACATTCTTTCATCCATTCTCTGTCTCATATTCAACCAGTTCACACAACAACCCACACACACACACAACCGATCACCCACCCACCACACAACGCACACACACACAACCGATCACACACAATCAATCATCACCAACAATCCACTTAACCATCTCACAACACTGCCGTTCATCTCCATGATCTCGCAACCACAGCCTCATCAACCACAACAACAAACAACCACCGCCGAGAGTTCATCCACCAGAGCAAAACTCATTGCCGAGTTTCTTGCCCGCACTCCCGAGCAAAAGTTGAACGAGGAGCACAAAGCAGCGGCCCTGGATCTCCGATTGACGATTCTCCTGCGACAAATAAATGTGACGCTGCAGACAGACTTGCTGGTGAACTGGGCACATGCCAAATCAGTCTCTGTCAAGCGCCAGTATATCAATCCAGACAACCCCAGTGACAACAGTTTCAAGCCTGTGTCCGAAGGCCCGGATCACATTTACAACCGTTTCGTGAATGATATGCTGGCTCAAGTACGCCCTGTGGCCGAACGCGTGCGCTCCCATCAACCGTTCAAGGTCCAGCGCAGTCTTCATCCCTCGTGGTGGGTCGAGCATCTTTCGAGAGAATCCGCCGTTCAAGCAAGCAATTGTCAAAATGGAGACATGCTCCTTCGACTGGCGTGTCTCGAAAAACGAATGTTACAGATCGGACCCGGAACCAAGTACGACCCTCGAAAATATGATTAAAATTTTCTCTCTTTCTCTCTCCCTCTGTCTATATCCACCCATTCTTTCAAATCCTTGCCGGACACGACACTCGCAGTCAGACCATCTTTTGTCATTTATTTTTTGCATTATTCAAGCATAAATTACAAATCAAAATAAAATATTTGATTCAGAATTGAGTGAATAAACTATTTTTAGATAAAGAGATAAAAATAAATATCTCAAGACATAAATGGTATTCAACTACTCATTTTTTTTAATTTTTTACTTCCTATTTAATTTATCAACATGTTAATTGTAAGATCTGTATTCAAACCATTATTTTTATTGGGATTGTCCATGGCTTGGAGTTTGAGTGCAATTATTATTGGATCAATATATGAAAGTAAAAGTCAATTTATTACTGCATATTTATTATTAGAAGGTTTTTTTAACATAATTAAAACAAGTATTATGATTTGTTGGCTTTGTTTACCTTTGGAGTCAGTGCCCACAAATAACAACGATTTGAATGTTTTACCCAAAGTTATATTGATGATATATGGATTACCATCTGCAGGAATTTCAATACTTGGATTATTTTCTGTATTTAATTCAGATGGAATAAGTTCTCAACAATCATCACATATATCATTTGTAATATTTCTGTGGATGTATATTTGTACCACCTTGTCTCAATTTGTATTTTTTATTTCTATTCATATCCAAAAAGCAACATCAACAATAACAACATCAACAACAAAAGCATCAACAACAGCAACATCGTCATCAACAACAATATCAAATTCAAAAGCATCATCAAATTCATCAATAGATAATCAATATTATTTTGTCAACAAAGACATTTTGAAAACTTTTATATCTTCAAATGCCAAAACATCAGATGCAATAAATAGTTTATCAGACACGCTGAAAATCGCTATTGCTATGTATCGTAAAAAATATAAAATAAAACAACAAAAACAAAAATTACAACCACATCCACGGCCACAACAAAATAATAATAATATATATGAAAATGAGTTGAATATTGTTTAATTAGTTATGAATGCATAATATCTAGCCATAAAAATATCAATATTTTGTCTGTAATTTCATGCAAATTATTACACAAAGATAATATTGTATGTCTACTTTCTTGATTAATATTAAATCGAATGGTTGGTATAAATAAGCAACGCATAAAAGTAGTCATGATATTTTGCTCAGATCGAAAATGTTTTTTTGGAAATTGTGCAGAAAAGAAACACAGTTGTTTTAAACAAAATTCAACGATGAAAGCCTTGTCGTGGAAACAACAACAGTATGACGCAAGAAGATTCACATAAAAAATAGCAACAGGATTATAATAATAAAACTCCTTGACGACAATATTGTTGTGCTCGTGTTTCAAACAACCCATGATAATATTGTGTATATTATATGTTGTAGGAATTTGTCTCTGTTTTCTACTCCATTCCATAAAAAGGTAGGAAAGAATTTTATATAGCATGGGACATTCAAGATTATTATAGTATTTTTTATCCGATTCAGTTATAAATTTAATCATCATATTAAAATGATCTTCGTGAGATGTGAAAAATGAAAGGCTTACATATATTCCATAATGGAAATGTTCTCCTGCTTGAAAACTGTGCAATCGATAGTGTCTTAATTTTCCAATTATTGTCAAAAGTTTGGAAGCAAGTGTAACTTCTTTTGCCCAAGACAATAAATTCCAATTTTTTAAAAGCTTTTGTAATTTAATAGGGGCGCCATTTATGTATTTCTTTTTTGGATATCTTTGCCAATATGACATTAATGATGGTTTGCGAAGAGAATGTTGCAAAGGACCAATGTATCGACTAATATCTGTATTTTCCCAAAAAAATAAACGAAATTCACCATAATCATCCGTCAGGTTTTTCAAAAGTTGCGATCTTGTTTTCTTGATTTTATTTTCAATCTTTGAAATATGGATGTAAAAATCCATATTGTTTTCTTTGGAAAACATTGGTTTGTGCTTCTTTTTATGCTGTGATAAATATCTGGAAAATGTTCTAATCGTTTGACAAATAGATGCCCTAGCTCGAACATTTATAGAAACAATTTTGAATGGATCTGAAAAACTTTCATAGCCATCTAGTAGTATACTGTTATTACTATTATTATTATTATTTTCGATGCCATCTTCTTCTAATTCAGATTCAGTTAATTCGACGTCGCGTAATGGAATTCCAAGCTTTCTTGAGATTAAATGAATTCGGAATACAAGTGGACATACGCGTTTAAAAATGTTGTAAAATATACGCTCATTGACAGAATTATTTGTTGACGATTTATCCCAAATTTTGACATAACAGCATGCATCTCGTGTGTCCATCATGCAAGTTAAAGAAAAAACAATTTTGGCTATACATTTATGTCTTAATAAATCCGAATAAGAATTATTATCACAAATTGCCAAGAGCTTGTCACAGTAATTCCATAGCTTTTCAAAGCCTCCACTGACAGTCTGGATGCGTTGTAAAACAATTACGTCAGATTGAATAGTTTGATTTTGAATTTTTGTTATGTTATCGCGTACACACAATTTATACATTTCAATGAGCTCTTTTACGCTTTTATACAATATATGGAAAGAACAAGGGAATTTATCCGAGTTTATATATTCTTTCAGATTTGTTTTCAAAGCGACACTTTTTATCTTTTTCTTTGGTTCACTGTCATTGTCATTACATTTTTCAAGATTACAACACCTTTGTATTACTTCATCTATAAATAAGAAAGAAGAGGGTATCGAGTGACGAAAAATACTTGATCTAAGATCACAGTCGGTTGAATGTTGATCTATTTGATTGTCAAATGAGATGTCCGCATAATCGAAAATGATCCCCTGTAAAACATTTGGTAATCCCGTATGTTGTTGCATAAATAATATAATGAGTGTCAGAAAGTTGATTGATTGACAAATCAGAGAGCGAGGAAAAAACAGTGAAAAATCGTAGCGCTTCTTTTTTGTTTGTCTGTTATCTTTAAATATGTCTTGTTTATTTGAAATTTCTATATTTTTATTCTCACTTTTTTGTTCTGATCATCTCTGTCTCATGTCACAATCCGTTCCAATTTTATCTCCGTGCACACAAACAAAAAAATAAAGTAAACAAACAACAACATGCAAGATGACGTCCATTTCATCCATGCCCACATCCACGTCTGCAACCTCAAAAATGACAAATATCGGTCAAAACAATCATGATTCCAATTATCGATACAAAATGCCTTTGGTTGTTACTAAAATTGAAGGTCGTGGTAATGGTATCAAAACTATAATAACCAACATAGTTGATATTGCAAAAGCTCTTCATGTCCATCCATCTTATCCAACAAAATTTTTTGGTATTGAGTTGGGATCACAAAGTAAATTCGATTCTGTTGGCGAAAAATCTATTATTAATGGGCATCATCAAATTTCCAGCTTGTCTATCATCCTTGATTCCTTTATCAAAATGATTGTTCTTTGTCCATCATGTAAACTTCCTGAACTTTGCATGTCTGTGAAAAGTACCTCTATTAAGATTTCTTGCCAAGCTTGTGGTTACACATCAAAAATAAAAGATGGTGTTCATAAAATTATTGGATATATTATCAAACATCCTCATTCTACAAAAACATTCAAGCAGGAAAAAAACGACAAAGGAGACAAAGTCACAAAGAAAACCAAAGACAAAATTGTTGTTATTGGTGACTCAGATTTGAATTCAGACCAAGAGCAAATTTGGCATACCGATGTTAGCGAATCTGCACAGCTCGAACGACAGATGGATGAATTTAAAATTAAAAAAGGCAAGGACAATATCCAAAGCATAATAAATATTGCTAAAAGTAACAACAAGGAAGATGATCCCGTGACTCTCCTTTCTATATTTATTACATTTAAAAAGAGAACTCCCATTGAAGTTGATGGCGAATTAAATCGAATTGCTCTTGCAAGAGATTTGAACGAGACTAATAAAATTCAAGTTTTTCTCGATTATATTTTCCAAGATGCTGCACAACTTCGACAAAATTTACAAATTTTTAGTGTGATCATGAAAAAGAATAAAAATACTTTGCTACAAAAAATTGAAGATTATGTCGGAATCAAACATCCTCAGCATTTGTGTCTAGTAAATACGCTTTTTGAAATATTGTACGAAGAGGGCATATTGAAAGAAGAAGATTTTATGTATTGGAATAATAATAATAATAATAATAATTCGGGCGTCGTATCTGTACCATCCAATCCATTTAGATTGGCAGCATCGCCCTTTATTGATTGGTTAATTACTGCCGAATATGAATCTGACCAAGAATAATTTAAAGAAAAAGGGGAATGGATGGATTTTTTTTTCAAATAAATTTTTTAATCTCTCTCTTTCTCTCTTTATGTATTGATTGTCTTTTTTTCATTTTAAATCACAGTAGCTTGTTTGATTATTATTATTATTCTTGTCTTGTATAATACATTTGTTAACAATAATAAAAAGAAATGACAAAACAAAAACATTCCAAATACTTTACTGATATAGTTGAATTTCTAATCAAACATACGAAAGGATTTGATTCATCTCATGATTCATATCATGGTTTTATGGTTTATAAAACAACTAAAAAAATCCTCGAGTATGAACGTCTCAATAATAACAAAATTGATTATGACATAGATACCGCAACAACCGTTTCTCTTTTACACGACGTTAGAGATCACAAGTATGAAAATTGTGTGTCACAAGAAGAGTTTGACAAGTTTTTGGATGATCGCGTGGGTTCTAATCAAAGAGATGTAATCAATTTGATGATTCAAAGTATTTCTTGGTCTAAAAGAAATAAAAATCCAACGTTGGATGAAGAACTTGCAAAGAAATTATCTGTTCAACATATGCATATTTTAAAAGCAGTTAGAGATGCGGATTTGATTGAAGCAATAGGGAAAAAAGGAATCTTAAGATGCGAAACTTTTGTAATAGCACAAAGTAATAGTGAGAATATGAAAGAAGTTCCTCAAAAGGTTGTTCAACATGCAAAAGATAAATTAATAAAACTTTATCCTGATAATTGGATTTCTACAAAATGCGGACGATCTATAGCAGAGCCTTTGCACAAAGAAATGATGTCGTTTTTAGAAAACTATAACGGATCAAACAAATGGGCAAGTATGATTATAATTGACTTTGATTGATTGACTGATTGATTTATCTAGAAAAAATAACTTACAAACAAACGAAAACAAATTATATTATAATGGATTTTTTTGTCTTTGTTGTGTCATTTCTCATTTCTATATTCATAATTATTACTTGTTGACATCTTCATGCTCACAATAGTCATATACAAGTTTAGAAGCGTTATCATCCGAACAGATCCAATCCAAACATATTTTTACAATCTTGCCCAAGGCACCTGGATAGTACAAGTGAGAATTAACTTTGATTTCTCCCAAAAGCGTGTCTGATTTTTCGTCAATCTGTACAATTGAATATGCTTGCTCAATTACTATTTTGTCCAATGCAAGTAGATCGTCTTTTTGAATAATACCTCCATTAGAAAGAATTTTAATCACTTTAGGAATTCGCACACACATAGTATTATTGGGAATCACGGAAGGGTAACAAAAGAAACTCATAAATTTATCCTTGTCAACTTTAGCAAGATTCAAGACAACCTTTTCCATCAATAACATTTTATTTGTTGATGTAGTTATCGATTTTGTTAAATTGATATTTTCTTGCTTGGCTGTATGACATTTTAATTGATTCATTGCTCCTGTTTTGGCCATCTTATACAGTGTATTACGATATTTTATACTTGTAATATAATCTTTTTTCAAACAGTCACGTGCAAACTTGTAGCTTGAACATCTATCTTTAAGAGTATTGCGCTCAAATGCCAACTTTACGGTCATATTGAACAATTCATCCTTGTCCTTTTCTGATTCTTCATACTTTTGCAAAAGTTCGTTATAATCGTTTTCAAACGAATATCTTTCCTCTTTTAACACGTTACGTATAAACGAATACGAAGCTGTACAATTGCAATTATTATCGTCCTCTGCACTTTTATTTTTTATAATTTTGGGAAAAGAGTTTTTAGGTTGTTGAGCTTTATTTTGCAACTTCTTAATATTACCCAAAAGAATATTGTTTTTCACTTTAAGGGCAATGCGTTCCTTTTTCAGACAATCTCTTGCAAACTTAAAACTAGAGCATCGATCAGTGAGAGTACAACATCTAAGCCTTAATTGTTTTATAATATCATTAGAATTAACATTAACATCTTGTCTCAAAGGTCGTTTATATTTCTCAAGTTCTACTTCAAAAAGACAACACTTGTTTTTCAACGTGTCCCTCTCTTCTTCAAGATCCTTACATTTTTGTTTCAAAATGTCTTTCTCCTGTAAAAGTTCTTCATTTGCTTTTAACAGTATACTCAATTGGTTTTCAAGCATTTTATACGGATTATAGTATGTAGTATTATTGATACAGTAATTCTCTTTGAGGAATTCGTTTGTATTCATTTTTTATTGGCGTATATATTGTTGTATAGAGTTACGTGTGGTTATAAATACGATAGAAAAAAAAAGAAATAATGAACTGATTGATTGACTGTGTGAATAATTATTCTTTTTTGAAGATGGCTCTATCGTTACTAATGTACTATCGGCGCAATTGAAATTTTGTTTTCCAAAAAAATGAGTTTTCTATAATTTAATATTTTGAACCAACATCCAATTTCATACAACCGTATACATATATGTCAAGAGTGGGTGCACACAATAAACAATAATAATAATAATATCAATTAGAATTTTATGGTTTTATGTAGCCACAAACAAAACAAAACATATTATTAATCAGAGTCTTCAACATCCTCTTCGTAATTCCATGATTTTTCCGTTTTCATTTTTCTGCGTAAAAGTTTGCGATGCGCAGAATCCAACTTTTTTATGGTTTCCTCCAATTCCTCTTCGAGTGTTTCAACTCTAAATTCCAAATCCGAAAGCTGCCTGTGAAATGCACGCATCACCATTTTAGAAGTAACAGGAAGATCTTGACAGACATGGCTATCTTTTTGGGATCTTGTCACATCTTCGCAACAGTCTGGACATCCTAAAACGTCGTGCGAGCATTGATGCCAGGTGATTCTTAAATCTCCATGACCTGATATTTCATACTTCTTATAAACATCTGCACATTTATCACAGGTAACTTCACTTAACAGACATTCTTTACACATCTCGTGTTTAATAGTTGTTTTGTCAACTGAATTTTTGCATTCTTTACAATTAGCCATTTCAACTTTTGGTGGAAGTGCAGATATACAGGAATCGCAACACCATCTTCTTGGGTCAGTTCTTGGAGTGCCCTTAATGCGATTGAAAAAATGGGTACATTTGTGGCACTGGGGCATGACGTTCTTGATTGTTTTATTTGTGTGTATGTGCTAGCGAGGGAGGAACCAAGGAAGGGAAATCAAAATTTCCGTTGTTGTTGTTGTGTTGTTGCTCTGTTGTGGAGTTGTGTTGTACAAGTCCATCTTGTCAAAATGTTGAAAACAAAAGTAAGTAGCGGGAATAATTGATAATTTAAAAATTTAGAAAATTCAAAAAAAAAGACAAAATAATAGTCTTGTTGTCTAAAAATACAGGCTGCAGAACAACACACAATCCGAGGTCCTCCGCAGTGACTAAATCATAAGGAAACAAGTACCCACTTATCCAATCATGGATTCTTCTTCTTCTTCTTCGTCTGTAATGGCACATGCTTATAAGCCCACCGTTTCCCTTGACACTCCATCCCTTTCTATCGCATCGTCTTCCAAATCCAATAATGACGTAAATGTGGAATCTTTGGATCAAGAAGATGTAGAAATGCTAGATGCCCCTACCCCTATCTCCAATCAAGAAAAATTGTTTCGATTCAAAAACAATGAAAATATCCTGTTTACTGCCCCAGTGCACGTGCTCAAAATGTCCAATTTATTCAAAAATATGATTGAAGGAAATGAAAATGACGACATCAAAGAAGATGCCGATCTTCCAGTTGTATCTGTTTCGGCGCCTATGCTTAATAAGGCTATCGAATATATGACACATTATGACGGAAAGAATATCAAAAAGTTGAATATTCCTATCGTAACCAACAACCTATGTGATTTTTTCACCAAGTGGGATGATGATTTTATGAATGTTGATGTCAAAACGATATTTGAAATCATCAAGTCTTCCAATTATCTTGATATCCCATGCCTCCTTCAACTTTCTTGTGCCAAGATAGCAAGTTTGATCAAAGGCAAGAGCCCAGAAGAAATTAAAAAAATCCTTGGCGTACCCGAGGATAATAAAGAAAACGAAGCATCTTCATCTTCGTCTTCATCTTTACACAAACAATAAAAACAATACAATAAATTAATTTGCTTTGTTGGCTCATTTGTACAAAAACCAAAATAAAGTTTAATTTTTTTTTTATTTATAATCCTTTTTTTTTGTTGTTTATATTTCATCTTTTCGATTTGAAGTTGTCATGGGAAATAGTGCTGGGGCAAATGCTGTCCTATATCCCAATGCAGGAGAGCATTTTCCTCCCAACGTTGCAGTTGTCAATAAATCAGAACAAATTCATTTGTGGGTGTCGCCCCCATTAATAGACCCCACGAGTTGGGATTGGTTTATAACAGAGATTTCTTTGAGTACATTGGGAGAATGGTTTATAGAGTCTTCTCTTTCTCCCACATTTTCGGGAGTCTATGCCCCAACCCATTTTAAATCTGTAAAATATCAAAGGTTGCTTCATTTTTTAAGTTTGAAATCTGGCTCAAATGTTTCAGATTCACATAAGAAATATATACCCGTAGGTGGCTTTGAGGGTAATATGAGTAATTTTACTGTAGGCGATGCAGATATTTTTACATGGACTGCGGATCCGCATTATGCACTCACGGGTATATCATTCAAATACGGCAAAGGACGAAGTACAAAAAGTGTCAATTCATTAATAACATATATGACTTTTTATTCTTCGCCAGTAATACCAGATTCAAATTTGCCTCCTAAATCAATTGAATTTTTTTTTGGACAAAATAAAACATCTTCGGTGACAGAAATAACCTCTAGCAGTCTCATACATAATAAACCTGGAAAATTTATTCAAGAAATTGGTTTAGGTGCTTATCAGTATAATTATATGTTGAAAATTGCTTATGCTTCTCATTGGAAAAATAATTATGATGCTGCGTTTATTAGTTGGAATTCTGTTGGAGATTTAATATCAAAGTCAATGACAAAAATACCAAAATCCTTAAATGGTGACAGGTATGCTATCGAAGATTGTGCAAAACTATTTTATAAATCTGACAATAGCGGTACAATTGATGTTGGTGTCGATAGTACATTAGTTCCTCAAAAGCCTTATTTATATGATTATTATAATTGGATGCTAAAGACTTGGGTATCATCCTGGGGTGATCCAATGGTTAGCCATGCAGATGACGCAAATCCATTACCCGCGTTAACATATTGTATGAGTACAAAATGGGCACCGATTACTAATCCAATTGGTCTTATGAACTATATTAAAGAGGAAGTAATGTCAAGAGATCCATCATCTCAATTATTTATACAATCACAATCTACTTGCTGGTCTTCTGTCTGTAACGGTGATAAGAGGTTAGCCAATCGAACACATTTATTAACAACAGATCTTGTAGATGTAGAATGTCCCTTGCCAGACAAAGTCACTGTGTGCTCCGTAACAAACAACATTTTTGATTCCAATGACATTGATCTTAAAAATCAAAAAGTTAATCAATATTGTGGAAACAATGATGATGAAACACCAGGACCAAAACCAGGCTCAGGGAGCGGGGATGATATTTTTAGTTTTGCAAAACCATTTACTGACTGGTTAATGGAGAGTCCTACAAATATGACCATTTTTGGAACGATTGTTGCTGGCGTCATAATATTGATGTACGCTTTATTCAGCTCCTCTCCCAATTTTGACACAATTGATAATAATAATAATGATAATAATAATAATAATGATGATGATGATGATTATTACTATGATTTATATAAACGCCAACTTCAAAAGAAGAAGAAAAATAAAAAGAAGAAAGAACAAGAAAAAAAGAGAAAGAAATCGAATGTCAAACGAAAAAAATAAGCAATACAAAAAGAGAAATTCAAAAAATAGCTTTTTTTTTGTATTTCATATTGTTTGATTTGATTTGTACCACAAATATATATCATATAGTTTACAATTCAATCAATACTTCTTAAACACTTTACTTGAAAAACAAAAATAAGAAAAAAGATATGAGTTTTGAATCAAAGAATCTTTCGTCTTACTTGTCAAAAATGACAGGTGATGTTTTGAAGTATCAACCACATCCTGATGTTGACTTGTACATTCATGAACTTTTTAACAAATCTGTTTCATATGGGAGCGTGTGTCTTTTATGGGAGTGTCATTTGGAATACGCTTTGGAGAAACAAAGCATGACATCAAAACAAATATGTGACTTTTTGGAACATAATTTACATCATCTTTTTAGTCCTAAAAGTTTTTGTAAATTGAATTCAATCACCACTGCACTAGAGCATATGGAAAAAAGAACGAATATTGAAAAGCTTTACGATGATAAAAAGTTAACGGGTAATTTAATCGCAAAGTCTCTGGAAATAGGAGACTTTGACCTTTTTTATAAATTGATGGGACCACTAATGTTTTATAGAGATTCTGCTATTTGGGAAAACAGTGACAGGCCACATTGTCATATGTATCGTCACATTCTTGACAGTGACAGATTAAACAATGTTCAAAAATACCAAATTGCCGAATGTCTTTTAAAAAACAAAATTCAAACAAACAATTATTTTTATGATGTTTCGTTTAATAAAAATATATTAGGAAAGGATTGGACAAAATGGATGAATATGGGTTTAGTCGAAGGAGGTATTCAGAGCAAAGATGATACATTTATTGATTCTATGATAAATAAATCTGTCAATGAATTTTTGATGTGGCCTGATCCTACAATGCAACTTCAATGGTTCAAAGAAAACACAAGTTATATGCCTATGTTAGCTTTCTGCCATCAAGACGGTCAAAGAAGAGCTGAATTGATTGAGCATGTTGTTAGAATTTGGAATTATACTCTACAATCAAAAGATCTGGAAAATGCTATTCAAAATGGAGATTTGATTTGTAGTAAACTGTTGCATATCGTATTTGGAATTCGTTTAAATAGTGTTGAATGTATTTCTACTATAATAAAATGTGAACCCGGTTATACTATCAGGAAGATGCGACACCCATCGGAACATGAAGATGCAGGCCTATTAATATGCCAATGGTTTTTCTCAACTTATCCGAATCTGATCCAACAACGCTGGCAACAAGATTGTCCTGAAATTGTATTGGAATCATCTTATAATTATAATAATTCTTCCAAAATGCTCTTTCAATGGTTGAAAAAAGAATTTAAATGGTTTGACGATATAGCTCAAAATCAAATAAATAAACTAGTATAAAATAAAAATAAATATAGTCAGGCCAATTTGACGTTCAATCTACATCCTAAATCTCAATAAAAAAGTTTATATAAAATCATTATTGTTTATTGTACTTTATCATTATATATTTAAAAAAAATAAAAATAGATACAGAGATATAACAATATGTCGAATTACAGAAATAGTAGCTATAGTGATAAAATTCAATCCATACATAAACAAATTGTTCACGATGCAGACAAAATAATAAATTTTCAAGAACAAATGTTTGTGAGCATTAAGGAGCATTTATCAAAAGAGGATATGAATCCAAAAGATGTTTTGAAAGAACTTAAATTATATGGAGAATCATTGACACAAAAACTTTTAATTCTAGACAACTTGATTGACCCCAATGTGAAATTTAATGGCACGAAAAAAGAGCTGGAAAAATTAAAATTAGAAAGGAAAAAGTGTTCTCGTTTGATAGAATCCCACGCAACATACGTAGATAAGTTTATCGAAAAAGTTAAAATATTGGAAGAGTTGATACAAATGCCAATGCAATAATAATAATAATTAAACAGCAATATCTTTGAAATTGATTCTAATTCCAACCGTCATTAGCATCCATGTATTTTCAGAGCATTTAATATTGATATAATAATCACCAGCCGAAAAGTTGTTTGTTTCCTTGGACGACAAAAAAAACCGAAAGAGTTTGCCTTCATTGTTGATAAAAGGAGGGAGAGGTGTGGAAGAAGGCGAAGAAGTATTGATTGTAGATTCGAAAGGCGGCTGCAGACTCATGTTGTGAATTGATCCGATTTCTGTAGTAGTTGCTACTTCAAGAATCACACTGTTGCCATTGGATTGAATTTGTCGAAGATGTTCTTGGTCATGGGGAAGAATTCTGAAAATGACGGTCTTGTCTGTTTTCTTGGGAGGAGTGTACAGTTGGAATGTGATACCATCAAGCATAAGTCTTGAATGTTCATGAGCTTGCATAATTCTTATGGTTTGTACTTTATCTTTATCTTGGGTATTTTGATCCTTCTTTGCAAGCACGTTGGTGTTTTTCACAGAGCTGCAAAAAACGAAATTACCCATGTTTGTTTGTTGTTTGTTTGCTCGAGTAAGTAAATGATTGAATGATTGAATGATTGATTGATTGATTGAATGAATGGGAATTATTTGTTTTTTTTTTGTTTGTTGTGTGAAATGCAAAGGAGGAAAGGAGGAGGAGGAGGAGAGAAAAGGAGGAGGGGACAACAGATGGAGAATTTGTCTTTGGAATTTTCAAATGCCGTCCAAGACAGGAAAAAAATAATATGCCCAAGACAGAAACATAGTTTTGAAATATTTCAGTAAACTACAATTGCTGGTTTTATTGTATAAAATTTTTTGCACATCCAAGTTTCTTTTTTTTCTTTCTCTCTCTATCTATCTCAATCTTTATATATAAAAAGAATAATTTCAATTCATAGCTCCATTCTTTCAACAAATAACAAAAAATTAAAAAAAATTAATTAAAAATGTCTCTCAGTTCGAGTACGATTGATCAAATTCCAACTCTTTTGAAAAAGGATATACCCCTTTACGGCCTACATTCTTTTATTTCCAAAAAAAAAGGAGGCAAAACTAGCACAATTTTTAGAAATTTGAATCAAAGAGAAGATATCGAATCTGTCATCGTTGCCACAGAATTTTTGGACAAATCTCTTCATTCTCTTCATTTGCCATCTGACAAATTTAAAGTTCGTTCAGAGCCCATTTGTGAAATAGTTCAAGATATTTTAAAGCAACAAGACAAGGATAAAAAAGGTCTTGCGATTGTAATTTTAAATGTTGCATCTTGTGATTATGAACTTGTCGATCTTATTGATGAATTACACCAATATGCCTTGTCAAAAAACATTATTATATATACGACACATGAATATTGCGTGCCATTAAAACTTCAGCCAGATGTTATTTATTATATGGGAATTAATGAAAATCAAATGGAATATATTTACAGAGATCATTTCGTTTCTCCTAAATCTTTCATCAAACTCTTTACTCAATTTAAAGATATAGTCAACAATGTTCGTAAAGTTGCACCCTATTCATGGATAGTTAAAAATGCAACAACATCTACAAATAATATTTTCAGATTACACCCCCCTTCCGTTACTAATTGTTCTATTCTGGAAAATACACAATCGGTTGCATCTACCTCGTCTACATTTGCTTCTGTTATGTGGAAACCTTTTTCTTATGTGAGATCATTTCTTTGGTAAACAATCAATTATTTATAAATTTCAAACAAACAAAAAAAAAACAACCAAGATTTATAATCAAATTAATTATTCACTTTTCATTTCATTCATTTTTTTACTTTCAGCAACAAAAAACAAAACAAAACAAAAATGTCGTCGCCATACTATCGTTTCTTGTGCGATTGGCTCAGCACAAAAGCTATTAAAGAGCTCGAACGTGAAGAGAAGGTAGGATTTGAAGACCTTTTGACCCAACTTGTTTACACATTTTTACCTACCGAAGACTTCAACGATCTCCAAAATGGCGATTTTTTCAAATTAACCCAATATAATAACAAAGTTTGGATGTGGGACGGAGAAAGACTAGAAGAGTATCAAGAGTAGAGTCTGACTTGTAATTATTGTAAAATTGTAATATAATAACTAATAACCTAATAATCTATTCAAAATCTTTTTTTTTTCTTTTCAATTGTATAAATACATTTTCGTGATTGGCGAAAGCGATACTCTTATGCTTTGACTCATGCGCTTGGCCACTTCATCTAATACCTTTAGCCATGGTTCCTTGATAGTTGTAGCAGCTCCCATCAACCGACATTCCAGTGAATAAAAACCTTTGATACTACAAGACACAGCAAGTAACACAAAAAAGGAAAAATTCTAACTGTACCGCCAATTACCAATTATATTACAAAAAAAAATACAAATGAAAATTACAAATTAGCAAACAAACAAAAGATTTATAATTGCATAAAATCACATCACTCATTTATCATTTAAATTCATATTTCTCACTTTCAGCAACAGAAAAGAAAAATATGTCGTCCTATCATTACTTTTCCAAGTGGCTGAACGAAGACGCCATTCAAGAACTCGAAAAATCAGACAAGGTAGAATTTGAAGACTTTTTAACTCAAATTATTTTCACATTTTTATCTGATGATATTGAAGATGGTGATCTGTTTAAATTAAGTCCCGCTGGTATCAAAGTCTGGCAATGGGACGGAGATAGAATGCGAGAATATGACTAATAATTGTAACTTTGTAACATTGTAAAATAATAATAATATAATATAAAAAAATCTATTCAAACTTACTTTTGTTTCTTTTCAATTGTATCAATGCATTTTCGTGATTGGCAAAAGCGATACTTACGCTTTGGCAAATTCTTTCCCCAGGAACTTGGTACATCTCTTGCCACGTTTGCATAAGCAATTCTGCTTGTTTTTTCTCTACTTGAAGTCTACGAATCATTCTTTTTTTCCAATAGTTATTATTGAAATACTCCTTTTGATCAGTTATGCTTAACTTTGTTATTGCATCAAATTCAAAATGGTACGGCATATCAATCTTGTGTAAACCATGGGAAGAGGACCACAAAGACCATCCAGTGATATCCTTTTGTATTATTTCATTATTTTGTTTTTGTTTTTGGTTATGATACACGTTTGATGGTTGTATGGGATTTCGTAAATGTAATTGAATATCAAGTCGTTGTTGAGTGTCTTTTGGAAATGGAGTAGAAAACCATACACCAAACAATTCATCATTATTATTTTTAAAAGCCAAAACCAAATGCAAACCATTGAATAATTGTTTCGATATATATTTAGATATACCAGGCAAAGATGCAGAAGCTGCAGATGGACAATGATGTGAATGTGACTCTTGCTCAAAAGAACTTGAACTCAGCATATCGCCGTCATAAGAAAATCGATGACTCCACAAACAAGATTTATTTGACCCTCCTTCTTCTTTTTCTTCGTTTATGCTATAGGTAATAGTGACATACATCATACTTTTGCGAACAGGAATATCAATATTCAAAAAGCTTGTATCGTTAGTTTTGTCATTACCATCATTACCATTACAATCATCATCATCCTCACTGCATGAATTTCTACAAGGATTTATGTACTCTATCCATTTACATAAAGTTGGAACTAAATTGTCCCAGCGAATGGAAATGTCGGGTCCAAAGTGGACGGATGAAATAGTTGGTAAACTTAAGTAAGGACCCCAACCCATGCCATCATTTATGAAAAATGTGACATTGTGATAAAAAAGTTTTGGTTTTAGGTTTGACATAGTTTGGATGGATATTTTTTTCGTGTGTCGTAATATCAATTATTGTGTAATCAATTGATAAAATAAATAAATAAATTATGATTATGATTGTGTTTTTGGTTTAAGAAATTTCAACATATTTAACAAACATTTAACCAATCATTAGGAGTATATTCCATGCGTTTCAAAAAGAGACCATCAGGTGGTGCAGCGTTTGCCAAAATAAACTTTTTAAGAGTTTGATTATGACTACCACTCAAACATTCCTGTAATTGATTCAATGTAATTTTTCTTTTTCCAATTGAAATTAGTGCACCCATCATGTTTCGAATTTGATGATACATAAATGCTTTAGATGAGAATTCAAATTGAAGAAAAGATGAGCCAGACCACGTATCATCACATTTAACCATAGACGCTACTTCAATAAATCTTTTGGTAGTTTTACTAACACAGCCAGGTGATTGGAAACAAGAAAAGTCATGTTCCTTTTCTTTAATTAAATCGAGTGACTCTTGAATAAGATCGAGATTGAGATTGGTTTCATCAATGGGTACATGCCAACACTTGTTTTTCTCATGAAGAGAAACAGATTTTGATATGCATACTCGATATAAATATGATCTTCTTATAGTACTGTGTCGAGCATGAAAAGATATTCCATCTGGAACAATTGAAACATTAAGCAATTTAATTTTATCTTTGAATTTAGATTGTTGCAATCTATCATTTGTGTATTTAAGAAACCTATGACTTGTAAATTTGGACATAATAGACGTCGTGGAAATGTCCACGTGAAACACTTGACCAAGGGCATGTACCCCTTTGTCTGTTCGCCCACTTCCTTTAACTACAATGTTATGATTTATATCTTTTTCATTTTTTGAAGGTACATGCATGACAGATTGCAAAACTTTATCGATGCAATTTTCAAAGCCTCCTGTCCATCCTGAGAAACACGATCCGTCATATTCGACTGTACAAACAAATTTTACAAATGGCATTTTTGATGATGAAGACGATGATATTGACGTTGCTCCATCGTCATAAGAATTAGCGTGCGACATGTTTGGTTCAAAACAATTTCTTATTCTTATTCTTATTTTTCTTCTTTCTTTTTGTTTGGGATTATTTTTTAGGTGTCGTGTTGTATAATAATTTTGGGCGCCAAAATTTCAGACATGACGTCTAAAATTTCAGACAAGACATCTAAAATTTCAGGCAAGACGTCTAAAATTTTAGATTTTATTTTTTTTTGTAGCAATTCATGATTTTGTAACTTTCCCAAACAACCGTTGCACACGCACACACGCAAACAACAAGGCACACACACACGCACACACACACGACACACGCATCGCATCGCATCGTACTACACACTACACTACGCACAATTACCGCCCACGCTGAGCACAACGCACTACTTTTTCTACACACTACACCTCATCCACGTACACACACCCACACCCACCCACACAGACACACACCCACAAAGACCCACACAGACACACACAAACCATCATTTTGCACCGACGGCAGAGTAAGCGTGATAAACATGAGTCATCCCTGGTCCACATCCAACCCTTTCGCTTCACTCGGAGATGACGCGATTGGTGACTCGAGTTATACCAATCTCAAAGCAAAAAAAACAAGTTCAAGAAACCAATTTCACTCACATACCCAATTTCAATCACATACCAACAAACCTAAACCCATCAAATACATCCAAAAAGTGATCGACTATCTTGCCGAAGTCGGCCTCAAGCATTCAAAGCCTGAAGATGTTTCTACACAATGGTCTTATTTCGGAAACATTTCTTTCAAAGTTTTGGTCCAGAACTCGATCGGAAAAGAAGTGGTCGTGTGGAAAGTCATTCCATCATATCCTGATGAATACGCTCCATTCCTGACATTGTGTATTGACGAGGAGCATCACAATTTCAAATCCCTTCGTGAATTCCGAGATTTTGTCTCCGATTTTTTACTTCCCAAGGATGGTCGAGAGCAGTATGTGGACTACATCCGACAGAAACAACAGCAAGAAGAAGAAGAATTTGAAAATAACCAGCAATGGTATAGAGAGATATCCGAAGAAGATGATTATTACAAAGATGAGGAAGCGGCACACAACCGCAGCTGGTGGCAAGGACTTTCGTCTGAAAAACAGCACGAAGAGCTTCTGAAATACGCGAGTAAAGGGTCTTGGAAAATGGTTGACACACTTCTCTGTCTCTATACAGAGATCTCTGAAGAAACTTCTGCCAAGGTGAAGGCTTGGAAAAAACAGTTTCCTCGAAAATAATTCAAACTTCTCTATCGAGACCTTTCAGATAGACCATGCACCTCGCCTTTACGTGCATATCCCTTTGTCTGTACGTTCATCGTTCATTCGCTTCTCTTAATCCACATATCACGATTCGTCTATAGAAATTTTAAATTATGCTTAGTCGTCTTTTGAAATTGAAATTTTTAAACTTGTGATTAAATTAATTCTTTCCCAAATTAATTTGTTTTCGCACAGCCCGCTCATTTCACCAATTGTAGATTTTAACAAAGAATAAAAATACAAAAGATGACTAGTTTTGTTTTTTCACAACAAAACACAAACAATGGAAGCGAGGTCGAAATCGACGTTTATCCTTTCAATCAAAAATCTCAAAAATCAACGGGTATTTGTCTTTTGTGGGAATGTTTTTTGGAACACACAGATTTGATCGACAATGTATCAGCTATACTGGACAACGACCATTCTTCCCTGCATGATCCAAAAACTCTTTTAATATCTGATCCAGAAGAAAAATTAGTCATTATGAATGAAATTAAAAATAATTATGGAGACGGGACTCTCAAAGGAGATATTGTTGCTCATGCCATAGCAGTTGGATCCCCATCAACTCTTTTCAAAATTTTTGAAAAAAACTTGTATAGAGATCCGTCTGACCCTACAAATGAGCGTCCTCATTCTAATATTTATTTCAACATTCTGAAAAGCAACAATTTGTCTTTGGTCGAAAAAATAAATACCGCCCAGAAGCTCCTTCAAATGGGATGTCAATTAGACACTTATTTTAAACAAATTTTTTTTAGCAAAGATATCAAAGAAAATGAATGGGAGACCTGGATTGATATGGGAATGAGAGCAAAGGCGATATGTGAACTCCAGGATGATATGTGTGTTGACTGGTTTATCCAATGGAAAAATCCCAAGCCACAATTGCAATGGATTAAGATAAATACGAATCAAGTTCCCAAATGTTTGTTTCATTATAAAGACAGTGCACAAAGATGTATTATTCTCACAGTTATAGAAAGTATATGGGGAACTATTGACGTGATAAAACTAATTCCATATGATCGATTGACTGGCCCAGAAGGAAACCTTTTGCCGAATGCAATTAAAAGGCTTGATTGGACCTGTGCAAAATATATATATGATCAACAAAAACAAAAACCAGAAAATCTTCAGACTTATATTTATTGTGTTTATGAAGCAGTGACTATGTACTGCTATATAGATTTTGGAAGTGATTACAAGAAATTTAATAAAGATGAAGAAATCCTAGAGGCTTCTCGTAATACCAGACAGTGGGTGTTTGAAATTTATGGGAATATCATTGAAGAATCATGGAAAGAAGAACTTGGTGAAAATTTTGTTGACTTAACTGCTTGTTATTCCCGGGGTTGCAAAATCGCATATGATAATTACTTTTGGATGGTGCGCACGATACCGTGGTTTGCAGCAGAATTCAAAACACAATCTGAAATTGCTCATGCGACAAAGATTAAAAGTGCCAAGTCAACATCTAGATATGAGAAGTCACAAAATTGCAAAATTTCTCAAACCGATTTATTGTTACAAAAATATCAAAAGTATGGAATTACTCTAGGATACGATCGTAAATATAACAAAACCAAGGAAAAGCTAATTCGTCTTAAAAAGAAAATGGAGACCGACATCCAAAAGATCGAAACAGCTCTCAAATAACAATATTGCACATTGTATTGTATTATTTTAGAAATTTATAAATAATTTTTATTTATTTCTTTTTTTTTGTTGAAAGCTTTTTCATTTCATATGCCAGACTTGACTTGATTTGATTGAACAACAACAACAGAATTATTTGTATCCCTTGAGTAAAACAAGCAAATCCGAAATACCAATAATGAGTGATAATGATTTAGTTCAATCTAAATCCGAATCTGAATCTGTACAGAAGCAAAACAAGAAACAAAAAACAAACAATATTCATAATATCTTTTCTAAAAAAGTTGGTAATTTACAAACGGATAAATTAGAAGATCCGAGAGCATCTGTTCAACGTATTGTTAGATTTTCATTATCCTACGACAATATATGGAATCGTGTTTTGGAAAGGGTAGAATTGGAGTATGGAGCGAGGGCAACTAAAATCAAAGGTGATTGGTTTGAAGCACTTTGCATTTTATATCTAGAACTAGAATGTGGTTATGACAAGGTCTGGTTATGGAAAGATGTACCAAACGACATCAAGAAAGAATTAAATTTAAAAGGGAGAGATAATGGAATTGATTTAATTGCATATAAAGTAATGAAAAGTGAGAATAAAGAGGAAAAGATTGCCTATGTCGCAATTCAATGTAAATATCGCAAGCGAAGTTTAGAGTCTCATAAAAGCATATTGATTCCTGATAAATCGAGTTCATCCTTTGGAGCAAAAAAGAGAATTCATATTGCGACAAATAGCTTACCATGGAAGGATGTATCAACATTTTATGCTTTATGCTCTCAATCAGGACCAAATAGTAATAATAATAACAATACAAAAGGTGGAGGTAAATCTTGGAGTCGAATTATTGTAATGACTAATGCAGAAAAGGTTGCTCAACCAGGAGGACTATTAGATCCGAATCATATGGCAATCACATATAAACATTTTGCAAAAATATCTAAATCAACATGGGAAGCTATTGCCGGGTCATCAGGGTTTTCTTTAGTGTATACTTCTTCTTCTTCTACTAATACTACTTCTTCATTGGCACCCAATCCTTCGTTCGTCGCTCACAATACAAATACAATTTTGTCTCCAGATGATTTGAGAAAACATAGAGCCAATTTTTATGATAATATTAGTAAGAAACGAAAAATGACTATTTCAGACGAGAACGATGAACAATAACAAAATCACCATCCGAAAGTATTTCTTTTACGGCATCTGAAATAATATTTAATTTATCAACGGTTTCCTTATCTATGGGAATGATGATTTCTTTCAAAGATTCGCGTGATGACAATGTTGAAGATGACGTTTCCAATATTTTAATTATAGAAACCGACTCTGGAGTCAAAATATCAAAATCGAGACCATGGCTTTTAGCAAACTCTAAAGCTTTTAAATCTTGCTCTTTTGTTCTGTTTATGCATTCTTCATTTGATAATGTGAAGTAACTTGAGTAATCCATTTTTTGGCCCCTTTTATATATTTTTGTTAAGCAATCATACCCCAAAGAAAATGAGGATTGTGTTGAGTCGTTTATATAATCCGTCAGACATTCGCTTATAACGTGCGAATTAAAAATAAAATTTTTATTGTCATCATCAATTTTCAACCGATCTAAAATAAATTTGATGTTATTGATATCACATGAATAAAACTCTGGATTAATTACATCCAAATGACCATATTGGATGGCTGCTTTTATCCATACACAGAAATACGTTTGATTATACAAATCATGCATTTCTGAATATTTTTTGAAATCCTCCTTACTTATAGGGATTCCTAATTGTAAAACTGTTTCGAGCACTTTAACGTCTTTAAGATATATCGTCGCATGCATCACGGTACTTAAAAATCTAGAAATATCATCGGGACTTTGACTTGTAAACCATGCCATCGGACAACAGTGTGTTATCCAATCCAAAAGAATTAAAGAATTTGAATTTGACGATTTTTTGAAATTCTTTAAAGTTGTCGTCACTTGATCAATATTTTTTGGTTGGCATTGTAAAAGTAACAACTTTTCATTGTTTAATTTTTTATTTGTTTGCCAGTGCCATTTGATCAAAGAAAATCTTTCCTGTATCGGCGTCTCCATTAATCCATGTCGAATGAACAATTTTATCATTTCAATATCCATTTTGCAAAATTCATCAAATGATAAATTACCGCTTAAACATTTTTTATCCCAATGATATTGATCTGCAAAAGAAGAAACCTCACAAATAAACTTTTCAAATTCTGCATATCCAATAGATTTATATTGATGCAAACGTAAAAGATATTTGTGTATCAAACCAGTTCCATTTGACGATGACGTACGAAGTAATGAATTTAAAAATCTTTTTTTCAATCCATCACTATCATTACCATCGTCATCATCATCATTCGATTTCAATTCGTGTAATACATATGTTACAAGTTTAATATAAGATTTTGATCGAATCAGAGGATCAAAAATAATACAATTTTCATTTTCTCCAATATCGTCGTCCTCATATTCATATTCATCCTCATAATCATCATCTTCGACCAACCCAAAGAGAGTAGAAAACTTGTAATCTGTTATTCGATCTAATTCTTTAATCCAGTTTTCTATTATGACTTTATCTGTCTTAAAAGCCCATTCCAAAAGTCCAATAGAATCTTCGTGGCGCAACACAAGTTTCAAATAATTATACATACAGTCGGGATCATAAAAATCTTTCAACTCTCGAAGGAGAGGGGCATGAATTTTAATAAATTCTTGCTTATATGATGATAATTGAATCCATGGTGTTTTTAAATTGTCGTTTTTGCTGCAAAATTTTGACACGGAATCTCTAAAAATTTCGGAACGTTTTAAAAGCCAATCAAATGTGTCTTGGTCAGAAACTAAATACATATAATTGTGCACTTTAATGTTTGGAATCCTTAAAATGTCTCCATCATCTTTAAACATCTCCTGATACATTTTAAGAAACTCCAAATTACCTTCTTGTATTGCGAATTTGACGATATAACCATTCATGGATACTTCGGTTCCATAGCGCTCATATGTGGCGGGATCATAAAGAGAAAATGTTTTTGTAATAATTACAGAGCTCGAGCGCATTTTTTTTGGTGAAATTTTAATACACTCATAGTCTGGGTCTTGCTCTGTTGATGGAAATTCTATTTCCCCAACCAGCGTTCCATGTTTGAAAAAAGACTCTATATGTTCTGCAGTTGTTGTATAAATTCCTCCTTTTCCACATGTTTTGTGTTTATTGCGATTAAACTTTTCATTAGGTGGCAATTTTGTAATTTGACCAACAGTGTAGTCAACTCCATAATGCTTCATATCGGATCTCAAAATTTTAATTTTGATATTTTTCATATCACATTTATTATCATGATCTACCTTTTGCTTTTTGCATGGAGGAGAAGGAGGGGGATTCATTGCCTGGGGTGTATTAGTAAATATTAAGATTAAAAGAGAACGAAAAAAAGAAAAGAAAAAAAAGTGCTTTTGTGTTTGTCTGTCGCTAGTGCTGTACAGTAAAAAATTATTATTATTACTATTATTATTATTATTATTAATTATTACACAAGACTAAAATAAAATAATGCAAATCAATCAATCAACATAGAAGATGTCGAGGATACGTCGTCTTTGTTTTTAAAAGCATCGATATCTTTTATCTCGGTCTCGACAAGAGGCTTTTTTCTGTTGACAGGCATAACTCTTGACCGATGAACAATGACAAACTCTCCGACATTTTTATCCAATACATATTTTATTGTTCGACCAAGTTTCGGATTCAGAGTAAAATCTTTTTCGATAGGAAGTAAAAATGTTTCATTGAATGAGTTGGAAAATGAAGAAGAGTCCAAATTTTTGTTTTTGGCGTATTGACACAAAATGTTGATAATACATTTGAAACCTTCATCCAAAGACTCGTCGTTAGCATCAAGTCCATGGTTCTTTGCAAATTCGAGCACTTCGCAATCTGTGTCAATTGAACGAGAATTAAAGTCGTAGTAATTCGTATGCAATATAGTAAAATATTTTGAATACTCCATTTTTTGGCCACGATTAAATATTCTCTTCAACAAATTGTATCCATCTTTTTGAGAATCTACATTTGCCAAGCACGAATAAATGGCGTCTGGTCCAAAAATAAAATCAGAATTCTTTGTAGAATGGTCTGGAGACTCCAGTAAATCCAACATTTCTTCAATGTTTGCCTTATTCAAACGACAATGAAGTATAGAAGGAAAATTGGCTGTCAAGCATCCTATTTTGATGGCATATTTGATCCAAAACATTAAACCATTATCGATGACAGTCGTTGTATTGCATGGTTTTTCAAAAATTTTTTCTTCAAAAATTGCTTTAATTGTTTCTTGACCGAAATCTGTAATGTTTTCAAATTGCTCATCATTACCAATTAGTTTAGATTTGCAAAGAGATATAAAGGTAGCCATATCTTTGTGATCTTGTCTTTTAAACCAATCCACTGAGCAAATTTCATATACACACGAGAAAATGTTGGAAGCGTAATGATGTTGAATCGAGTATTGTGTATAATATATAGAATTTGATGAAGGTGCGTATGTATTTATTACAGATATCACTTCTTTGATGTCACGTGGTTCACACTGCATTGCTTTGACAGCTTCAATGGTTGGATTTTGTCTCCAATTGATCAAAGAAAATCTTTGGTCGAAGGGAATTGCTATCAAGTCATACTTGACAAGAAGATCAATAAATTCATCATTCAAATACATAATTTGGTTAAAAGTCAAAACTTTATTCGTTTGGTCAATAATCAAAGATTGCTTGTTCCAATTATTGGTAGTAACAAACCAAATAATGAGTGCCAAGAATGTTTCAAGGTGTTTAGAATAACTCAAGCCGAAAACATGAATTGGAATGAGAGCAATTCCTGTACTTGAAGTACTCATGAGAGCATTGAAGAATTTTTTCTTGGTATCGTCTAGAGTATTGTTATCATCTTTAAGCTGTTCCAAAATATAAATAATCAATTGTATATGTAGCTCTACATTGTCGGTCTCGATTCTGCTACGACTAGTAGTGCTATAAGAGAAAGATTTTTTTCCATCCAGATAAACAAGTGTATTTTGTTGCGTACTGTCAGTATAATAAAATTCTTTGCTGGACGCATTGAAAAATGAAAATTGAGTTTTGCTCAATAAATTAATCCACTTATCCACGAGCTTGGCGTCTTTCTCAAATACCCAATCCAATAGATTCTTGCAATCGACATGGCTTAGAATAAGCTGAAGGTACCACTTGGGGTTTTTGATAAAATGTTTATTTTTATAAATCCATATGGCTTTGACCAAATTGCTAGGAATATGATTTTTGATTTGATGGCCGTTTGCCAGTTTAGCCGGCCATGGACTAACAGTCTTGTAAACAGATATCCATTTCAAAGCTTCGCATTTGAATATTTTAGATTCGTCCATTAGCCAATTAAAAACAGATTCGTCATGAATAGTCTTCATCCATTTATCAACTAAATTTGTCAAGGTGGCCTTGTCCCGCTTTGCGACCGTGTATAGCATAATATCATCATCGTCTCCAGTCACAAATTTATTTTTAAACATCTTGAGAAATTCCATATTACCTTCAGTTACAGCAAAAGCAACAATATATTCGTTTTTGGACATGTCCAAACCATATCTAGTATACGTGTCTTCTTCATACAGAGAATACGTTTTGGTAATAATCAGGGATGAAGAACGGGATTTATTTTCAGAGAGTTGCATGATTTGAAAGTCTGGATCTTGTTCCTTTGTTGGCATCTCAATCTCAGCAACTTTTGTTCCATATGCAGAATATTTATGCATCCAAGGAACTGTCGACCAATACAACCCACCCGCTCCTGATTTGATAAAAGGATCACTGTCAAATTTTTCATTGTCTGGCATTTTAATAACTTCGCCAATCTTGTATTGTACCTCGTAATGTTTCATGTTTGTTTTCATAATTTTAACCTTGACGTCTTTCATGTCTTCCGGAATAACTCGATCATTCCCTTTAGAAGTCTTTATCTTTTTATTTGAGTTTAGTTTGACACTGGTTGATAGTTTGCGCTTTTTAGCCAACTTTTTGGATGTAGACACAGATACTTTCTTCTTTGTCGAGGATTCTTTTTCTGTCTCGGAAACTGTTTTCATAGCTTCGGCTTCAGTGTTTTCTTGTTTTGGCAATCTTGACCTCAGCATATAACGACATGAAGATGACGAAGATGAGGAGTCGTCTCCTTGAACAATAGAATTAGAGTTTTCGGAAGACATGTTTTGTTCTTTGATACGTTATAGTTTTGTTTTTTTTGTTTCACGGTACTGTCGTCTGAAAATGTGTGGACGCCTTTCTTCTTTTTTTTCATTTGTTGTTATCCCGCAAACAAGACATTTTTGGAAATTTCATTTTTATGATCTGAAATATTTACGTCTTGTACATATAAATAAACATTAACATTAACATTAACATTACAGGTATAGCTATAGATATACGATATATAGATATACGATATAACTTATCATCAAGACAAGTCAAGTCCATTCTTTTAAAAAAAATACAATAAGAATAGTAATAACACATTAAGATGGTTCTGTCTCATAATTATGATTACTTTGAAAACAACCAAGGTATCAATGTAAAAGTAAATGTTAAAGGACGTATGTATAATCGTTTTCGTCACATTGTCGATAAAAGTGGAATTATTCAAGTAAAAGATCAAGATTTCTTAAAAGACGAAAATACGCGATGGTACTCCTCATTAGAATCCAAAACTCCTATCATCAAGGTGTCTGAATTGTGGTTGCGTGAAAAGAAAGAGACACACGCAATGGCAATCAAGAAAACACATCAACCCAAGAAAACTTTTACTTTTGATGGATCTGAGAAACATCCTTTTGAACCTCCTTGCATATGTATCAGTTCAATCAAGTCGTCTGATTTTGAATTTGATTGTTTTGGAAATAATACAATTGATTACGAAAAGACAAAGTCGCAATCGTTTATACGTCAAAACTGTCGTTCTATACTTTCTAGATTTACTTTTGATCCATATAATTCGCCAAGACAAACAAAATTTAATATGGATGACCCAGATATTTTGTGTGCATCGTCATTTCAAAACTTTCAACGAGCAATTTATAAACATAATCAAGATAGACTGAAGTATTATAATTTTGTTAAAACGTGTGATGTACCGGACGCTTATTCTTATTCGGAAATGGGGTATGTTCAAAATGATATCAATCATATGCGAATTTTGGAATGTAATGCTGTTCCATCTTCTTACGTTTCATTTAAAAAATGGGACAAATTTAAAAAATGCATGAAAAAATCAACCATGTATAAATTGGAACAACTTTTTGAAAATAAAATGGTTGCATGGACAGCTATATCTGAAGGAAGACCCGCTTCTATGATTTTGTACAGGCTTTGTGCAAAACTCAAATATATAAACGACGAAGATATCGATATCAATTCATCCGAGAATTTGAAGCAAAAAAATAAAGATGTCATAATTCCTGTGTTTGATATTATTTATACGGAACCGAGATGTCAAAATTCACATTCTTCTTCATGTGGACAAAGAGGTCCTGATTGGGGTTCAAATTTTAAACATACTATTAAACTTTTCAAAAAAAGACTTACAAAGGAAAGAAAAAACGATCGATTGCAAAAGTTGTAAAAGTTATTGTTAAAATTGTTATGATATTAATTTTTATTTTTTTATTCTTATGATAAACAATTCCAATGTTGACGTTGTACAGTTAATACATTGGAAAAATCTTGTTCAAACTTGTAGCGTTTGGCTACAAGTTCTGTCTCTCTAAAATTTTTGGAAAATGAACCGATTTCATTTTCAAGGAACCAATTAATGGGTGGTAATTTAGGTAACGGTTTATCTCCAACCAGTACACGTACACTTGCTTGAATAGCTTGCGCGACAGCATGAACGTTATAACCACCTTCCAATACGATCACTATACGTCCATGAGATTTATCTACAAATGTTTTAAGAAGTTGTGTCATATGAGCAAATCCTGCTGTACTGACATGCATATCTGAACCAATAGGGTCGTCGTGTGCACAATCCATTCCTGCTGATACAATCACAAAATCTGGATTAAATTCTCCTAGTACTGGTATTAAAAGTCGGTTAAAAACTTCCAAGTATTCATAATCTCCCATTTCGGTTACATTAAGGGGTACATTAATAGTAAAACCAGTGCCCTTTTCTTTTCCACATTCCATATGATCACCTGTACCAGGATAAAAGTTTCCATTATCTGAACGATGGATAGAAAAGAATAACACGTTTGGATCTTTGTAAAACATGTTTTGCGTACCATTGCCGTGGTGCACATCCCAATCACATATTGCAATTTTAGCATTTGGGTGTTTATATTGAAGTGTCTTGACGGCTAAGCCTACATTATTGAACAAACAAAAACCAGAAGCGGAACGATTTTCGGCATGATGACCAGGGGGTCTAACAATTGCATATCCATTTTGTAATTCACCAGTCATTATTCGGTCAACGAGATCAATCAATCCACCGATTGAAAGCTTTGCTGCAAGAAGCGAATCTTTATTGAAATATGTATCTCCGTCAATGTTTTCACAATGATCAGGATCTCGACATTTCTTTAATCGTTCTGTCATTCGTTCATACTTTGCTAGTCTCGAACAGGCTTCGTTGCCACCCGAATGAAGTAATTCAAAATATGTTGCTTCCCGGGCGGGGACACGTATTACTTGTTTCAACAATCCAGATTGTTCAAGCAACTTAAATGCAGTTGAAATTCTTTCCGGGCGTTCCACGTGTGTTGTTACATTTTTATGTAAAAGACATCTCTCGTCGTAGACCAAACCCGTTCGCGATGTAGATGTCATATCTATATTTTGATTTTCGCAAGATAAAATTAAAGACGACATGATTTCACTTATATCATCATCTGCCTGATTTTTCAATGGCTCCATAATATGATGTATTATATAATTTATTATTGTTCCGGCAAATTAAATGAATGAATAAATGTACGATAAGGTTGATTTCCAAAAATTTTAATCATTGTCTTTCATTTAAAAATTTCTAAACCAAACGTACATACAATATTTTTTTTTGACTTATATAACAATAAAACGATAAAAGCTGGTTGATCTTAGCCCTCTCTGAATAGATTTATTCTCACTTTTTGTGATTAACAATTTCTACCTTTGAATCTGCTTATTCTTCTTTTATTTCTTAATGCTTTCATCGTCTTCGGCAGTACCATCATCATCTATTCATAATTATGATTATTTTGAAAGTGAACCCGATGATAAAAAGGTCAAAATAAAGCAAAGAATGTACAAAGATTTCCGTCGTGTCATCGAAAACAGTGGTATCGTCAAGGGTACTAAAAAATTACAGCGCAAAAATTATTATTGGAGTCACCGTCCATTTCCAAATTTAATCACAAATTATGATTTAAATGCTGTCAGATTGTGGTCTAAAGAAACAAACATAGCTTATTCCAATGCATTCAAACAGCACCGCAAGCCAGTTTCTCCAGCTACAGACGGAGAAGAAAAAGTCCCATATAATTCTGAATCTACATGCAATTGTAGAACAGATATTAATTCAAAAGATTTCGAGATCGATTGCTTTGGTGATAATACAATAGATTATAAACAAACTGAGCCTCAAAAGAAAATAGTACGCCAAGAATATTGGAGAGAATTGATGAGGTTTAATATGGAAGCTCCAAGTATTTTGGAAGCCTCGTCTTTAGAAGAATTTCAACGTGCCATTTTTCAACATAATCAAGGTAGGCTAAAGTATTACGATTACATACAGACGAGTGGGTCTAAACCTAACGAAATAGAATTTTGTTATCAAGTGCCAATTACACACGAATTTATGGATATATTTGAATGCAGAGCTTTAAAATCGTCATCAACAGATGTATTATCGCAAAAGTGGAAAATATTCAAGAGATGTATGAATAATCAAACTTCTTACGTTTTACAACCATCATTTAAATATGAATTAGTGGCGTGGACGGCATTATCAAATGCTTGTAGGGCTGATATGATTGTTTATAGACTCTCTGCAGTATTGAAACCTAAAAATGATTCTACAAAAACAACGAGAACATTTGCACATGAAACAAAAATGAAAATGCATGATACTGACACAGATACTGATATTGATGTTCCAGTGTTTGAAATTTTATATAAACGTCCTAAATGTCAAAATGCTTATTCTGAATCATGTGCTAAAAAGGGCCCAAAAAGTCGACCAAACAATAGACTTGTTCTTAAGTTCATGAAAAAAAGACAAACCAAGGAAAGAAATTATGACCGTGAATTAACTCAAAAGATTTGAAAGTCAAAGTTTACTGTACACTATAAAAAAAAAGATCACTCTTTAATTAAAATTAATATTTTGTTATTTGTGAAAAATGACTTTTTTTGATTCTTCTTCTTCTTTTTCGTCACCACTTCCTTCTGCTTTTCCCACCTCTTCTATTCTTCTGCATAATTATGATTATTTTGAAGATGATAATGATAAAGTAGTAGAAATAAAAACACGCATGCATAAAGATTTCCGCCATATTGTCGATAAAAGTGGAATTATCAAAGGAACACAAAACAAAAAAGACATAGACGCCCATTGGAACACGACTCCTACCAAAGATTATATCATAAGCCATGACATAAGATCTGCAAAATTATGGGCAAGAGAAACAAATGAAACTTATTCAAATGCATTCAAAAAATCGCGCAAGACAAATGATCCTTTGGCTACCAATGGAGAGGAGAAAGAACCTCCTCGTAATGGTTCCACATGTACATGTAGAAGTGAAATTAAATCACTCGATTTTGAATTTGATTGCTTCAAAGACAACACTATCAACTATCAAGAAACAAAACCTCAAAAGCTGATCAAACAAAACTTTTGGGAAACAAAAAAATTTAATATGGACGAACCATCCATTTTGGGCGCTTTTTCTTTACAAGATTTTCAGCGTGCAATATTCCAACACAATCAAGAAAGATTTAAATATTTTGAACATATCCCAACGTGTCAATATGACAACACTTACTGTGGTAGATCTGGGGAATTATTTCGCGAAACCATGAATATTTTGAAATGTGTTGCAATTCCTTTATCATCATCCAAACAAAACCGACAATGGAAAAAATTTAAAAAATGTATGAACAAACCATCTTTTTACGAATTACAATCAACATTTGAATATGAATTAGTTGCATGGACTTCTCGTTCTATTGAACGCAGGGCTGATATGATTATATACAAGTTATATGCAGTTTTAAATCCCGTTGTATCAAACAACGAATCAAATGATGATGTAAAACGTAATAGCGTCAAAATACCAGTATTTGAAATTTTATATACTAGACCTAAATGTCAGGATCAACAATCCTTGACATGTGGAGTACAAGGTCCAGATCATACAGATTTTCGTCCAAGAAATAAACTTGTTTTGAAACATATGAAAAAAAGACAAACGAAGGAAAGAATCTATGATCGATCACAAAAATTTAAACCACTAATTTTTGATCCTTCTCGTTGATGCACGTTTTCTATTTTCCCTTTCGATATTACGAACGGATCTTCTTAGCTGTCTCGGCAAGACTTCTTCTTCTTCTTCTTCCTGTTTCTCTTCTTCTTCTCTTTCTTCATTCGCAGCAACATCATCTACATGGTCCCTACGTCTAAATTGTATAGGATTAAATTGACCTAACCTTGCTACACTTTTTTTGATGCGCGATGGAACATATATATTAATTTTTGATTGTCCTCTTCTTTGCATATCTTCTATTTTCGGAGCTCCAAATATTTGTATAGCAGTTGCTGGATATGTATTAATATCAAATCTTTCCATTTCACCCAATTCGGCTGTTTCTGGGTTATTTTGGGCACGAGAATTATATTTATCTCTCATACGTTTTGTTAAAGCTTTCCATTGAACAGCCATTCTTTTACGTCTAGCATCAAAAGGCAATCTACTATACTCTAATAAATCGACATGAAGCCTTTGAAATAAATCCCAACCAGAATATTTTCGTTTTCCATTTTTTGTCATAACCGCGCCATCTTCTTCTCGCCTATTTAAAATGACAGATCCTCGCGGTTTTGATCTTTTCTTATCACGATCACGACGTCCTCCTCCTCCTCCTCGCCTTCTACCTCTACCTTGATCTTCTTCTTCTTCTTCGCCATCAATTACTTCTTCTTCTCTCTGTTCTTTTTCTTCTTCTCCTTCCCCATTTCCGTCATCTATATCCATGGGAGCAGGCTGTTCTCTTTGTCTAGCCACCGCGGGATTTTCCATGAGTCGTTGCCGTTCAAGATGACGTTCTCTTAACCTTTCTTGTTCCAGGTCATGTTCTAAGCGACGTCTAACGTTATCGTCTGGTATATTATCTTCGCCTTCTTGCTCTCCTTCTCCTTCGTCTTGATTATCAATATTAGCTCGTTCTCTTCCTATTCTGATTCCCTCTGCTCTTCTTTCTAAGGCTTTAGCTGCCAATGTACCTCTTTTAGGTGGAGTCGACGGAGAAATAATATGACTTTCTCTGGCCTGGGATTCAACATTATGTCTTTTTGGTGTTCTTTCGATAGAACTTTGCTTTCTTTTTTTTCTCCCAGACATTTTTTTTTTTAAAAAATCAATCTCTTTTGTTAGATTTAGAATTATCAAATCAAATCAAGTAACAAGCAACAATTGTTTTTTCAATAATAGAACATTATTATCAATATTGAAAAAAAAATATCATGTTAAAAATATAATTTATTCTAACTAATTGCTATACGTACAAGCATACAACAATCAATAAAGTTGTTCGAAAACAACAAGAGAAGCGCGATCAAAGGATAGGGAGCGCTTCGCGAAAATGGGGGAAGGAGGCAAAAGTGTGTTCTCACTTAGGTAATGATTCTTTTTGCGGACGAAATAACTGGCCGGGACGAAAAGAAATATAAAAGCGAATTTTTTTCGGAAGAAAAAGGAATCGTAGATATTTGCTTAGAGAAGCGTCTTAAATGCATCGGTCGTTCTCCCGAAATCCATAGGCCGATAAACACCCATCCAATGTTTCGAGCCGCATTGAAGTCCCTATTCCAAAACCGTCTACAGTGGGTGCACTGTTTGAGGCCATGTATAGGAGCCGAGAGCGGATCAAATTTGCGACGCGAAGGTCCAGGATCTCCTGGGTCTGGTAGGTCGTTATTATTATGATTATTACGGGGCGGGATTGCACGTTTATTTTCGAGGTGTACGCGACGAATGCGCTTTTCACGCATAGAAGTAGGTTCAACGGTACGACGAAAAGATGACATGGAGCATGTGGGGTGATTTACATGATGAGCCTTGGTAGATACTTTGGATGATCGGAGGACAAGATTGCTTGTAGAACGCAATGAATACGAATGAATTGGCTTACAATATGACGATTTATCATATATTTTTGAATGTCGATTTCCGATTCCAGATAGATTGCAGCCTGAACACATCTGAGTTGTAAAATACTCGCCCACTAACACAATGCGCCTTACTTTTGCCAACTCTTTGATGATACGACCGATGGGTGTCGATTGGATGCCTTTCATAGAGGTAGCAAAAGTTGCATCACCCAACACAATTACAGTATCTTTCTTTTCGCTTCCGGGTGCCAATTTCTCGATAATATTGGCTATTAGACGTTGCTTTTTCTGCATCGATCGAAAACGATCACGTGCTGCATTTCGACTACCGTAAAAGGCAAACATATCATCCCAACACGAACTCACATACAGTAGATGTTGAAGACATTCATTTGGATCACTTGTTTTAGGTGAATGTTTTGACAGGTAGTCTATATGCGAAGCCACTTTTTGACCAAGGGATTCAAATTTCATACGATTTTCTGTCCGGCGTCTTTTATGCTGTTGTCCCTGTTCACGATAAAATGTCTTCTTAGTAAGATTGAATCCCTTTTCCCAATCTTGTTTCAAATGATTCCAATTAGCTGTACATATAACATTTGTATGTCCAGGATCGATAGCCTTTATATGTTTGAAAGGGAGATCAGAAATACTAAAAGGCTTCCCTTCCCTTTGAGCATGTTCTCGACTTGCAAGAATAGAGGATGATTGAAAAATTCCATAATCGTGATCTTCCAAACGATCTGTTTTTTTCCAATATCGGGGCCCCTCGGGTGGAAGGATTGGGATTTTCTTTTTCAACGTTCGTCCATCAGTTTTTCCACCGGAAGTTTTTTTAGAAGTATTTAACTTCTCTTTTTGCTTGGCTTCATATGTAGCTTGATTTTTTGGGTTTGATGGACAAGATATCTTTACAATCTTTTGCCACGCCAAATGTAATTGAACTCCATCAGTGGTAAAAGTAGGAGCAAGTGTAATATTTCTCTTTCCTTTTACTGAAAGGCGAATTTCTTTTGCTTTGAAAATTTCGCTCGTCGACTCGATAACTATTTTATTTCTTCCCTTATCTTGAGCGCCCGATTGCATCGTGTATAGTTGGTGTTTAAGAAGTAGGTTTAATGCCCTCGTATCGAAACGTATGAATCGTCGACCCCATTTACATATGGGTGCAAGAGCAAACTGTCTCGCGTCCTGCGCATCTTGTGTTACGATTGGGGTTATTATTAAATTATTTGAAATTTTTGAATAGTGTGCGGTATTGAAAGAGACAAGTTCCTGGAGGATTGAATGGTGGAGGTGAACAACTTTCAAAAGTCGATCATGCGGTTTACTGACATATAAGCACTCTATCAAACGGTTTTCTTGTAATTTGGACTCAAAATCGCTAAACATTGGACGTTTATCCCCATTTACCGATGCGGATACATTCGATCCTCCTGTACCATTATCGTCAATATCCATTTCAATGTTTTCAAAATCAGACTCCTCCATATTGACGTCGTCCACTTTTTCAAATTCGGAGGAATCTTCTTGAGCAATAAGTTTCTTTGGAAAGTGTTTCTCTAGCCATGTGCGCACTTCTTTTTTTGAAAGGCGATACTTGGCCAATAAAAGCCACCCAAAATGTGCACGTAGACCGGACGATTGATATTGTACAAACGCAGTTTGGTATGTGATAGATTCATATTTGATACATGGGTCGATTTGTAGACATGATGGTAACAGATTGATCAAGGTTTCATGTTTCAAAATACTTTGTACAAGAGAGACAGTCTTGGATTTACAAATAGTTCCGGATAACGATTTGCTTTTTTTGATGTTTACAATATTTTCACTATCATCATCGTCGTTAACGAAATCGTCATCGTCCCATAGTCGTTTTTTGTTTATCTTGTTTTTTATTTTTTTATCTTGTTTGGCGCATTCTTGGGATTGAATTTCCTCCCATAGTTGTTTTTCGTCTAAAGGATCCAGATCTGTCACTTTACCGCCTTCAGATGAAACGAGGAGAGCATGCAACCATACACATCGTACAAATTGTAGTGTTGGTTCAAACTTGGTGATAGTATCACACGTGACAGCCTTGAATATGTGTTCGAAGAATTCCTTTTGAAATATTTTATCAGACGGTGGCGTCGGTAAAGTAAGTCTACTCTTATCTGTTGAGAATACAAGTGAGATGTAAAAGTTCAAAAATCTTGATGCTAATACGCTGATATGACTCATACGTTTGACTACTTCATCTAATACCTTTAGCCATGGTTCCTTGATAACTCTAGCAGCTCCCATCGGGATGATTTGTAGTTTCTTATAATCAACGTCCACCCGTTCAGTGATGGTTTTATCATTGATGCTACTATCCAAATTCTTTTTCTTGATGGAACCAGTTTTCTTTCTGGACGTATCGTCTTCGTCATCTGTATCTTCCATGTTCAGAAGATGAGTAAAATCAAAAACTAATGGCTAAATGACTAATTGTGCTGTGGGAAATAAATCGACCAGAAGAAAGAAGCAATCGCAAAAATTGAAATTTCGTTGTGCACCTAGAATTTTTATATGAATATAATAAAATAATAAGAAGATTCTGTTCAAGTCGCATCTTAATTTTTTATCATTCATCCTGCACTACTCCAATTGCTTTGCTATACAAAAACCAAACTTCCGTCATTTCTCTATTCGGTGCTATTTTCCTTAGACACTTTACTTTACACCATGTCTTCATCATCTTCGTATACATCTTCGTCAAATCAAATCACGGATAGATATATTCAGCTACAAAATTTGAAAGTGCTTGTACATTCTATGCGCACACAGCATAACTTTACGGAGACGGAAATTGTTCAAGCAGTACAGCAATTTTTTGACCAATCAAATGTCGTAACATCCTCATCATCGTCCTCATTTACGGAATCTATAAAAATTACTGACAAATCTCCTAAATTCAAAGTAGGAGATCGTATTAAACGTTTTGGTGGCGGGCAAACCATATCTACAATTGAAGAAGTAGATATGGTTAAAAAAGTTTATAGATGGCACGATCCTAATGTCATGAAAAGTTTGAACGAACTTCCATTTTATTTTGAAAATAATTATGGTCTCGTCATGTGATATTAACGTTAACAATAAAAATATAACCAAATAAAATGTAAAAAACGTTAGTCAGATTCATTTTTGTATTTTTATGTTGAAACAATGTTAATAGAAAAGACAAAATACAATAATTTATAATACATTTGTCTGTTTGACTGTCTGTCTCGTTATTTTATTTTATTCATTTTTTTTTTTTGCTATTTAACTGATGGGAAATAGTGCCGGTAAGAATGCAGTTTTATATCCAAATGGAGGTCATCAATATCCTCTTGATGTTCCATTGGTAGATAAAGGATTACAAAAACATTTATGGGTGTCTCCGCCAAGTATTGATCCAACAAGTTGGGATTGGTTTATTACATCAATTTCATTTCACGTAAGTCCATTTTTTGCAAATGAGGCCACTACGGTCATTGCTTATGGAGGTGTATGTGCTCCAATTATGTTCAACTTTGTCAAATATAATCGATTATTACATTTTTTAAATTTAAAAGCAGGATCAAATATTTCAGATTCTTTGAAAGAATTTATGCCTACGGGTGGTTTTGATGGTACTATTAGCAACTCTACAATAGAAAACGATCGTCCAAAACATAGTAATTCCACGTATAATAAAATTTTTACATGGACCGCAGATCCACAATATGCATTATCTGGAATTCAATGTAAATACACTAATTTGGTTTCTAAATCCATATTTATATCAAAAAAGGCAACCTTAATGAGTCATATTACGTTTTACTCATCGCCCGTTATTCCAGATGCATCATTGCCTATAAAGAGTCAAGAATTCTTTTTTACCGAAGGGCAAACAGGTTTTGACAAAAATAATCCTATTGTGACAACTCCATCAAATATTGGTATATCACATTCTACTACTGATTCAGGAAAATTTATAAGAGAAATTGGATTAGGTGCTATAGAAGTTAGATGTGATATTGGTACTTCTTATATGGCTTCTCATTGGAAAGATACTTATGAACCTGCATTTATTGGTTGGAACTCAGTTGGGGACATGATAACAAAATCATTAACAAAAATTCCAAAATCGATTGATGGAGATAGATATGCAATTGAAGATTTTGCTAAATTATTTTATAAATCAGACAATAGTGGTGTCGTAGACAAAGGAGTCGATGGCGCTCTTGTACCCCAAAAACCATATTTATATGATTACTATAATTGGATGTTGAAAGTTTGGGTTGCGTCTTGGGGTGATCCAATGGTTAATCATGGAGATGATGATGTACCTTTACCAGAATTAACTTATTGTATGAGTACTAAATGGGCACCTATTACAAATCCAATTGGTCTTATGCACTATATCA